CGCCTTATCTCTTCAACGCAAAGGAATTTGACGAGGAGACAGGTATGTACTACTATGGTGCGAGGTACTATGAACCGAGGTTAAGTTTGTGGATGAGTACAGATCCTAAAGAATTGCAATATCCTTCTGTGAATACATATTGTTATGTAACAAACAGTCCGTTAAAGATAAAGGATCCTGATGGAAGATATATCCTTTTCATTAATGGATTAAGGTTAGCTCATGGAAATTCTGACCAAATACCAGCTTTTGGTGGATATAAAATTCATTCTAATGATGTTTATAACTATTGGTCAACAGAAGAGAATAGCTTTGGACGTAAAAATGTAAACATAGCGAATTATTACAAGAAGGTATATAACGATAATAATGTTGGTTTTACAAGTGGTTCATCAAAATGGAACTCATCAGCTAGTAATAGATTTAAACAAGGTCGTGCAAAGGCTGTTCTTTTCCATCAAATGGTACAGAAAGGTGATATATCTTTGAAGCCAAATGAGACTATTAAAATTATATCTCATAGTCAAGGTGGTGCACATGCAGCAGGATTTGCTCATGAATTAATGCAGTATAAAGACAGTCACGGGAAGCAACTCTATCAAATTGAAGTAATAGAATATATAACTCCTCATCAACCTAAGGATATCTCTCATCCTAAAGGAATACTGGGGATACAGTTTAGTCATCCTAAAGATGCTATTGCTTCTGATTCACCATGGTACATACCAAATGGAGGCACATCCTTTGGTAAGATACCCAATATAGATCAATTCTATGGTGATGATATAATGGGAGGAAAAGGCCAACCTAAAGCTGAAGGTCCTGCGGGAAATATGGGAGGACATGCTGTAACTGATAACGATCAATATATCAAAAAAGCAAAACGCCCATAACTAATAAAAAGGGTGTGCTAATAATAGAGTCAATTATGATATTATCACATTGCAACTATTATTAAGCACACCCTTAAATTGATTGCTGAAATTATATTGTCATTAAACGAATTATTCATTTATGCAAAATTTCAAAAATATTATTTATACATGTATGAAAATATCAATGGTAATATTTATCATTGATATACTTGTCTTCATTTTGATAGTATTTTTATCAATGTCGGATTCAAAATCTCCAGAAATTGCAAGTATTCTTTTATTTTTATTACAACATATACTGAGTCTCCCTCTGTCGTTATTAAACGACAATCTCCCTTTTTATCTTGAATATCGAGAATTTCCCAACTTCATATTCATCTCTTTACCCGCAAATATAATGTTACAATCAATATTCTGTTTTGCAATAATAAAATCAGTCAAGTGGTGTATCACAACTATTGTTGGGAATAGGCTGTTGAAAAAATAGGAATAATTCTTTCGATAGACATTGCTAATAAGGAAATGGGTATGGTTTATATAACAGTTGGTTATATTGAGAAAGTCCGCGTCCGCGGCGAGAAGTCATACGGTTACGACTATATCACCAAATTAGGCTACGACAAGTTCGAGCAGCGCAGCTACCTGAAGTACTGCAACGGCGCGGAGACGTTCTACACCTACGACAACCGCCGTCGCCTGAGCAACCTTGCGGTGAACAGCGGCAACACAACCAAATATTTGATGCGTTTCTGAATTATCTGGAAACGCACTTTATGTTTATGCTACCAAAACGATTCGTTTCCCCCAGCGGCATTATGCAATCTATAAATAAAAAATGTCCCGCTGGGTACGCTAATCCTACGGGAAGCGGGCGGGATTTGTTGTTGCAAAGGTAATGTTTTAATTCCAATCAGGCAACATCTTTCAAGAGAATTGGCTTGTAATCAGCAATAAAACTAATTTGGGATATTGTCTTATTTCCAAAGCGGCTCGTTTTCCCAACTGGCAGGAAAGCCCATCGCCGCCACATCAACCATCGGGTATTTTGCTATCAGATTCTTTAATCCTGACACAAAATGAGATTTGCCATTTATGGATTCCATCCAATATGCAGTGCAGCATAAAACCGCATATAAACGATTAGAGTCAATATCTGTATGGCTAATCCAACTTCCTCTGATTTTACCGGTCATTTGCGGTGTAGCGGAAAGGCTACGGTTCCATATACGAGCATGGTGCGCACAACAATTTCTCAATGAAGCTATGCTACGCATCCAGCTTTCCAATATCTCGTGATTGGGCAAATTGAACTCACGAGCAATGGCTTTCTTGACTTTCTTATCAGAGAAGTTGTAATACAATTTGGACAGAGTACCCAATGATGCAAGCTCCAGAGTCTTCCATGCAGGAGGAAATGCCGGTTTTATGTATTTTTTGAAATGCGCCTTTATGAAATCTTCACGGGAGCGTTCCAGTTCCCTGTCAATAGCCGAGAGGTTCTGTGCAAAAAGGCGTTCATTAGCCGAAAGATTTACATCCATAAACCAAAATGGTCCGTATGCTAATGAGAAATGTTGGATGACCTTAGCACGCAACGCAATTTCAATTTCTTGTATAGCTGCAAATATAAGTTGCCTTAACTTGGTGTCAAACTCATATAATGCAAATGCGTTCTCCAGCGTGCTCCCAAGTTTGAAGTGATGAGTTTCCTTATCATCCTCCATCGGACGGAGATAAGCGGCAATCCTAAAATAGCTGACAACGCCTAACTTTCGCAAGGCTTCACTTTCATCATGGATATCCAATCCGTTTGATTTGAGTCGCTCAATAATGTCGGCTAAGGTTAATGCCGGTTTAGAGTATTCTGTTTCCATATAAAATAAAAGACCCGCCCTGGTTCGCTGTTCTATGGGAAGCGTGGCGGATTCTGTCGGTGCAAAGGTAGTGCTTTTATTTCAATTCTGCAAATTTTTCAAGGAAAAACAGCCGAAAATCACCGAAAAAAGTTGTTTCGAGACGGATTTAGCCCCAAAATAGCGTGTCAACGGTTGTAATCGGATAGTTTTTCCAATGCCTGCTGCCTTGTCTCGTCGATGAACTGAAGCAAAACTACCGGGTCGATGTGTCGTCTCCCCATCCTGACGGTCAGGTGCAGATGCGGCCCGGTTGATCGTCCTGTGTTACCGCTTATTCCTATCACATCCCCCGGTCTCACGCAGTCACCTTTCTTCACTCGCCATTCGGACAGATGGCAGTAGCTGACAGAGAAATCCCCGTGCCGCACGGTGACATATTTCCCGGACATCTTGTCCTGTCCGACCTTCACCACGATACCGTGCATCATGGCATATGTTTCGCACCGGTCAGCCTTCAAGTCAATTCCGTTGTGTTTCTTACGCTTTTTCGTGAACGGGTCAGTACGCACACCAAAAGGCGAAGTCACATGAATCTCTTTCAGCGGATAGGATACGCTCAGATAGCTGTCAATCCACTGCTTCCGCATTGAAGCGGTGTCGGCTGACAACTCCGCCGATGCCGCTTTTTCTGTAATCTCCTTTGTTTCCCCTACCGTTCCCTGTGTGACACGTTCAATCCTGTAACGTGCCGCATGGGGCGTTACCGTATGGAACTGTGCCGATACAGCCAGACAGCAGCCCAATCCCGTCATGAGCAATATATTCCTTAACATGGCGCAAAGGTAACAATACCATATCAGACTGCGCCCTATTTTTACATATATCAATATGAGTAAAATATCATACTCTAAGCAACTGTAATACTTGCTTCTATTGTATCAGAGTATAAAAGTAAGTATGATTATTTCGTCTTATATTAAATAAGCATAAACCAAAGTAAAATCATACTTATAGACACCTTTGAATCGGAACAACACATATAATTTTGCGGAAAACGACAACCCATAAAATTATAAAAATGAAGATTCAAAGATTTCAAAGCGAGGAACTGCCCTACGGCATACTCGACAGATTCGGGCTGACACAGGAAATGCTCGAAGACCTGCCCCAGAAGGCGATAGAGGACATCCTTGACGGTCGCCGTTCCCCGGTGCTTCCCATCAGCGTCACCGATGAAAGCGGCGAGGAAATCCATGCCCGTACCCGATTCGCGTTCATCCGCATGGACGACAACAGCGTCGATGTGGTGTTCTATCCGCAGCTCAAAGCCGGCCACCTCGACCGCTTCACCGAGGAAGAGCGCAAGGCACTGCTTGAGCACCGTCCCGTCATCGCCCCTGTCACCACTCCCGAAGGAAGGGAGATACAGGCATTTCATCAGATAGACCAGGGCACCAACCAGATCATCTACGTGCCTACACCTGTCATCGGCCGCAATCTCGAATACGCAGCCAACGAAATGAAGCTCACCAATGCGGAGCTTACCTGCCTGCAGAAAGGCCTGCCCGTCACCGTCATGGACGGCGATGACCTCTACACCATCGGCATTGACCTCAATGAAAAGACCGGTGTGCGCCTCACGCACGGTGACGAGAAAAAATGGCGCGAGGAACAGCGACAGGGCTTCGGCAGATACAACTTCGGGCTGAACGGTTGCTGGGTCTCCGACGAGGAAGGCAACCTTGACTATGTTCCCGAAGCATCCTATACCGAGGAACTGTGGGAAGAGATGCGCAAACGCAACAACATGACCCTCAAACACTAAACCGCAAGCAAGATGAAATACGAACCCGAAGAAAAACTTATCGAGAAGGTACAGTCCGGCGAATACGGCTGGAAAGAATACATCACCCGCCACTCGCGCGAACTGGCACAGGAATACGAATGGTACTGCCACCGCCAGGGGCTTGATCCCGATTTGGAGGAATCGGCTGTCAACTTCATGGAAATGAAGAACGCCCTGCTTGACGAGGCGCTGGAAAACGGGAACGCATAAACAATAAGTATCATGCCTATAAGGACAAACACCAATCCGCGTCCGCTTGAACTCACTCCCGAACTGCAGGACATCCTGCTCCGAAACGGGATGCAGGCTCATGTGGCCGCAAGCAGCAACGGTTTCGCCTTGCTCGTGCAGGGGCATGATTCCCCGTTGCTGAACTATCCGATTACCGAGAAACAACTGAAAGCCCTTACCGACTGGGGTACCAACACCGCCAACCGCAAGGCTTACAACACATTCGCCAGCATTGTCGCCGCCGACTTCGATATGCCGAAAGACTTTGTGCATGCCCGCAATGCCAACGGTCGTGTGGCGATGGGCTTGCACGGCTACCGTATCGGCGTGGGTGAATACGGCAGGGTCGCTCCGCACCGTCGTCCACCCATGCCGCCGCATCACATGATGGGGTGGTCATTCTTGGGGTGGACACCGAGGATGCAGGAAGGATTCCACCTGCGCCGCATCGGAGGACAACTCTATTATCCCGGTGCTCCTATGGTGCCGAATCGACCCGACGGGCGCATGAAGCCCGGAGAGCTGCAATCCGGCGGCTACGGCTTTTACTACAAGGGCTACAACACCGCTCCCGTGGCAGAGAAGGATGTGCTGTCCGAATTGCAGACGGTAATAACCCCTGTCAGACAGCCGCAGAGACCGACCACCCCGGCAATTCCGTATAAGGAAGCCATCACTTCCGATGTCTATTTCTCCAACGAGAAGTGGCAGGAGGTGCTGGCGAGCCACGGCATACTGGTGGATGCGGAGAAGAAGACCGTCACCATACAATCCTCAGCATTGGAAGCCGACTTGCAGTATAACCTCTCCGACGAGGAACTGGCTGTGTTGACCTCCAACTCCATCAAAGACCAGCCGATAGCCAAACGCCTTGAGACACTCAACGGCGTCATCAAGGAGGATTTCGCCGATACTGTCACCATGGACATGCTCAACAGCGACAAACTGATTGACATCAAACTCCATCCCGAAGTGCAGGCAGATCTCGACCGGCAGATTACCCGGCAGGACGAATATTACCGACAGCAGGATAATCCGCAGGACTTACAGGTGGAGCGTGAACCATCGCTCCGTGACAACCTGCCCAAAGGAGGCGTAGTCATGGACGGCAACGACTTGGGCCTTATAGACGAGAACAAAGGATGGTTCCGTGAAGGGCGGCACGGGCGTGAAGTCACCGTCGATGACATCCGTGTGGAACCCGTGCAAGGCGAGGGCGAGGCCAAATACCGCATGACCGCCGTCATCGACGGCGAGGTGGTAAGCCACGAGATTTCGCAGAAGCAATATGAGAAATTCATGGCACTGGACGACCTGCACCGCATGAAGCTCTTTTCAAAAGTGTTCAAAGAGGTGGATATGAAAGACCGCTATCCCGTGGGGCTCGGCACGAAAATCACCGCCGCCCTGTTTGCGGGAGCCGTGGTTACGCATGACCTCCTGCGCGGTCCCCGTCCCATGCCGGACATCTATATGGAAGGACACCGTGGTCCGATGCCGCATGTCTATTTCAAGCCCGGTGTCGATTCACCGGCAGATGTCGCGGCACGGCAGTTCGACGCCATGAGGAACCTGCCAGATGACCGTGTCCCCGGCATGGGGCACGGCCTTTAACTGTAACATAAACCAGCGGCCATGTCAGAACTTACATACGACGATTTCAAAAGCAGGGTGAACATCCAGGACTTGTTGGTGGACGCCGGCTACCAGCTCAACCGCAGGGATGGCATGCGCTATCCCTCGTATGTCCGTATCGGCAGCGACGGGAAGCGCGTGCATGGCGACAAGTTCATCGTGACCGCCAACGGCTTGTGCTGTTTCCAGCCCCCTGAGAGAAAGAACTACAATGTCATCAGCTTCATCAAGGAGCATCCGAACCTCTTCGCCGAGTACAGACCCGGCATGTCGGGTGACAGGCTTGTCAACCTTGTCTGCAACCGCCTCCTGAACAATCCTGTAAACGACCGTGTGCCACGGGATTTCGAGCGGCAGCGCGAGACACGGCCTTTCGACATCCACGAGTACGAGACACAGGGTTTTATCAATGGCGACTGGGAATCGCAGAAACGCTTCTATCCCTATTTCCAGAACAGGGGCATCAGCCTCCAGACCCAGCGGGCCTTCTCCGACCATTTCTTCCTTGCCACAAGGGAACGGGGCGGCAAGACATACACCAACCTGTCATTTCCGCTGTCGCTTGCCGCATGGCCGGGCAAGGACATCGTGGGACTGGAAGAGCGCAGCCGCCCCAATGCCGATGGCAAGACCGCTTATAAAGGTATGGCCGCAGGCAGCAATGCCGCAGAAGGTCTTTGGATAGCCCGTCTGGAAAACAACCGCAGCGACATGGGCTTCACCCGACTCATTGGCAAAGCGAAGGATGTCTATTGGTTTGAGAGTGCGTTTGATGCGATGGCCTTTTACCAACTGAAGATGAACGAGCCGGGGAACGTGGGCTTTCATGACCTTTCCAACGCCGTGTATGTGTCCACTGGCGGCTCTCCGACAAAAAAGCAGTTCTCGTCGATGATCGAGCATACGCCCGAGGCCATCCACCATCTCTGTTTCGACCGGGACCGTGCCGGACGTATGTTCGCAGTCAATTTCGCCCTGCAAAAAGAAGGGAGGGTGTTCACCTCCCACCTGTCGCCGGACAAAGAGCGTCTTGTTGTTACCGACATGACCAAAGGTGTCAAACGTCACGAGTTGCCGATGGAGCCGTTTGACTTCAGGGACATTTGTGACAGGCTGGGAATCGACAGACGCGGAATCGGATATGAGCCTTGTGACGAAAGGTATAAGGACTGGAACGACCAGCTGCTTGACAAGCCCATGAACAATGAGGAAACGCAAACGAAAGGGATGAGACGATGAAAACACAGACACAACCATCAAACAGTTTCGGGACATTGGTGTTCCGTCCCCGAATCAGGCAATATTTCGCCAATGACCTGATTATTACCATCGTCTGCATAGCCGGGCTTGCTGTGGCCGGAATTGACGGCATGTTCATGGGTAACATCCTGTTGTGGGCATCGCTGGCAATCGCCCTCTGCCTCATATACCGCTTCCTTTATCTGCGGAGCATGAGGTTTGTCATCACAGACGAGCAGTTCATCTACGAACATGGCGTGTTCCAGCGTACCCGTGACTTCATGGAACTCTACCGTGTGGTCGATTTCCGGGAAGAGAGCAGCTTCTTACAGCAGTTGTTCGGACTGAAGACCATACATATCTATTCCGGCGACCGCTCCACACCCCGCCTTGACATGGTGGGCATGGACAAGAGCAGCAATCTTGTCCCCTTTATACGTGAACGTGTAAGTGCAAATCGCAAACGAAATGGAATATATGAGATTACGAACCGCTAAAATACTGATAGTTGTGCTTGCCGTCTTCGTCGCTGTGTCAGCGAGGGCGCAGGTTGTCGTGTCCAATCCGTTGGAATGGCTTGCCCTTGCCGAGGGTAACGAGGCCATCAACGGACAGGTGAAAGACCAGACAGACGCACAGACCAGGACAGCGGTCCTGCAGAATACCATAGCCGCCGAGTTTACCAAGATGCACGAATGGGAAAAGAAATATTCCGGCTACCTGCAGACCGTTTCCGGCTTTGCCTCTTCACTGAAAGCGTCCGCCACACTGTATGAAGACGGTGTGCGCATTTTCATCACCCTGGGCAAGCTCAAGAAAGCCATCGGTTCCAATCCGCAGGGCATTGTCGCTACCATGTCAATGAACAACCTCTATCTGGAAACAGCGACAGAGCTAATTTCTGTCTATACGCTCTTGAAGGATGCCATCGCCACCGGAGGTAAGACAAATATGCTCACCGGTGCGGAACGCTCACAGACGCTGTGGGCATTATCCGACAAACTCGGCGCATTTTATAAAAAGCTCAACAGGCTGTACCTGAGCATACGGTACTATACGCTTACCGATGTGTGGAACAACGTCAGTGCAGGAATGGTGGACAGGGACATCGGCAGTATCGCCGGTGATGCCTTCGGCCGGTGGAAACGGGCAGCAAGAACATTAAGATAAAGGAGACAGCATGATAAGGACGGCACTAATTATATTGATATTGGCTTTCGGCATCTGCAAGGGTCACGCACAGACAGACCCTGTATTGTCCGGAATGATTGTCCTGTACACCGACAAGGCAGAGAAGCAGCTCAAGTCACAAGAGAAAGTAATGTTGCTGCAGACTACCGGGCATATATGGACGAAGGAGGAAGTGAAAGCCACGACCGACTTTCAGCGACAGTTCAACGACTATCTCGACTCGTTCCGGTCGGTAATCAGCTATGCGGCACAGATATACGGTTTCTACCACGAAATCGGGAAACTGACAGAGAACATGGGCGCATTGAGCCGCCAGTTGGAGAAATCTCCTGAAAACGCGCTTGCCGTGGCACTCACACCTCGCCGGAGCGGTATATACCGGGAACTGATACTCGGCAGCGTGGACATCGTGAACGACATCCGGCAGGTATGCCTCTCTAACGTGAAGATGACGGAGAAGGAGCGCATCGAGATTGTATTCGGCATACGCCCAAAACTCCACCTGATGAACCGCAACCTGCGCCGGCTCACGCTTGCCGTCAAATACACCTCCCTGTCTGATGTGTGGCGGGAGATAGACTGCAGGGCAAAGAGCTACGACGTGGACAAATGGAAAATCACGGACGAAGCCTTCTCGCGCTGGCGGAGTAACAGTAAGATAAGACCCGGAAAATAAAACATGAACAACTTGTAACAAGGCTTATGAAGATTGGACTGATAGACGTTGACGGACACCACTTCCCGAATTTCGCACTGATGAAACTCTCGGCATGGCACAAATCAAAAGGAGACATTGTCGAATGGGCAGACGCGATGTTCGGAAACGGCTATGACCGTATTTACAAATCAAAGATATTCACATTCTCGCCGGATGAGAACAGTCCCTGGAGCTGTGAGGTCATCAAGGGTGGCACCGGGTACGATATAAAGAGGCGGCTGGCTCCGGAAATCGAAGCATCTACCCTGATGGACTACACCCTCTATCCGCAATACGACTATTCCATACAGTTTTTCTCCAGAGGCTGCATCCGTCGCTGTCCGTTTTGTCTGGTACACGACAAGGAGGGCGGCATACACCCCGTGGAACCTGTGCAGCTGAACCCCAACGGAAAGCATATCGAGGTGCTCGACAACAACTTTTTCGCCAATCCGGAATGGCGATCTGCTATCGACTATCTTATGAAGGCCGGGCAAAAGGTCAATCTTCACGGTGTTGACGTGCACATCATGGACGAGGAACAGGCATACTGGCTCAACAAGCTCCGTCTTTATAAGTCCATACATATCGCATGGGACTTGCCGCAGATAGACTTGACCCCAAAAATCACGGAAGTAACTCGATACATAAAGCCGTGGAAGATCATGTGCTACATTCTTGTCGGCTACAACTCGACCATGGAGCAGGACTTATACCGCATCGAGCGGTGCCGGGAACTTGGCATCAAGCCTTATGTGATGCCGTACCGTGACTTCGACAACAGAACACAGCCCTCGCAGTATGCGAAGGATCTCGCGCAATACGTCAACAAGCCGATGCTTTTTAAGTCATGCAGTTTCAAGGACTTCTCACCCCGGAAAGGATTCAGGTGCGAGGCATATTTTCAAACAGATAATACGATAACAACCTAAAAGACAGTAGATATGGGCAAATGGGCAACAATACTCAAAGGTGGCAAATACATCTTCAACAATCCGGCGACAAGAAGCCTTGGCGGAGCCGTCATCCATCCCCAGCGCACCCTTGTGGGCGCAGGTCGCGCCGTGAAAACCGCCACAGTCGGAGCCGGTGTGGGCTATCTCAGCTGGGAGGCACTTGTCAATGACAAGCCGGTAGTGAGGACGGTCGCCGACATAGCAATAGGAAGCGACAATGTGGATGCAGTGGTGGACACCACAAGCAAGACCGTCGATAGCGTGCAGGAAACGGTACGGGATGTAAAGGAATCCGTGTCCGGTTTGAGCGGTACCGTGCAACAGGCCAACAGTACATTCGGAGGCATCTCCGATTTCCTGAAGAACGTATGCGGGGGCAACGGTGCCGATATGTTCGGCAACTTCTTCTCCAACATAGGGAAAGGCAACGTGTCTGGACTGAGCATCGTTGGACTGCTTGCCGCCGGACTGATGATATTCGGACGGTTCGGCTGGCTTGGCAAGATTGGCGGCGCACTGCTCGCCATGATGCTTATCGGCAACAATTCCCATGTGGCACAAGTACAGGAGAACCCTCAGACCGAGAACCGACAGCCGGGAGGACGGCACAGATGAATCGTACCCGGACATGTTTGACAAGACAACAAGTAAACATATAAAAAGAATATGGAATATACACAGGAGATGAACCTGCAGTCGGAGAGCGGCTACTGTATGCCGTTCAATGACAAGAAAGAAGAAGTGGTGCTGACCCGGACTTACGGAAAGCAGGAGGACGGGAGTTTCAACCACGGCATAGACCTCGCCGCAGACCGCTATGTGCTTCGTGCGGTGGCGGACGGCATCGTCACCGCCATCGGTACGGACAAGGAACACGGCCTATACCAGACGGCCCGTTACGGGAAATATGACGTGACCTACGGCGGCATACGCAACGCTATGGTGGCTTTCGGCAAACGTGTCAAAGCCGGAAGCATCCTTTCCATCAGTGGTAACACCCTTCATCTGGAGGTGAAGTACGACGGAGTGGAGATAGACCCCGTAGAGTTTCTGAAAATGCTTTTCGGTAACATGAAGATGTCCGGCACGGAAAGCGGCATGCCCGATTTCGAGACCCTCGACATGGATATTCCGACGGACTATGACGAGAACATGGAAGAGATCGAGGGCCTGATGGCAAGGTTCTATCCCGAATATCTGATGGAGGTGGCCGGAGGTCTGTACGTCGTTCCCGACAAGACAGAACAGTCCCTGCGCAACATCTTCTCCCTGTCGGCGGCACGGAGCTATTTCTATGACGCCATACCGTCGATGGCCAATCCGCTCGGACTGTCTGAACGGTCTGTGCCCATCGCCGCCAAGGTGCAGAACCTGCTTATCGGGGATTTTCTCAATTATCTCGCCCTTCGGCACAGGATATTCCTGTCGGCCATGGATGAATCGAGTAAAAAAAAAGCTATGACGAAGCCGTCGCCACCGCCGGAATCATAGACCCGCTTGCCGACCTTGACATCGACGTGCGGAGCTTCGACATCCAGCGGCAGGTGACTGTCTATCCTGACAGGTCTGGCATACGCTGGTGGACGAAAGCCTGGTTCAACGGTTCGGAAGACGGTGAGGCGGCCGTAGAGATAGAGCGTGAATGTGCGATACAGTTCCTGCTTGACCGGATAGACAAAGAGAGGATGCTTGAAGAGTATTATCCCAAACAGATGGAGGTGTATCACAATGCCATCGAGCAGACAAAAGAAAATTTATTGAAACAACTGAACATATCATAATGGCGCAACCGAAAAATACAAAAAGGCTGTCGGAGGTGGAATACTGCCTTAGCAGCTATTTCAACGCACATTTCGTGCCGGTCATGAACCGGGAGAAGTCTGCATTGCAGGCGGCACAGGCAAAAGAGATAGCGGACTATTCCACTTCGTTTGCCGGCATCATGCGGTCGCTTGCACAATCATCCTCTTCCGCAGGCATACCGGGTCCTGATGATACCATGCAGTACCTACGGCTTACCGGAAAGGAATGTTCCAAGACCGCGGAGGATTATGTGGGGATGTGCAAGGAGAGCATACTCGGCAACAAGGATTTCGTGGCCGACCTCCAGCGTCTTGCCGGGGAATGGTGCAATGCGGTAGTGGCTGAAGTGGGACGCAAGCGTTATGACGAGCTTTCCGCAAAAATCGGTTCGGATCTGGCACTCGCCTATGTCGATCACCGTGTCGAGCAGATGATGGTTGACCGCATAGTGCGTGAGCAGATGCCCAAAGGTTCTTTCGACTATATCATCCGCAAGGGGGCAGCTGGCAGCCTTTTCGGATTGCCACAGGAAATGATGAAGTCACCGTTGCAGCGTGAGATAGAGGAACGGGGTGAGGCCATATACAAACCGTCGAAAGCGGAAAAAGGCACGGCTAAGGGTGTGAGCTTCGCTGCAGATGTGGTGACTTTTGGCGGCGTGTACTCATGGGGCTCGCTTGCCAGACTTGCCGGTGCGGAAGTCGTGTTTTCCGGGCTTGAGTCCGTACTTGACAAGAAACAGCAGAAACAGGGACTGACCGTTGACCAATGCGTCAGCACGGGACTGTTTGGCAATGGCGATACACTATCGGATATACGCAAGGAGAGTTTGCGCATCAAGACATACGAGAGCAACTATATCCAGTCGGTCAACGGCACTCTGTCCAAAAAGATGCCCATTCTGAAAGAAAAGCCCGCATGGGAGATGGACTGGAACCTCGGCAATTTGCAGAATCCTTTTTTGAATCAAGGAAAAGGACTTATTCCTTTCAAGTTCTCTCCGACAACTCTTGGCAAACCTCAGACGGCAGATCGTGGAAAGAACTTCGCCAACGTGCCGTCTGTCATCGCTCCCGGTCAGGAACAGGCATACCTTGACTGGAAAGCGCAGCATGACAGGGAGCAGGCACAGAAAGCACAACAGGCAGCAGGAAAAAATACGGAAGCCAATGAGCAGGAAACGACAACAGATAACACTCAGGGAATTGAAAACAACGGAGAAGAAAGGGAAAAGGAAACACAGCCGCAAGACAACAGCGACGGTTGGGCGAATCTTCTCCAGTCTGTCGGGCTGGACGGCATCGGTGACATCGGCCGCAACCTCCCTTATGTGATAGCCATGCTGCCTAATATGCTCGTGGGGCTGTTCACTGGCAAGACTACATCCGTAAACCTCAAAAGCGGGATGATGCCTCTGGCTTCCATCCTTGTAGGAATGTTCGTCAGGAATCCCCTGCTGAAGATGGTGTTGATAGGCATGGGCGGTGCCAATCTTGTAAACAAGATGGGCCATGAGGCGATAGAGCGTGAACAGGACGCACACCGTCCGACCGTCCGCTACAGGCAGTATGACGATGAAGAACTGAACCCGCGCATATCCGGTGCTGCCATACGTGGCAACACGCTGATAGCCACCATTGACAACGTGCCTTGCTCTGTGATGCTGCCCGAAAACGCGGCACAGGCATACGCCGCCGGAGCATTGCCTTTGAATACGCTTGCCAATGCGGTGCTCGCCCGTCACGACCGCATGAAGGCGATGGCGGAAGACAATTACCGCAGTCTGGAGATCGAACAGGAACGACAGCAGGAACGCGGCATAATCCTCAGATAAACCAATACATCAATATATAGCAATGAAAGAAAAGACACCTCAGGAACAGACGGCGGCCGCCAGACAGGTGGAGCTGCTGTCAAATGCTCTAAACGGGGCATCGACGGAAGGATACTGGCTGAACGTGTCGGGACGCCTCTCTCCGAAAATCTATCCCAAAGGGGCTGCACTCAGCCCGTTCAACAGTCTCACGCTGATGCTCGACGCTGACAGCCATGGATATTCCACCGCCTTGTACACCACGTTTTCGGAAGCAAGGAAACGCGGCGAATCCGTCCTCAAGGACGAACGCTCCGTACCGATGAACTGGTACCGGTGGGACTCATACGTCAACAAGCACGACGAGAAGGACATCATATCCCGTGACGACTACCGCAGCCTTCCGCCTGTGCAACAGGAACAGTACAAGGCTGTAAGAAAACGTGAGATACATACACTTTTCAATGTGGAGCAGACCACTCTTCCCCATGTGGATGAAAAGGAGTTCGAGAAGCTGCGACTGCAGTTCGGCGGACGAACCGACCGAGGCAATATCCTTGCGGAGGAACGCCAGACACGTTCCGCAGTCAACAGGTTCCGAGAACAGATTTCGCAGAACCTTGTGCCTATAAGGAAATCGACCACGGGAACGGCGGCATACGACACTGGCAAGGATGCCGTCTATATTCCCGACCAGAAGCATTTCGGCAATTACATGGATTATGTGCAGGAACTGGTGCGTCAGGTGGTGAGTGCCACCGGCCACCGTGAGCGCATGTCGAGGGAAGGCATGGTGATGAACGGCGGCAAAGCTCCGTCAGGTGACGCCCTGCGCTATGAGCGTCTTATCGCCGAGATTGCCTCCGGCCTGAAGATGGCGGAGTTCGGTCTGCCGGCGAAACTGTCGCCCGAAAGCCGTGGCATGGTGGAATACTGGACAGCGGAACTGAAAGAGAATCCCTGTCTGATAGACGCTGTGGAGAGCGATGTGAACAACGCCCTCGATGTTATCCGCAAGGCCGAGCAGGGTGAACGTATGGAGTCTGCCCATGAGCGCAACAGGCAGCAGACGGAGGAACTCAGGAAGCAGGAAGAGGGACGGCCGCAGGTATCGGCTGCGGATGCTCTGGTATTGCAGGATATCCTCCGCAAGGGAGGCATGGAGATCAGCGACCGCAATTTCCCGGGAGGACAGGATGACAAGCGTGAGTTTCTGGCCCGCTTTGACGGACTTGGACATTACGACACGCTGACACAGGACGCGCTCACCAATGCACGTCTGCAGCATGACGACCCTGAGCTTGTCAATATCGCCTATACACAGGCTGCCGGTTCCGCAGCACGTATCCACCGCCTCTGTACCGAATGGCTGCCGCAGGAATGGGAAGAAAAGGGCGCGCATGTCATAGCCGATGACATAAATGCCGTTCCGGACAAACGCAGCCGTGAGTTTGTGGTGGTACTCGACAAGAACACCGGGATTGCCGATGTGGTGTTGCCCACTTCAGCCCGTTCTGGAGGCGATGTCGTGATGCCCAACGGCGACCGCCGCAACTACTGGATGTCACCTGACGAGGTTCTGACAGCCGATGAGCGCAAAGAAGCCGGAGCGAGGGTGGTGTCACACACCATCCCCGGATTCAACAAAGAGAAGATAGCGGCCGCGTTGATGGCACAGGGTGCCTCATACGTCAGGTTCTATAACAAGGACGGGCAGTTGCGTTACCATCCTGATGATTCCTATTTTGCGGACAAGCAGGTGTATTCGGCCAAGCTGGACGGCAAGGAGATAAGGAATGTTTCCTCTTTTGATGTCAGCGAGGCTGTAAGCCGCGCCACGGAAGTGCAGTTCGAGCGAATCCAGATGCTCCGTGACGATGACGGTGGCTGGGCATTGTACCTCAAACCTGAAAACGAGCCGCCGTTCAGCATCCGTCCGGACAAGAACGACATCAACCGCTTCTTCTCCACCGTCAAGCAGGATGACCGTGTGGCCGCAGGTGCGGTACGCAACGAGCTGGCCCAGAAATACTATGCTCTCGCACAGGCTGAACCCAACCTGAAGGTTGACCTGTTCGGCGCCATGCCGGACGGCATCGACCCGCTGCGCATCAAGCGCGTGAACGTGTTCAAGAGCAAGGACGACAAGATATTGTGTGTTCCCGTAATCGACGGCATCGACAAGGTGCAGCCCCGTGAAGTGAGCAAGCAGCAATGGCAGCGGATGTGGGTGGCGGAGGATGTCGCCCAATACAAGACCTGCCTTGCCGCCAGCCTGTTCGCCGACCTTCTGATGCAGAAAACGGAGGAACAAACCGTAGAAAAGCAGCAGGACGAGGACGCTGCCGTTGTCCGTCCTGATGTGGCGGCGGTACGTCCCGAACTTCAGCAGTATGAGGAGTTGAAGGGAAAGCATCCCGATGTCATCCTGCTGTTCCGTCATGGCGGCAATTATGAGGCTTATCAGGATGATGTGCCAAGTATGGAAAAAACACTGGGGCTTGAAAAAATCGAATTCGGAAACCAAAGGGAAGATACTCATGCTGTGAAAGTGTCATTCCCGACAGATATGCTGGATGTCTATCTGCCGAAACTCGTGCGGTCAGGGGCAAGAGTAGCCATTTGCGATGCTGTTGAGAACATATCTGCTGACAGAAAGGCCAGTATGTCACTTCCTCAAAATGCGGTTAGCGGAGCGGAAAATATGGAACGTCACACAGGAATAAGAATGTAGGCTATGGCAGGAAAGAATCAGGCATACGCAGAAAAATATGCGGAATATGCGATGGAGCAGATGCGTCTGTATGGCATACCGGCTTCGGTAACGCTTGCCCAGGGCATCCTTGAGAGCGCAAGCGGCCAAAGTCGTCTTGCACAGAACGAGAACAACCATTTCGGCATCAAGGCCACGCAGTCATGGATAGCCAATGGTGGCAAATACGGTCTCTACACCGATGACAAACCGAATGAGAAATTCTGCAGCTACGACAATGTGGGTGATTCCTATGCCCATCACTCCAGATTTTTGAAAGAAAACTCCCGGTACGCATCCTGTTTCAAACTTGATGCGGACGATTACAGGGGATGGGCACAGGGGCTTGACAAAGCCGGATATGCCACAGCTGGAAAATATGCGCCTGCGCTTATATCCATTATCGAGCGCAATGACCTCCAGCGGTATGACCGTATGGTAATGGAAGAGATGAACGCCAAGGGGCTGAAACCGGGGCAAGGGACTCCGAAGCTGCAGTCCGACAATAACAACAGTGCGGAACATGATTATTCTTTCCCGTTGAAACGTGAAGAGTTCCTGTTCGTTACATCGCCTTTCGGTATGCGTACAGATCCGACAGATACTTCCAAAAAGCAGATGCACAAGGGGATGGACATACAATGTAACAATGAGGCTGTGCTGGCGACAGAAAAGAACGGCAAGGTAGTAGCGGTGAATGAAAATGCCAATACAGCCGGTGGAAAGTCCGTCACTGTTGAGTACGCACGTGACGATGGAGGGAAAATACAGGTCAGTTACCTGCATCTTAGTTCCTCTTCCGTCAAAGTCGGCGATACGGTCAGTGCAGGACAGCAGATAGGCGTTTCCGGAAATACCGGAACCCGGACCACTGGACCACATCTGCATTTAGGTGTGAAGCAGATTGCAGCGGACGGTACTGCCAGGGACATGGATCCCGCCGCTTATCTTGCGGAGATAGCAGAGAAAGGAAATATCCGTCTCACCGCCATGCACGATGGTCAGAACCTGTTGGCGAAATACAAAAGCCAGAACCCGGACAGCCCGGCAATAGACACTTCGCTCTCCCCGGAAGAATGGATGAAGAAACTCCTGTCATCCGAAGACAGCGGTATCGGTATGGGTGGATTTGGACAGGATCCGGTCATGGAGATGGCTATGACGCTGTTCACTTCCCTCATGGCATTGGCCGTGCAGATAGATAGCAAGACAGAAGAAGAGAAGATGGCTGCAGCAACAGCCGCCGCCCTCGACAAGCGCATAGACCTTACACCGCTTGTGCAGGGAATGAGGGAATGTACACTTCAGGTCAAGGAGGGCGAGACTCCGTTACTGTCCGTAGATACCGGCACAAACCGTTTCACGGCACAGCTGTCTTTGTCAGATATGAACCGTATGAACCTCGTCCTGTCGGACAGTACCCTGACCGCTGACGAAAAGAAAGAACGTATTTCCGGCATCATCGGCAACATCACGCTTAACGCCCAGTTGTCGCAGGATTACCGTCAGGGAATATCGCAGCAGTCACAATCAGAAAATATTTCAATCAGATAATCACCATTAAAACAAAACAGTATGATTAAAGTACAAGCAACAATCAACGGCATCATCAGTAAACCGGCAACAATCCGTGTGTCTGGTGACGGTAAAAAATCCATCGGTTTCCTTGTTAAACTCTCTGTACCAGGTTCGCGTAACAATATGCCGGGTAAGGAACTGTCCATATCCGTAAGCAAGGACGGGGACGAATCGGAGCTGCCTTCCATCGCTGCAGGAACACGCATAGAGGCGACGGGAACACTGACCTTCCGAAAGACCGGCGACAACCTCTATTTCAATTTCCATGCAGACGCGGTGAACCTCAGTCCTGAATCGTCCAAAGATGCTATTGAGGGAACAATGGAGTTCAAGGGGACTGTCGGCAAGGGTGTCGATGAGAAAACCGACAAGAAAGGCGGAAAATATGTGTCGTTCTCGGCATATTCTACAGAGAAGTCCGGGGATGCCCTGCAGTTCACATGGGTGCGCTTCATCAAGTTCGATTACGTCAAAGAAGCGTTCCTCGAAGCCAAAGCGAAGATACATGCCACCGGTAAGCTGACGGTATCGGCATACAATGGACGTATTGACCTTGACTGCCGTCTGGAAGAGGTCAAACCGTGGGAACGCCAGCCATTCCCACAGACAAAGGACAACGAAAACCCACCGTTCTGATATGGCATACAGGAAATACAACGACAACGGTGACGGACGCAGTGCCGAAGACCGTGCTCTCTACAGATTCGCAGACCTGATGGTGGAGAAAATAAAAAATCTCCAATCTGATTGGCATAAACCTTGGTTTACCGAGGGCAGCCTGAAATGGCCCAAGAACCTGAACGGGAGGGAGTATAATGGTATGAACGCCGTGATGCTCATGCTCCTATGTGAGAAGAACAACTACCAGCTTCCTGTGTTCTGTACCTTCAACCGTGTAACCGGCATGAATTACTCCGTAGGGAAGGACGGCAGCCGCAAGCCGCTGGTGGATGGGAACGGAGAGAAACTCCCGGCCGTCACAGTCAACAAGGGAGAGAAGTCATTCCCGATATTCCTCACCAGCTTTACGGTCGTGAACCGCGAGACCAAAGAGAAAATCAAATACGAGGATTACAAGAGACTCTCCGAGGAAGAGAAAAAACAGTATAATGTCTATCCGAAGCTGAACGTATATAATGTGTTCAACGTGGATCAGACCAACCTGAAAGAGGCCCGTCCTGAACTGTATGCTAAGTTGGAAGCACAGAACCAGATCACCAGACCGGCATCCCTTGATGGTGAGAAATTCTCTTTTCCTGCCATGGATGAGATGATCAAACATGGGCTGTGGCTGTGTCCCATTAAGCCGACACATCAGGACCAGGCATACTATTCCATATCAAAGGATGAGATTGTTCTGCCGGAAAAATCGCAATTCCTAAACGGGGAGGCGTTCTACGGAACGGCTTTTCACGAAATGACACATTCGACCGGTTCCGAAGACCGTCTCAACAGGCTGAAGCCAACGACATTTGGTTCGGATGATTATGCCCGTGAGGAACTTGTGGCCGAACTGGGCAGTGCCCTTGTTGCTTCGCGCTACGGCATCGTGAAGAATATCAAGGATGAATCAGCTGCGTATCTCAAATCATGGCTTGATAGCCTCAAGGAATCCCCCGAGTTTATCAAGACAACCCTGCAAGATGTACGTCGTGCAACTTCCATGATAAGCCACCGCATCGACATTGTTCAAGGACAGATAGACAGCTACCAAGCCACTCCCGGACATACGGCCGAATACCCTGATGTCTATGACATCGACAATGACGGCAACACGACAGAAGTCGTTCATATAGAGGATACACCTTTTGACATGATACGTAAGGACGAGGAAGTGCCGTTTCAAGGGACTCACCGCAGCCGCTGATTAAACACAGTAAAACCTTTCGCAATCCGCCGGGACACCTGTCTTAGGCGGGTTGTTTTTATACAGTCATAGAAGTGTCAGCGTCCGTTCCTCTTGTTGAACTCTTCCCAGTCATATTCGTCCATGTCCGGTTTCCAGAATGAACGCTTACGTTTGCGTCGTGGCATCTTACGCTCACGGAAGCCCAGGACTCCCGACAGCCACCATCCGACCAATAGTAGAAGTATTATTTCCATATTCTGTTATTTTCAAGTTGCTATTTGCTACATAAAGATACAAAATAATCTGCACACACACAAGTTTTTAGGCTGCTATTTTTCAACTTGTTTTAAGCAGAATAAAGAGAAGAACAATATAATAGCAAATGATTCCAATTAGAATATCTTGAAAATGAATGTTGTCATTGTACCAGTAGATATGCCTCTTTTAAAATGCTTAAATCAACAAGCCGCCTTTTTACGCAATGCATTGTTAATCATTTCAATATGGGATAGCGGTTTTTTAAGGTGTTTTTTCCCTCAAGAAACAAGTTCTTCATCCTATTAGCATGAAAATTCTGCTTTTTTTGTTAATTTTGTAGGCAAAAAGATATGTTAACACCTATAGCTTTACGAGTATTATCCAACGATAGTATCGGTAAAAGGAAACTTGAGGCAAACAAAATATATTATCTGTTAGACGGTTTTGAGATTACAAATGAAGGACGTTTGTATGTTTCTTCTTATCGTCTTGAAAAGGATATTATTTTCCAGAAATTATTCGCCAATGTTGATAGCCCTGATATATGTGTTTCCGCGATTGTCGGTGAGAATGGTTCAGGGAAAAGTTCTTTAGTTGAATTTTATATGCGTTTGGTAAACAATTTTGCCGCTGCTACATTGGGAGAATACCAAACTAACCCTGGTTCTCAACATCTGCATTACATAAACAACATTGTCGGGGAATATTATTATATGATAGATGACATCCCATATAGATTGAAAATCGAAAGCCGGAATGTTGTCTTGGAGACTTATTCTGCAACAGGGAACATATCAAATGAAAAACACGAATATATTTTACATAATACGGCGGATATATTTGATAATGAAATGACAAATTCATTCATTGAGGATGATATGAATGAATCGCCAATGCAAGAATGGAAATTTCCGAGTCATACGTCTAAATCAAAAAATGACAATCTGCTAAATAAATTGTATAGTCATTTCTTTTATACTTATGTATCCAACTACAGTATTTACGCATATAATACATCTGATTATCAGCAAGAAAGTAATAGTAATAGGCTGGAAGAATTAATCAGAAAAGAAAAGAAAAAGATGTATGATGTAGAATATAGGAATTGGTTGAATGGGATTTTTCACAAAAACGATGGATATCAAACACCTATTGTGTTGTCTCCATTTAGAACCAAAGGGAATATCGATATCAATACCGAAAACATATTGTCAAAAGAACGGTTGATCACTTTATTGATAATGCCTGAATCTCAATTTCGTGTTATTAATGGTCATCTTGAAGTCATAGGATTTAAGTTGTCGAATCGAATGATTGAGTATAATGCAAAATATTTAAATCAGCATCTTGGATTTATTCGATTACAGCAACGTGGTTTTGACAAATTCAAGAGTTTAATAGTGAAATATTGGGGTGATACGATTGCCGAAAATCTAACAGATTTCTCCGATGTACGTAAAAACTACGAGGCGGCTACTGGTTATTTAGTCTATAAAACCTTGAAAATATCCCAAAAATACAAACAATACAATCGTTTTTTTCGAGACCATAAAAATATAGCATATAGAATTGACGAAGATGCTCTTCGCAAGTTAATCATACGTATGAGTATTGATCATTCCCATATTACAAGAAAAATATATCAAACATTGGCATATATTGTTTATGGGAAATATGATTACGATGGCGATTTTTGTTCCTTTAATATTAGTGATATGTCTGCCAATACTGCGGACATCATGAAAAAAGAACAGGAGAAAGAGCACACAGGTATTGGGAAGAAGTTCGTTTCTTCTATAGAAGAATTAGTCCCGCCTCCATTTTGCAATATTCAAATAGAGCTTAGAGATACAAATAGTGGTAGTCCAGTGTTATTTGAAACGCTCAGTTCAGGAGAAAGGCAACAAGCATATTCTATTAGTGCATTCCTATATCATCTGTCTAATCTTGATTCTGTTTGGAAAGATTCGAATAAACAGCGCATAGCGTATAATCATATTAATGTCGTTATGGAGGAGATAGAATTATATTTCCATCCAGAATTGCAGCGAACTTATATCAAGAATCTTCTTGAAGGAATTAAACAAATACAGATTCCTAATATTAAAAGTATTCATATCTGTTTTGTAACACATTCTCCTTTTGTGTTATCTGATATTCCAAGTCGTAATATCCTGGCTTTAAAGATTAGTGATACAGATGTAATGGAAAAAACTCATTTAACTACATTTGGAGCAAATATTCATGATATTCTTAAAGATAGCTTTTTCCTAACAAAAGGCTCCATAGGTACTTATGCAGAGTTTATCATTAAGAGTCTTATTACGGAAATGGAAGATGCCCCCGATAATAGGAATGCAGACTATATGAAAATTCATGAGAGGATCATGTTAATTGATGAACCTATTATAAGAACAGCCCTTTTGGGTGAATATCACAGAATTTTCACCGAAACTAATAAAAGACAGAAAATAAAAGAACTACAGCGTCAAATTGATGAACTAAAGAACAACTAATATGTGGAAACTTAAAGCCCCGTCATCGGAATTAACTGCATGGTATAAGAAAACCATGCTCGATGGATTGTATTTGCGAATTAAAAAAGTAAATAATGGCATTCCTGTTTTAGAGCAGCAGATACAAAATATTCTCATACCTAAAAATGATGACGGAGATGATGACAAATCAGTATTGGAACATCTGTTGCTTGATAAGCCTGAAGAGTCTCATAGATTATGCAATGAGTTAATGGAGCAAATTATTCCCGATTACAATGAGGATGAGTTCGAAGAATATATTGAAGCAAAAAATAAAGGGAGTTATCGCAATGAAAATGAAGAAATTTTATTCCAAAAGTATTCCGACATTCTTAATAAGCTACTTGAGGTTTTTGATTATAACGGACAACTATCCAGAAATAAATCACGCTCATACAAGTTGTCTATAGGGCAAGGACGTAATACTTGTACATATTGTAATCGCCAATACGTTATCACTGTTAATGGGAAAAATAATGAGGAACGAATCGCCCGTCCACAATTAGACCACTGGTTTTCAAAAGAATTATATCCGTTGTTGTCATTAAATATTTATAATTTAATTCCCTGTTGTTCAATATGCAATAGTTCGATAAAAGGGAATACAATTTTTAGCCTCGACACTCACATACATCCATATCTTGATTCTACTCCTGAAGAACCTGCTTTCCAGTTCAATTATAAATTGGAAAAAGATATGACATATTCGGTAATTTGCGTAAATGCAACTGATGCAAAAACGAAAGAAATGCTTAAAGCTTTTGAAATTGAGAAAATCTATGCATACCATGGAGAACTTGAAGTTAAAGACATAATGTTGTTTTTTAATAAAAATCCAAATTCATATCTTTCCAATTTGCTTAACAACACGTTGAAAAAATATGGATATACAGAACGTGACGTATATAGAATGTTTTTTGGTACAGAGTTAGATTTGACAGAAAGTCTTAATCGGCCATTTAGCAAATTAAAACGAGATATTCTCACTCAACTTGGTGTACTCAAAGATGGACACTTTACGATGTGATTTTCTAAATCTAACAGAAGAGACTCTTAAATTTTGATTTACAGAGTTCTAAAATAGATATTTTTATAATATAGTTCACAAAGACAGCCCTAACCTCACGGTCGGGACTGCCTGCAAAAAAAATGAAAAAGTTAGCTCCTTAGTGCTCGTTTCTTATGGCAAGAAAAGTCTGACGATGGTGTTTCTGTTTGCTTTATCCGGTGTATAATCATCAATACCGCCCCTTGAGATTTTCTTGATATGTTTCTCCAAAACGCCTCGTTCTTTTAGGCATCCGGCGATAAAGGCGGCTCTTTGGGAACCGAGATTTGAGTTGATCATTTCCGTTCCGGTGACTTTGTCAGCCGCTCCTGTAATTTCAATTCTAAGGTTGTATTTCTTAGCGATACGTGCAATCTCGTCGATGTTCACCAGTTGTGATTCCTCCACAAGATTGTCGGTTCCGAGTTCAAAGAAGAAATATATCGGTGCGCCAAGTGCGGCATTGCCGTTAATGACATCATCCGCATAACTGTTTTTGTTCCCGTTACTACCGACTTCTGCCGTGCTTTCGTTGCCATTCCAAGACGCTATTTTGTCGGATTGGTTATCCTTTTCGGTACGTGTGTTTTTACCATCACGGAGACGTTTTCTAAGTGAGTTAAGCCCGCTGTAGTCGTTCAAGGCGTAGCCTCCTGTCGAAGTAATACCGTGGTCATCGACACGTTCAAAACATCCGGCATATTTGTCAAGCAGCCCCTCGATTTCAAGAATCTTTCGGAGTTCGGCAATCAGCTTGGCTTTTACTTCATTCTCTTTGGTAAGCCTTTCATTCTCTTTTTCTTGTTCGTATGCTGCAGCCTTCAGTCGCTCATTGAGGATGACATAAGGCCGTGCGTCAATGACCTTTTTCCATCCACGGTTCTTTCCGAAAGTCCATGAGACACCTGCTGAAAGCGTTAGTAAATGGTCACCGATTTCTCGTGCAACCCCCAGACCGTCGGCATCCTTGAACGTGGTCGCGTCACCGATTTCAGCGGTGATATGCAGTCCATCAGCAATGCGAAAACGCCCCTGGACACCATAATTGAAAGCGAAAAGATTGCGTCCGGCATCACGGTTGTCAATCAATCCGACACCGACAAAGGGAATAATATCCCACCGACATTCCTTATCACCCTTAGCTATCGACGGCGTCAGGTTCACAAGCAGGTCGGCATGATAATGACGGTATCGCTGGTTCGTCAAAACCCCGCTTTTCCACTCGAAACCTTGAAATACGAGACGGTTTCCCACTGACGGCGTATGCCATTTGCCTAATGATATTTGTAAGGCAGGCTTGATACGTCCGAACAGATCATCGCATCCCAACGGCGAACCGATAAAGGATGATGCGCCTCCCGAGACGTTTATAAACCAGTTGTCTGTCCATGAAGGAATGATTGCACCGGAGAGATACGTCGGCTTTTCGCGGAGCGTAATTTCCTTTTGTGCGGCTTCGATTTCCTTCAACTTCAGCTCCGCATGGCTGACTGCATGGGCATCCGCGTCAAGCAGTGCCACAAAGGTCACAAGCATTGAAAATAAGATTTTCTTCATCGTTTGAATTATTTGAATTAGTGTTATATCATTTACGTTTTACAGATTTTCCGCCTGACGGACGCATCATTTTTGCCGCACGGAAGAGACAACGCCGTGCCCAAAGAAGGTCGTCCTCGTCATCCTTCCGTCCCCATGGCAGGTCGCTTCCGCCTCCGCCGCCACCGTGTCCCTCGGCAAAAGTTGTGGCGCCATCAACATATCCGGCGAACAACAGTCCGGCACATTTTAGAATCTCCTCGCCACGTTCCGCAAGGTCTCCGAGCAGTGTGTTGTCAAATACCGAACCTGCATCGCCGAGCGTTGGTAAAGTGCTTTTAAGGCTGTCAATGACATCATTCACAAAAGCATCCGCAATGCGAAAACGAACCTGTTGGGCAAGGTCGCCGGATGCCTCTCGGACATCCTTCTTGTAGTCCTCTGCCTGTTGTCGGTACTCGTTGGCTTTCTCTTTTGATTCTTCCTCCAGCTCCCGGTATTCAGATAATTTCCGACTTGCCTCGGTCAGTTTCTGACGCTTGTCCGTAAGGGAATCCAGCACTTTCTCATAGTCCTTGCTAAGCCTGTCAATGTTCCTTTGCAACTCGTCAGCATTTCCTTTTCCGGCTTGCAAATCGGTGGAGAGCTGTACCATTTCCTGTTCCAGTTCTGCTTTGCGGTTCTCCAGATTGGCTATCATTGTGGTCAGTCCTTTTACCCTTCTTTCTGCATGAGATACTTCAAGTTTCAACTGTTGCAGCAACGATTTGTCCGATTCGATTTGCGTCTCAAGGTCTGCACATTCCCTGCTCAACAGTCGTCTGTATTCATGCGGAGGAATATTTCTTGCCCCGGTCTTAGATATGTCGGAGCCTCGCATCAATCCCCATTTCTCATTCACTTTTGCAAATTCATCGTGGAGCGACCGCATATAGTCCTTGTAGTCGTACAGGTCTTTCCCTCCGAATATTTTCTTGAAAGCGAAGCGTCCGTCCTTTATCGGAAGCAGGGTGCAATGGCAATGCGGGTTCGTCTCATCGAGATGCACGACAAATCCGGCAATGTTCTCTTCGCCCCATTTGTCAGCGACAAAACGATACACATCCAGTGCCCATTTTTCAATGTCCGGACAGCGTTTTATATGGGAATTGTCGGCATCCTTATTTAGATTTACAGTCTGGGTTCCGAAAGCTAACTCGTGCATCCTTGCACGTGAACCACCGAAAATAAAGTTCACTACCGTGCGGAATTTCGGCTCCGGCAATCCCTCGTTAGGGTCTTTGATTCCATGTGCTGACAGTATCTCACGGATGCGGTCAGGGATGGATTTTTTCTTATTGAGAGGGATGATTTTTCCCTTCACAATCTCAAAATTCAGGCCGTCGCGTGTGCGGTCGTAGGCTCCATATCCCGATGCCCGGCCCCATTTTTTATCGTCCCAGTTGCGTTTATGCTCATCGCTTTGAGCTTCGGTGAAGCCCTTTGCAACCTTGAGATCCATGACTTGTTTTTGTGAATTTGCCATGATTTTTTTTTCGTCGTTTTTTTGATTTTCCGAAGGCTTTTTTGGAGCCATCCGGCTTCATTTTTTTGAATTTTGTGAAGAAAATTCTTCCATAACTTCACAGCTTGCTGCCGCTTTTGGCGGTCTGTCCCGGTTTTCTGCTGAAAATCCGGGGTATTATGCTTCCCAACAGCCGCAAAGCGGCCTTTTTGGGCGTAGCCCGTCCGATAATGAGGCGGCAAGCCGCCGCGTTATCCCGTATGCGGAATCGCATCGGTTCCTGCTTCGGGCGCAGCCCGTCCCTGACTGCCGAAGGTGGCGGGATTGTAGAGGACACCGTGCCTTATAAAAGGAGAATAGTATTCGAGGACCACGGCAAGCAGACGCATTGTCTTGTCCGGCAACGACAGCGGGAACTCCGTGTTGTCGCAGCGGTCATCTATCAGTTTGAGTCCGCCGATGGTAAGCAAGGTGAAGAACCTTGCAAAATCGGAATCGCAGTCATCAATGAACAGACAACGCAAGGCATCCGCCACACGGTCGTCTTTTGGAAAGAAACCGGAGGGGTGCAACACAAGGTGATTGACCAACCGATGCAGCCGTCGTCCGATTTCAATGTCATGCGGGCCGTCCGCTTCCAGCTTCTTGACATCCTGTTCGGTCTTTGAAATAACAGTATCGAACATGTCCGCCAGTTCTTCAATGGACATCGTGCCGAAGATGAAACGCAGACGGTCACGTTCTTCACGGGACGGAAGCCTTGTGAGTGTCGGCGTGCCGGACATGCATACGGGAATAGATATGACCGTCGCCTTCCCCTGGCGTTCAACCGAAATGGCTCCGGTCTTGGTCATCTCAAGAAAGAAATTGCGCACGTTGTCGCGTGACCATCCCCAAACGACAGCAAGCTCGCTATATGAAGTCACAAGCTGGCCAACGAAAAGATGAAATTCCTGTCCGAAGGATATAGCTTTGCCCGGCTCTTTGTTTGCACGTTCCAACAAATAGACAAACGCGCTGTAACGTGACAGCCGTCCGCCATCAGCAGGCCTGTCTTCCTGAAGGCTGCGGAGCAGGGCCATGTTTAAGGTGAGACTAAAAGTATCTTCTGATTTCATATTGTCTGGTTTATGATTACACTTCGTCCTGCTCATGTCCGATCTCTTCAAACTCCGCATCCTCTATCTCTTCGTTAAACATATGCTTCCGTTCTCGCTCGGATTCCTGCAACATAGAGTTTTCTGATTCATCCCAACGGAAATATAATTCGGAAAGCTCCAGCAGGTCTTCGTAGCAATCCGGGCGGTACGCACATTCCGTCAGGAGCATTAAGTCTCTGAGCAGACGGGACGGATAGAATACTGTTCCGCAGAGCAGTACACCGATGGAGAAGCCAAGAGGCATGAAGTGCGGAATGAAGAGGCACGTCAAAGAGAGAACCATGCCGACCCACAGGACACGGCGATTCTGAAGGAAGTCGATAAATCTTTCACAGAGATTGTGGGAGAACATCGCAAAGCACAGTACCGATGACGGGATAAGGTCATAATGGTTCTGGAAAATCGTCAGGTGATAGAAGTGGAATGCCAGCAGAAAAAGCAGCAACATTTTGGTGTACACTTTCCTGAAAGCGAAACTTATCGCCATGTTACGGTAGAAGACGAGCATGGCAGGCCGTTTGTTTTTATACAGGAACGGTACGACAAGGAATGTCGGAAACATCAGTGTGTAGAGATTCTTTATCAGCATGGTTGTGTTATTTGGGTTGTCAGTTATAAATCGGAAAGTTCGAGCCGGATGAATCCATAGGATGCACGGTTTATAATCTCTTCAATGTCATCAGGACTTATTGCATCTTTGTTCCACCGCTCCTTGAAACGAGGATCGCGTTTGAGTGAGCGCACCGCCTTTTCAAGATTGTACTCTGGGATGTCCCACACATGACCTTGCCCATACAGCCCATGTTTACGCAGGGCGACAAGTGTAAGCACTCGGCAACGTACTTCCCGAAGTTCACGTCCTACCTGAACCATCATGTTGCGTTCCCTGTCGGCATGAAGCACGGTTATCCAGGTGCGCCTTGCACGGATTATCTCGACAATCCTATTGTAAGCGGTCTCTTTCATCCTATAAGTGGCTCTGGTTTTATTTCATAAAATCGCGCAGGAGATCTTCCTCCTTGCGGGCAAAGACAACCTTGCTTTTCGCCGTCTGGTCGTTAAGCTCTGCCTGCAGGTCAAGCCCGAAATTTTCAAGCGAATCGTAAAGCGAGGCATACAGCGTATCGCAGATGCCGTTGTCATCACTGATGCCATTGACTTTATACAGATAGTCGAATGACGGATTGGAATAGGCGCAGCACTGGTGTCCCATGACTGTTGCTTCAGACGGGATGATATGGTAAAGGATAATCAGTTCCATCTGGTCGTCGAACTCGTCAAGCAGGTCGCTTATGTCACAGGGCTTTGGTAACTTGAACTCAAGGATGGCCATACCGTCGAAGATTTCAGCACCGGCATAGTTCGCGCGTGACATCAGTGACGGCATCTGCATGGAGATGTATGTGATGAATCTCTCAATTTTGTGTTTCAGCATAATTGTATTCGTTTTTCGTGTCAGAGATTTGTGATGGTGGTTTTGATAAGCAGCGAGGGAAGCTCGTCCGTATCAATGGGAAACTGCGGTTTCCCAAGTTTGACCACGCACTTCGGCGTTTCTGTGGCCAATATCTTCAGTGTGCCTATTTGTGCTTCGCTCATAAGCGAGAGGGCTAAGCCGTCAAATGAAATCCATGGCTGTAACAGCATCCACAGATAGGCTGCCGCCTGATCTCTGCCCTTGACTTTGCGGTTGTTGATGTCGTTCACGCATTGCAGGGCATTTTGCAACAGACGTCGGTTATTGCGCATCGTAAGCAGTATGACAACTTCGGAAGTGGTAAATGCCGGATTATCTCCTTGGCACAACTCGACCATCTCTTTCATCAGGGCAGACGAGCCGTCACGGACTTTGGCGAGAGGGATGCCACCGAGTGTCGGCAGATGAACGAGAAAAGAGCGGAAGGCTCTGTCCTCATTCCGAAGGAACAAGAACAGGTCTCGTTTTGTATGAATCCCACGGCGGGTTGCATCATCGAGGATGTCTTCATACCTGTGAATGGTAGAAACATTGTCCATATTGAAAACAGGAACGGAATCCATCGAGGCGTAGAATCTGTGTGCTGACATCATCAACTGGTTTGAGAGCGAGTCAAGTCTCGGTCTGTTGACGGCCAGCGAGAAGTCAAGATAATCCTGAAACGACCGTTTACGGCTGTCAACAAGCGAAGTCAGTTTATCAGTAATGGAATCGCGCAGGGAAAAATATGTCGAATCAACAACTGCACGGTTCGTATGTACGCTGTCACGGAACATGGCAGCTGTCACCGAATCATCAAGAGCTTTCCATTCCAAGACGGAAGATACAAGCTCAGAGTTTGAAAGTGTCTTCTGTTTGGATACAGAGCGCAGGAAGGCTTCGTAATCTTCCAACGCAGCATTGGCACCAGAAAAACTTTTTGCATCGGAAAGTAAGTTTATATTTTAACAAATCAAGTCAAGTATAAAACGGGTGTAACTATTGAGAAACAATGCTTTATAAATCAAGGTTTTGGGGTTTATGAAAAAAGTTTTGTTATTTCGCAATAATTACACCCGTTTTGTCGTTATTTTGTTGTTCCTTTGTTGCTCTCAATCTCAGAGCAACAAAAACAACAACAGAGAGCAACAAACCAAAACAACAGCAGTATGGAGAAATCAAAAGAACCAATCAGGCTCAGACAGAGGAAAACGCCCAACGGCTTGACCTCTCTCTACCTTGACATTTATCTGAACGGCAAAAGGTCTTATGAGTATCTGCGCCTCTACCTCGTTCCTGAAAAGACCCGTGAAGACAAGAAGAAGAACAAAGAGACGCTGCAGCTTGCCGAGGCTATCAGGGCGAAGCGTGTTGTCGAACTCAGAAACGGGGAGTTTGGCTTCAAGAGTGATTACGCCGAGGAGACGCTGTTCTTCGACTATTATGAAAAGTTATGTGAGAAGCGTTTTCACGCTCCTGACAACAAATCGAATTGGGGGAACTGGCGGTCATGCCTGAAACATCTTGAAAAGTATGAGCCGAACCGAAAAATCACGTTTGCAGAAATAACGACAGAATGGGTTCAGGGCTTCAAAGAGTATTTAGAGAATGAAGCGTGTGCGTGGGGCAATGACTACCGAGACCGCATTAAAGACCATAAACTTTCAAGAAACTCAAAACTGAGTTATTTCAACAAGCTGCGGGCGTGTCTCAATCAGGCATTTGACGAAAGAATTATCAGGAACAATCCAATGCGTGGCGTTGAGAATTTCAAGGCAGAGGAAGGCACGCGCATGTACCTTACAATAGATGAAGTGAAGAAGCTCGCCGAGACAGAATGTGAATACCCGAAAATCAAACGGGCTTTTCTGTTCTCGTGTCTGACGGGTCTCAGGCGGTCAGACATCTTGAAAATGACATGGGCAGAGGTTCAAGAACAGTCAGGCTTTACCCGCATCATCTTCCGTCAGAAGAAAACGGGCGGTCAGGAATACCTCGACATAACACCTCAGGCGGCTGAACTCATGGGAGAGAGAGGCAAGCCAAACGACCCTGTCTTCACTGACATTCACAGCCCGTCTTGCACGAATGAGGCAATAAAGCGGTGGGTGCTCAGGGCGGGCATAAAGAAAGAGATAACTTTTCATTGCGCCCGTCATACGTTTGCGGTCATGATGCTTGACCTCGGAACGGACATTTACACAGTCTCAAAATTGTTGGGACATCGTGAACTGAACACAACTCAGATATACGCCAAGGTTCTTGACAAGAACAAACAGGCGGCTGTTTCAAACATACCGACAATACTCCCTCCCCTGACTGAAAAGCCTGACGGGGATAAATGACATAGAGCGGCGCAAAGGGTTATTTCTTTCCCTCTGTGCCGCTTTTGTCTTTCTTATATAAAAGTATATCTCCTCGCCCTGTCAAGAGCCATGTGGCTGAAACGCCGTAGTCATTGACAAGGTATGTGAGCCACGCCGCCTGAAAGATGTCCCGTGAGGGGTCTTTCTCTAACGTGTTCATGTTCCAACGGTTTATTTCATGCGCCCGTGTGAACGTCTGTTTTCCCCTGATTATCTTTTCATCTTTGAGATAGCGCAGAGCCTCAAAGAAACGCTTTATTACTTTTTGGCTGTCTTCTGTCTGCATTGTTCTTCTGATATTAAGTTAGCGGCTCTGAACCTTTCATTTATTTCTTTCTCACGCTCTGTCAGGCGTTCTTGCCAACGGCTCTCAGCGTCAGGCGTGAACACGGGTTTTCTTCCCTCTCTGACGGCGTTTTCAAACTCTCTGACCTCTTCTCCTGACATATAAGGTATATACTTGTCAAGGTCTAAAAGAGCCTGAATGTGGTTCATCGTCTCACGTTGAAGAGAGAACAGCTTGCCGATTTCAAGCATTTCTCCCGTGCCGAAGAGAAACCAACGGGCGTTTATCTCAGGCAGCTTTTCAAGAACTGTCAGAATTGGCTGCACACCGAAATTCTCGCCTCTCAACATCTTTGACAGATATTGTGGCGACCACCCCATAAGCTCGGCAAACGGTATTTTCTTTCCCCCTGTCTTATATCTGATTATTTCTTCTAATCTTTCGTTCATATCTTTTGACCTCTTTAATATTTTGGTATTTTCTGTTCAACCCCACAGAACTTGACTACACGGCAGCGGCAGAGGCGGCATTGTCTTCCTGACGGGCAACCGCTTTTTTATTCTCGGCGATCTGCTCTTTCAAAAGGTTCATCAGTTCATCAATTTGCCTATCCTTTGATGCAAGGCTCTGTGCCTGTTGTTGAAGAACAGCCCACACGTCTTTCTGAATTGTCACGCCGTTTTCACTGTTCAGGTTAGTTCCAGGCTCATTCTTGAACATTTCTCCCTCGCCTGTCAAAATCCAAACTTCGTTTATATTTTCATCAAGTCGACAGAGTTTCTTTGCAAACTTGTCTGATAAAGGCACACGCCCGTTCACAATCTGAGAGAATGAAGACTTTGTGTAACCCATTATCTCAGAGAGTTCTCGGTCGTTTTCTGCTACGCCTTTGTAGAGCAGCCAATTAATGGCTTTTCTTATTCTCTGTATCTCCGTCATACGCTTAATTAAAGTTAAAAATCACAATTTTATTTCGGAAAATTCTTCTAAAAGCGAAACTTAGTTTATATTTGCACACAGTTACGGTTAAATAACCGCACAAAGATACGAAATAAGAATTAAAATCGGAAATAAACTGATAAGTAAAATCGAAATTTTAACAAGAATTATGGCAGAAATGATTTTCAAAACGGATTGCCAAAAAGAGCGTGAAGCACGTGACAGGGCAATTTACGATGACTACAACAGCCTGATGGCGGTCAAGGGTCAGAGCAAAATGATGGTCATTCAGCACCTCATGGGCAAGTACAACGTTCACAGCATGGGGACGATTTACGTTATCCTGAAACGTGTTGAAGAAAGTCTGAAAACGGAGGAGGTGTAAGCGTATGGCAAGCAAAGAAGCAAACAAGGCGAAGTATCAGTACAACAAGAAGTACATGGAGGCATATTGGGAACGCCGAGCGCAGCGTGAGAACGGTCAAGTAGAGACCGTGAAGCGGCGTGAGAAGTCTGTGACGCTCTCAACCAACGACAAAGACTTCTTTCCTGAACTCGCCAAAATGGACGTTGAGACCTCAGTCAAGCGTGAGGGGCGTTCAGACGCAAAGTACATCAAGGCTCTTGAAGACGCTAATAGAATGTACAGGAGTGAGAACAAACGCCTGATTAGGCTTCTGACAAAGTATCAGGAGGTAATCAAGCTCGGTTTAACAGCATTAAAGCAAAAAGAAGATGAAGAAATCTAAAGTTTTCAAATGGGCGTTATTAATCGCCCTCGCCACATGGTTCACGTTCTCTTTCATCGTTCTCATCGGCGAGGAAGACCCAAAGAACCCTTTGACCCTCATTCAGTTTTTCTTTATGAAAGCGGGGGCGTTGGCAAGCACACTTGTGACAGGTTTCTGTTTCGCAAGGTTGAATGAAAAGGGGTTCTTGCCTGACCTCTCAAAACTGATTGACGAGGAGGAATAGCGTATGTGTGAAATATGTCACGGACACCCCAACTGCCCCGTCTGTTCTCCCGAGCCACGAATGATTGAGTGTGCCGCCTGTCAAGGTCAGGGCTATGTATGGTATCGCTACGACCTTGAAGAGAACAGAGAAACAGAAGTGACGGAGAAAGAGTTCAACGCTCTGCCCGCTGACGAGACCGAAGCCATTGAGAAAGGGCTGCGCTATTGCCAGGGCGAAAAAGAAACGTGTTCTGTCTGTGACGGAACGGGCGAGGTTGAGGATTATGAACTTTATGAACCCGAATGGGACGATTGACTTATGAGCGTAACACTTGAAGAAATGAACGAGAAGCTCGACCGTATCGGCGAGTTGGCTCTGATAAGCGCAAAGACGGTTCTTGACCTGAACGAAGCAGCCCTGTTCACGGGGTTCAGCACAGCGCACCTCTATCGCCTGACATCAGGGCGGCAGATACCGCACTTCAAGAAGAACCGCAAACTTTATTTCAAAAAGTCTGACCTTGAAGCATGGATGTGCGACAACAGAGTTCAGACCGAGAAAGAGATAAACTGCAAGGCAGCAACATATTGTTCAACCCACAAAAGATGAAGTCTATGGGAGAGAGAATAAACAGCCACCTGAGGCTTATCCGTGAACGTCTTCTTTCAGGCGGTTCTATAACACCCCTTGAAGCCCTGAGGGACTTTGGATGTTATCGCCTTGCCTCTCGTATAAGTGACCTCAAAAAAGATGGTCTGAACATCAAGAAGACAATGGAGAAAAGCGTCAGCCGTGTGACGGGTCTCACGGTCAGATACGCAAGATATTTTTTAAGCCCGAAGAAATGAAGCAACGCCCGAAGCATAAAGAGGGCATAAAATAACAAACAAAATGGAAGAAATCATCGAAGTAAAACAGGCTGATATGCTCCAAGCTCTCAACCGAGCTGACATTGACGCACAGGTTGCCACGGCACACGCCTACCCCCGTGACATCAACAGAGTTTTGAACACCATTGAGACGCTCGCGACTATGGATCAAGAGACCGCCGAAGACTGTTTCTATGTTCTGAGACGCAAAGACAAAGACGGGAACGACAGCGTCATTGAGGGTCTTTCAGTTCGCATGGCTGAGATTATCGCCAACGCATGGACGAACCTCAGGATCGCGACCCGCATCATCGGCAATGACGGGCGTATGATAACGGCTCAGGCTGTTTGTCACGACCTTGAAACCAACGTTGCGGTCTGCAAAGAGGTCAAGAGAAGTATCGTCACAAAGAAAGGCTACACGTTCAGTCAGGATATGCAAGTTGTGACGGGCAACGCCGCCGCTTCTATCGCCCTGAGAAACGCCGTACTGACGGTTATCCCAAAGGCTGTCACAAAGCGCATCATCAATAACGTGAAAAAGGTTGCGCTCGGTCAGTCTATTGACCTTGAAACAAGCCGTCAGAACGTCATTCAGTACTTCGCCAAATTGGGCGTTAAGGAGGAGCAGCTTTTCTTCTACCTCGGCGTGAAGAGCGTTCAGGAGATTGACAAACAGAAAATCTTCGAACTCAGAGCGACAGCCAACGCAATCAAGGAGGGAACGACAACCGTTGAAGAGTGTTTCGTGAAGCCCGCCATTGAAGCCAAGAAACAGGCTGACGCAGTGAAGAAGACAAACAGCGCACAAGACAGAGCCGCTGCCGCTATCGCTCAGGCAACGGGCGCACAAGCCCCTGAGGGCGTTGACCCTGAGACGGGCGAAATAAAACAGCCCGCTGCCGAGAACTCAAAGAAGACATCAAAGACACCAACTAAAAAATAACAGCATTTATGGAAATCAAGATTGAAAACGCAAAGGCTGCTTTGAAAACAGCCGATGAGAGCGTCAAAAAAGTTCTTCTCGCTCTCTTACCCGAATTGAAAGAAACAGAGGCACAGACAGCCGCAAATCGCCCGATTACAAAACGTGTGAAGACCTTTGAGGACGCTTGCCGTGAGTTGGGCGAAGACCACCCCTTTGTTCTCGCTTATCAGAACACAAATCTGCGTGACCCCGAGGTTGCAGAGGAGAACAGAGACATTCTCGCATACATGAAGCTCCGCATCATCGCCGCCGCCCTGAATGAGGGTTGGGAGCCACAGTTCACAGAAGACGAGTGGCGTTGGTATCCTTGGTTCACGCTATGGACGGAAGAAGAACTGTCAGAGAAGAGTGATGAGTGGAAAGCCGACCGACACCTCATATCAACAGGCGACTATTCAGGAGACTGGGCGGGCTTCGCTTGTGCGCTCTCGGATGCCGCCCCCTCGAGTACGGGTACGTCCTTCGGTTCTCGCCTTTGCTTTAAGAGCGAAGCTCTCGCCACGTATTGCGGCAAACAATTCATCAGCCTTTGGGCTGACTTCAACATGATTAAGAAGAACAGTTCAGAAGAGGGAAAGGAGGCTGACCATGAGTAATCAGGTTATCAGACCGAAAGACCGCACAGAGTGGTTGAAATATCGCGAGAGCGGTATCGGTTCATCAGAGGTTGCGACAATCGTAGGGCTGAACCCATGGGAAACACCTTATCAGTTATGGAGACGCAAGAAAGGTCTTGACCCCGCAAAACAGGAGAACTTTGCAATGAAAGCGGGTCATTATCTTGAAGACGCAGTTGCTCAGTTCTTCAAAGATGAAACGGGCTGCGAGATAATCAAGCGTTCTGCCATTGATTGGATGATAATCAACACAGAGAAGCCGTATATGCGTGTCAGCCCTGACCGCACGTATTGGCTCAACGGTCTCCCCCACAACGCTCATAACAAGGGTATCTTGGAGTGTAAGACAACACAAATGAGCATTGACCCCGAAGACCTCCCCAAACACTGGTTCTGTCAGGTTCAGTATCAGCTCGGAGTTGCGGAGCTTCAAGAGGCTTCACTTGCATGGCTTTGTTCAGGGCGTGAGTTCGGCTATAAGAACCTGACCTTTGTTCCTGACTTCTTCAAATGGCTCTGTGAAGAGGTTGACCGCTTTTGGATTGACTACATTCAGGGGGACAAAGAACCTGACCCGCAGAACGCCAAGGACATTCTCTTGAAGTTCAACAAGCACACGGGCGGCAAGGTCATTGAGACAACTGACGAGATTTTTCAGGCTTATTCAGACCTGAAAGACGTGAAGCAGCAGCTCGCAGAACTCTCTGACCGCAAGACCGAACTTGAAGAGAAGATAAAGCTCGGCTTCGGAGACGCAGAAGCCCTGAGCTACGGCGGCGATACAATCGCAACATGGAAAAGCCCCAAGCCCTCAGAGAAGTTTGACGACAAGGCTTTCAAGGCTGACCACCCCGACCTCTTCAAAGAGTATGCTAAGACGGTTCAGGGCGCAAGGCGTTTTCTCTTGAAGTGATTACAATGTAATCGTATAACCGAAACAGACAGATGAACAGAAAGAACAAATAACATATAAAACTCCGCTCATGGGTGAGAGCAGCCGAAAGGTCTCTCAACGCAAGCTGTTATGCGTGGTTAGCCCTGTCAGCGGGGTTTTCTCAGATAGACAAAGATATAAAATGATACAGTTACGTTCAAATCAGGTTGAACCGATAGAAAAGGCTATCAGTTTCTTTCAAGAGAAGAAGCCGAAGCCCTCTTTGATTGTTCTCCCGACAGCATGGGGAAAATCAATTCTGACAGCCTTTGTCGCGAAGAACACGAACGATAAAATGATTGTTCTTCAACCCTCAAAAGAGTTGTTGGAACAGAACTATTTAAAGTATGTGAACCTCTGTGACGGGTTCGCAAATGCGGGTATATACAGCGCAAGTTTCGGGAGCAAGGAAATCGCTCAGATAACCTACGCAACGATAGGTTCAATCAAGACGCTCGGGGCGAAGTTCAAGGCTCTCGGCTTCACAAAAATGCTGATAGACGAGGCACACCTCTTCCCCCGTGAGGCTGACAGCATGCTCGGCACGTTTCTCAAAGAGAGCGGCATCACTCACGTTCTCGGCATAACGGCGACACCTGTCAAGCTACAGACGGGCAGAGACCAATTCGGACAGAATTATTCAAAGCTCGTCATGCTGACATCAAGAAGCAAAAAGGGCAATTTCTTCAAAGACATCATTCATGTCGGTCAGGTCTCAGAAATGGTGCGCCTCGGCTTTTGGTCTCCCCTGACTTATGAGGCTTCACAGTTTGACGACAGCCAACTTGTCTTCAACAGTTCAAAAAGCGAGTACACGGAGGACAGCGTTCAAAGGGCTTTTGAAGAGAACGGCGGCACACAGACGATTGTCAACGCTCTTGACGCTCACCCTGAACGGCAGCACATTCTCGCCTTTGCGCCCTCTGTTCAGGACGCTATCAGTCTCTCAGAGCGTTATCCGAACTCGGCTGTCATATACGGCGATATGGATAAGCGTGAGAGGGCTTCAATCATTGAGCGTTTCAGAAAGGGCGAAATACGGGTCATATTTAACGTGAGAGTGCTTTCAACGGGCTTTGACTATACAGGTATCGATTGCATTGTTTTAGGCGTTTCTACGGCTTCTATCGCCCTCTATTACCAAATCATCGGACGAGCAACCCGTATTGACCCTCAGAAGAAAGACGCTCTGATAGTTGACCTCGGCGGCAACGTTCAGCGTTTCGGGCGTGTTGAAGACCTGACCTTTGAGAAAGGCAGAATGTGGCGTTTGTTCGGTTCAGGCGGGCGGCTGCTCTCAGGCATACCAATCGCAGACATCGGTCAGTACACCCGTGAGGACACTCAGGCTATTGACGCTCAGGCGGCGCAGCCTATTCAGGTTATGCCTTTCGGCAAATATAAGGGGGAAAAGATAAGCAACATACCTCTTGACTACCGCAAATGGATGATACGGGCTTTTGAGTGGAACAGCCGAAACGTGAAACTGAAAAAATCAATCATGGCAACCCTTTAATCAAGACGACATTATGGCAAGACCAAAACGAACGACAGTTGATTATTACCCGCATTATGTGAAATGCGGGCGCACGATCTACATTCTTGAAGCCCGCTTCGGGAATGACGGTTATGCTTTTTGGTTCAAGGTTCTTGAAGTTCTCGGGGAGAGCGAGGGGCATTTCTATGACTGTTCTGTTTCTTCAAATTGGGAGTATCTTCTTGCAAAGACACGGGTCAACGCTCAGACGGCGACAGAAATAATCGGGGTTCTTATCAACCTCGGGAAAATTGACAAAGAGCTATGGGAAAAGAACCGTGTTATTTGGATAGAGAATTTTGTCAACAACCTCACTGAGGTTTACAGAACCCGCCGAACGGAATTGCCTCAAAAGCCTGTTTTCAAAGAAGAAAAACAACAGTCTGAAAAGATTATCTCCGAGAAAACCCCTGATAAAGAGCCGTTAAAAGAGATAAAACCCGCCAAAGGAGAGAAGAGTAAAGGAGAGGAGAGCAAAGAGAAATATCCTTATCAGGATATAGTCTCCATGTGGAACTCTGTCTGTCTCTCATGCCCAAAGGTTCTCAAAGTCACAGAGGCGAGAAAACAGAAAATGAAGACCCGCTTTCAAGAGTTCGGCGTGAAGCGTGAAGAACTGACAGATTACGTGATGCGCCTCTTTCAGCGTGTTCAGGCTTCTGACTTTCTCACGGGGCGCAGCACTGACAAAATGGGTTGGGTTGCCAATTTTGATTGGGTCTTTGAGAATGAGAAAAACTGGGTCAAGGTCTCTGAGGGCAACTACGACAACAAGAGGGGCGGCGGTTCAAACACGGCACAGAAGCCCGTACAAGCCGCTGACGGCTCTCAGGTTCAGTTGGGCGTTGGAGAATACATAGACGGCTCAGGGCGGCGTACATACGGCACGGGGCGGGCTAATATCCCAATGACGGCAGCACCCCGCCCGTCTGAGCGTTATTCATGGGACGCTGCTTCACATACATGGATTTTGCAATGAAACAGAAGAAAACGGACATCAGCCTTGAAGAAAAGGCAAGGCGGGCGAACGGTCTCAGCCGTTCTTGCTCAAAGTGTAATCATTTCCCCTGTTCAGAAGTCTTTTCAAGGCTCTGCAGCGTGGCTTTTATTGAGGGCTTCAAAAAGGGTTATCAAAAACACAGAAAGGAATTATCAAAATGAAAAGTTATTCAGACTTCGGCATAAATATCCCCTACGGGCGCACATCGGGAAAGGTCAAGACCTATTGCCCGAAATGTCACAACCAAAGGCATGACAGACGCGACAAAAGTCTTTCTGTTGACCTTGACAAAGGTCTTTGGAATTGTCATTATTGCGGTTGGGGCGGGTCTCTTGAAACAAAAGAACCTTGGGAGCGTGAAGAACGCCCGTGGCATAACTACGCTCCGATAAAGCGTCAGAAGCCTGTCTACAAGAAGCCCCCTCAGCACGCTTTGACGGCTGTCAGCGAGAGAGCCTTGAAGTGGTTTGAGGGAAGAGGAATAAGCGCAGCGACCCTGAACGCTCTGAAAGTCTCAGAGGGCATGGAATGGATGCCGCAGAACAACGCTCAGTCGAACACGGTTCAGTTTAACTACTTCCTGAACGGTCAGCTCGTCAACACGAAATACCGCACGGGCGACAAGAAGTTCAAGCTCGTTTCAGGGGCGCAGCTTATCCCATACAACATTGACGCGATCAAGGGTCAGAAAGAGTGTATTGTGACAGAGGGCGAAATGGACGCTCTCTCATTCTACGAGATTGGCTTTCATAACGTTGTCAGCGTTCCGAACGGGGCTAACGCAAACCTTGAATACCTTGACGATTTCATCGAAGAGTATTTTGACGACAAAGAGACAATTTTCATAGCCTCTGACACAGACACAAAGGGCGTTCTCCTGAAAGACGAGCTTTTGAGACGCTTCGGTGCTGAACGCTGCCGAGTACTTGACTACGGTCAGGACTGCAAAGACGCTAACGAGGTCTTGATGAAATACGGGGCGGCGGCTCTGAAAAAATGTCTATCAGAAGCTCCCGAGGTCAAGTTGGAGGGGGTCTTCACGGTCTCTGACTTCGAAGCGAACCTTGACGCTCTCTTTGAACACGGTATGCAGAAAGGCGCAACGATAGGGCTTGAAAACCTTGACCGCCTTATTTCATTTGAGACGAAACGCATCTGTGTCGTGACGGGTATTCCTGGCTCGGGTAAGTCTGAGTTCATTGACCAAATCGCCGAGAGGCTCAACATGCGCTACGGGTGGAAATTCGCATATTTCAGCCCTGAGAACGCCCCGCTCGAATACCACGCTTCAAAACTGATTGAGAAGTTCACGGGACAGCACTTTGACCGTCAACACCTGACGCTCCCCGCTTACCGTCAGATAAAAGAATATCTGAACACGAACTTTTTCTTTATCAGCCCAAAGGAAGATTACAGGCTCGACACAATTCTTGAAAAAGCCCGCTTTCTTGTCAGACGGCGTGGCATAAAATGTCTTGTCATTGACCCGTACAACCGCTTGGAGGACGAGAGTGACGGACACAACGAAACAAAGTATATTTCAAAGCAGCTTGACCGTCTGACGAACTTTGCACAGCGCAATGACGTTATGGTCATTCTCATGGCGCACCCGACAAAACAGTCAAAGAACAAAGACGGGGTTATCGAAGCCCCCACCCTTTATGACATCAGCGGCTCGGCGCACTTCTATAACAAAACAGACTTCGGCATTGTAGTTCATAGAAACAGAATTGACAACACGGTGGAGGTTCACGTTCAAAAGGTGAAATTCAGGCACCTCGGAGAGTGCGGAACGGCTCTCTTCAAATATAACCTGAACAACGGGCGTTACAGCACATACACGGCGGGGGTTGAACCCGTATGGGACAACTCAAACCATCTTCAAGAGGAAATGAACAGACGGGCGAAAGAGGCGGAGGAAGCAGCGGTCTTTGACTTCACGGCTCAACCGCTTGACGAATGCCCGTTCTGACGAGATATAAGTTTAACCAAAACAGACAGACAAAATGGAAAGTAAAAAAGAATTTGAGAGCCTGAAAGACAAACTGAAAAAGCTAAAGGCTCTCGCAGAAAGAGGCTGCGGAGGAGAAGCAGAAAACGCTCAAAGGCTCTTAGAACGTCTCTGTGCCGCTAACGGCATTGACTTGGGATTACTTAACGATGAAGAAAAGAAAAGCCGTTATACGTTCAATGTCGGGCGTAATCGGGTCTTTATAACTCTGTTCACGCAATGTTACAGCAAGGTCACAGATAGCTCGAAAATGAGTTACAGACAAGAATCCCGCTCTGAAATCTCTCTTGAACTCACTCAGGTTGACTATGCAGAATTGAAAGGGCTGTATGAATGGCATAAGGCGAATTTTGAAAAAGAACTTGAAGACATCAAAAAGACAATTATTCATGCTTATTGCCAAAAGCACAGACTTTACCCTGAAAGCCCCTCTGAGACCTCAAACGACAAGCCCCTGACAGAAGAGGATTTAGAAATGCTCAGAAAGGTAATGAAAATGGAGGGGCTTCTTAACGACAAGACTTATCAACACTTAATCGAAGAATGATATGGAAAGACAAGTGACAGTAGAAGAAGTGAGAAAATTTCTCTCGGCTTCTGACAGACAATTTGTGAAAGGCGGCATCAGAGTTTCCCGTGTCCGCTTCAAACGTGATGAAGAGGGCAACTGCACGGACATTCTCCTTGACTACGAACAGACAGTTTCAGAGACAGGGGAAAACAACGCTCAGGAGGGTTCAAAATGATAAAACACAGACTGACCCCGCAGACACGGACAAAAGCCCCGCAAAGGGTCTCTAACCCTCAGACAAGGGCAAGGGACAACCCTCAGGGGAAAAGACAGAGAGAAGAGAGAAAGCCGTGAACGCAAATGTTCTGAACTTTCTACCGAAATCGGAAGTTAAACCATAATTCAAAACATAAATAAAATGGGAAATTACAGCATTAAGGCAAACCTCCTGAAAATAAAGGGGGCTTTTGTGACAAACCTCAAAGGCAAGACAGCCACAAGACGTTGCCTCGTTATTGACATTGACGAGAGCGGAATGTTTCTCGGCGAGAAAGGTTGTTACCTGAACATGGCGGCGATAGAAATGAATGAGAGCCGCTACGGGGACACTCACGTTGTCAAGGTCTCACTCGCCAAGGACGTTGTTGAGAAAATGACAGAAGAAGAGCGCAAGGCAATCCCTATCCTCGGCGGTATGCACCCGCTTCAATCTCAGGCGCAGCAAATTCAGGGTCAGTTGGACGGGGCTTCTGTATGTGAGAACATGGACGATCTGCCGTTCTGATAATCATCAGGCGGGCGCAGCCTCTTCTGAGACTGACAGAAATTCAAGGGCGGGGAGTTAAATCCCCGTTCTTTTGTCCCAAAAGCCGATTGCGCCCCCACAAAAGACTTTCCAATGACGAGTGATAAATTACAGCAATCAACAAAGAAAAGCCGACAGCGGTCAAATTCGCCAAAATTAACTGACGTGTTCACGACCATTTGCAAGACCGACCTCCATGTTGTGTGTGTCAAAGAGTTCAAGTTCCACCCCGTCAGGAAATGGCGTTTTGATTATGCCATACCTGACCACAAAATCGCCCTTGAAGTTGAGGGCGGCGTATGGACGGGCGGGCGGCACACCTCTTCTGTCGGCTTCATGAAAGACATGGAGAAATACAATACGGCGACCCTCATGGGGTGGCGGGTGTTCAGAACAACGCCTGACGAGCTGTACCGCTTGAAGACCCTGAACTTGCTCAAAACGGCAATTTCAGGCGTTTTTGACCCCGAAAAGGCTTGATTTTGGGCTTTATGTGATTACATTATAATCATTTTGAGTATTTTTGCAAACGGATAAGGTATAATAATTCAAACAGATAAAGACATGAAAACAGAAACTGTAAAACTTTCTCAGGTTCAAGTGAATGAGGCGAACCCGAGAACAATCACAAATGAGAAGTTTCAGAAACTTGTCAACAGCGTTCTTGCACTCCCGAAAATGCTTGAACTCAGACCGATTGTCGTTGACAACATGATGGTTGCCCTCGGCGGCAATATGCGTTTCAGGGCTTTGACCGCCATTTCTGACCTCTCAGAAGACGAGCTGAAAAGCCGCCTTTTCTCTATCAATGACGTGAAGAAGAAGACAGAGGGCGAACAGCAAGCCCTCCTGACACATTGGCTGCGTTGGCGTGACAACCCGACCGCAATCATCATCAAGGCTTCGGAGTTGTCAGACGCAGAGCAGCGTGAGTTCATCATCAAGGACAACATCGGCTACGGAGAATGGGACACGGACAGCCTGACCGCTCAGTGGGACAATGAAGAGTTGGTGGATTGGGGCATTGAGTTCCCTGACGCAGAAAACGCCCTGAACGCTCAGAACGGAAGCGGCTCAGGTTCAGAGAAGCAGAACAGCGCACCCGAAAGCAGCCTCTTTGACCGCTTCATCGTACCGCCTTTCTCAATTCTTGATACCCGCAAGGGATATTGGCAAGACAGAAAGAAGAAGTGGTATGACATCATCGGCGATATGGGCGAGAGCCGTAACGACACCCTTGTCACGTCTCTTGAAATCAAATACAAAGACCTCTATCAAAGAACCCGTGAACACAGAAAAGAACTTGGTATTTCTTTCAAAGAGTACATCGAAAAGTACGTCAGCCAAGAAGACCTTGAAAAAGAACAGGCGAAAATCGTTGCTCAGGGCGTTTCAATTCTTGACCCCGTTATGGCTGAAATCGTCTGCCGTTGGTTCGGTCAGGAGAACGGCAAAGCCTTTGACTGTTTTGCGGGCGATAGCGTCTTCGGCTTTGTGGCTGCTTATCTTGGCAATGACTTCACGGGCGTTGAACTGAGAGAGAAACAGGCGGTTTTGAACAACGAGCGTGTGGAGGGAATGAACGCCCGCTATATCTGCGATGACGGTCAGAACGTGGCGCAGCACATTGAGCCTGAGAGCCAAGACCTCCTGTTTTCTTGCCCGCCTTACTTTGACCTTGAAAAGTATTCAGACCTTGCGAATGATGCATCAAATCAGGGGTCATACGAGGATTTTATCAAGATTTTGGAGAACGCTTTCACGGGGGCTGTTTCTTGTCTGAAAGAAAACCGCTTCGCCGCTATCTGTGTCGGAGACGTGAGAGACGAGAACACGGGCTTTTATTATGACTTCTGCGGCGATATAAAGCGCATATTCAAGCAGAACGGAATGCGCCTTTATAATGAGATTATCTTGGTCGAACAGACCGCTTCAACGGCTCTGAGGGCTTCACGTTACATGGATAGCCGAAAGGTTGCAAAGACGCATCAGCACCTCTTGGTCTTCTTCAAGGGCGACCCGAAGAAAATCAAGAAAGAGTTCCCGAAGATTGAGTATAAAGAAGATGATTTGGAACTTTTCAACACATCAGAAGAAGAGACCTCCACAGTCGTGAGTAATGAAGCCCGAACCCAATTGGGGGGGGTAATTAAAGACCTGATAAAGTTCAGGGAACAGTTCATTAAAAAGAAAGTAATCATGTATCTGCCATATCCTTACATACAGAAAGCCTATGACAAGGGACAAATTCATATTCACAGAAACGAGAGCGGCGAAATCTGCGGCTATCTGTGGCTGAACGACAGGTCGAAGTTGCAAGTCAGTTGTATTGAAGAAATCTGTTCTGTAAAGAGAGGTCTCGGCTCTGAAATGATTGAATGGGCGAAAAGCCATGCACAGTTCCCTGTTCTTGAATTGAAAGTGGTTGACTTCAACAAACACGCCTATGATTTTTATCTGAAACATGGCTTTGTTGAGGTCAGCCGAGAGAAAGGTAAAAAAATAAACAACATAACAATGCACTATGCAAGCTAAGATTTGGAATTTCTCTCAGTGGATAAAAGAGACCGACCCGAAGCGTCTCAGGGACATTTTCGATGAAGCCCTGAAAAAGTCAGGGTTCAACGTTCTCTGCTTCACTGACCACCATTTTCAGCCTCAGGGTTACACCGCCCTGTGGCTTTTGACAGAAAGCCATTTCGCCGTTCACACTTTCCCTGAGTTTGAAAAGTCGTATATCGAGCTTTCAAGTTGTAACTTGGAATTTTATCAAGAATTCCTGAAACTGACAAAAGAACTATGAGTGCAGCACAAGATAAGAGACAAAGACAGATGAAGCTCGCCCGCCTTGAAATCGTGGCGCAGCTCTTCAAGCGTGGTTACAGCCGCCGCAAGATACGTGAAGAGGTCAAGAACCGTCTTGACCTGAAAAGCTATTCCCTCGGCACGGTTCAGAGTGACGTTCAGACTTTGTTGGCTGAATGGCGTGAAGACCGTATCGAAAACACCGATGATTTGGTGCAGCTTGAACTTGAACGCATTGACGATGCGGTGCGTGAGTTGTGGGAACAGTGGGAGAAGTCAAAGACAGACTACAACAAGACACAACGCAAGCAGAAAGGCTCTCCCTCCCGTGACAGCGAGACGGGTCAGACCTCAATCAAGACGTATCAGACAGAGCGAACGGAAACAGAGGTTATCTGCCTTGGCGATGCTTCTTATATCGCCGAGATACGAAAGCAGCTTGAAGAACGCCGCAAGCTCCTCGGCTTGTACGCCCCTGAAAAGAAAGACATCAACGCCAACGGCTCATTTGCCGCCTATCTCATTGAGAGCGGCATGATAGATGAAGCCGAGCAAGAGGCGGGAGAGGTCAAGGAAGACGAATAAGCCCGATTGCGGCTCTCTGTCGGCGTAAGTATTCTGAGTGGTTCACTTATCCCATTCAAAAGCGTACCGCCGACATACTCAAAATTCGGAGAAAATAACTATGGCAAAGAAACAACGGAAAGAAATTATCAAGAAACTCAGTTTTGAGGTCATAAACTCATGGCGGGCAGATTGGAATAAATTTGTCCGTGAAGCCTTTGGCGTGAACCTTGACCCCGAGCAGCAAGAAATTCTGTCAAGCGTTCAACACAACAGGCGCACGTCCGTTGCCTCAGGCACAGCCCGTGGCAAAGACTTTGTCGCCGCTTGTGCCGCCATATCGTTTCTTTATCTCACGCCCCGTTGGAGGCGCACAAAGAACGGGGGCGCAGAATTGGTAGAGAACACGAAAGTGGCTCTGACAGCCCCGACCGACCGTCAGGTAAAGAACATCATGATGCCTGAGATTAGCCGCCTTTACAACAGAGCCAAGGCAAGAGGCATACAACTGCCAGGGCGTTTGAACGCTTATGACATCAGAACAGAAAGCGATGAATGGTTTCTGACGGGCTTCAAGGCTGACGAGAACAACCATGAAGCGTGGTCAGGCTTTCACGCCGTTCATACAATGTTTGTCGTTACCGAGGCAACGGGTATCGGCGATGATACGTTTGGGGCTATTGAGGGTAACTTGCAAAGCGACTCACGCATCTTGATTGTCTTCAACCCCAACACAACGGTCGGCTACGCTGCCCGCTCTCAGAAAGGAGACCGTTGGCACAAATACCGTCTGAACAGCCTGACAGCCCCGAACATCGTTCAGAAAAAGACCGTCATTGCGGGTCAGGTTGACTATGAGTGGGTTCAAGACAAGTTGGCGAACTGGTGTACTGAAATCAGAGAAGAAGAAGCCACGGCAGAGTTTGACGACTTTCAGTTTGAGGGCAAGTGGTATCGCCCCGAAGACCTGTTCAGAAAGAAAGTCTTGGGCAAGTTCCCCAAAGTGGGCGAAGACGTTCTTATCCCTGAACAGTGGTTGGAAATCGCACATCAGCGTTGGAAAGAGGCTCACGGGCGGCAACCCGTCACAACAGAGCCACGGATCATGGGCGTTGACGTTGCGGGCATGGGACGAGACTGCACTTGCTTTGTTGAGCGTCAGGGCTGTTGGGCTTCTGAGTTCAAGACACACAACAGCGGCGGCTCGGCTGACCACATGAAGATTGCGGGGGCTATCACAGACCGCCGCCGACATGAGATTGAAATGTACGTCAGCATTGACACAATCGGCGAGGGTGCGGGCGTGTTCTCCCGTTGTGTTGAGAATGAACGGCGTGAGAACTCTCATTACATCATCAGTTGCAAATACTCAGAGGGAGCGAAAGGCTTCAACGGCAAGAACCTGACCGACACAACGGGTCAGTATGAGTTCCTGAACATGAGGGCGTATCTCTTTTGGGCTGTGCGTGATTGGCTGAACCCGAAGAATGAGACGGGTGCCATGCTGCCGCCTGACCCTCAGTTTGATGAAGAGGCGACAGAAATAAAATGGTCTTTCAGGTCAGACGGGCGCATATACATTGAGCCTAAAGAAGACATCAAGAAGAGGCTCGGACGAAGCCCCGATAAGTTTGACGCTTTCGCGAACACGTTCTATCCGCTCAGAGGAAGCCGCCGTATTGACCTGAACCGTATCGCCCGTATGGTACACAGATAATTCAAGTTTAACAAATAAATCATCAAAGAAAATGACTATCGAAGAAATCCTTGCCTCACTCAGGACAGAGGCTCAGAAAATAGCCTTTTTGAAAGAGAAGACTATCAACGTCCCTTTGTGGCGTGGTCGCTTTGGTCTCATTCAAGAATTTGACCCGACAAAGCACCCTGTTATGAACAAAGCCAAATACCCTGATATTGTCACGGACAGCGGCATTCAGGAGGTAACCCGTGTGACATGTGACTTGCAGCGGCTCGCCGTGAAGCGCATGACAGAACTTGTTACGGGCATACCCGTGAAACGTGTTTACAGCCCTGAGAATGACCGTCAGAAAGAAGTGGCGAACTATCTTGAAAAGATATTTGACAAGAACCGCATTGACAGCGTGAACATCGAACGCTGCAACATGCTCTTTGCGGGCTGTGAAGTTATGACGTTATGGTACGCCGTTGAACAGAAGCACACGACCTACGGTTTCTCTTCAAACCTGAAATTCCGCTGCCGCAACTTCTCCCCTATGCTCGGCGATGACCTTTACCCACTCTTTGATGAATACGGCGACATGATAGCCATGTCAGTGGCTTACACCCGTAAGAGCGGCAAGAAGACCGTTCAGTACTTTGACTGTTATATGGCGACCCGCCACATCAAATGGTCAACAGAGAGCGGCGAATGGGCTGTCATTGAAGATGAACAGATAACTTTGTTAAAGATACCGTGCATCTATATGTGGAGACCGACCCCGATATGGGAGGACACCTCAAAGACCGTCTATGAGATTGAATGGTCGCTGTCAAGAAACGGCAATTATCTCCGTGAGAACTCAAAGCCCATCTTCGTTGTTCTCGCCGATGATATTATTCAGTTCGGCGATGAGAAAAGTTCAAATGAAGAGGCGAAGAGCGTCATGCAATATCCGAAAGGCTCAACGGCTCAATACGTCACATGGCAACAGGCGACTGAAAGCCTGAAATACCATGTCGACACCCTGAGAAACCTTTTCTTCACTCAGCTGCAGTTGCCTGATTGGTCATACGAGAAGATGTCGCAGCAAGCCCTCTCAGGTGAGAGCCGCAAGCAAATGTTCATTGATGCGCAGCTCAAAGTCAAAGACGAAAGCGGTCGTTTGATTGAGTTCTTTGACCGTGAAATAAATGTCGTTAAAGCGTTCTTGAAGATTGCTCTTGGAGAGGCTTACGCAGCCGACATTGACGCTCTCCCCGTTGAGACCGTTGTCACGCCTTTCGCCATCACAGACAAACAAGACTTGGCGAACTACCTCATGTCTGTGAACGGTGGCGAGCCTATCATGTCACAACGTGAGAGCATTGAACGTCTCGGCGAGAGTGACGATGTGGACACCACCCTGAAAGAAATTCAGGATCAGAAGACGGTGGACGTGTTTGAACCGACAGAATAACGTGAGAGCATGGCACCAACAAGAAGACCCCCGAACAGAAAGAAGCCTGAGCAGCTGAAATACCGCTGCCGTGACTGCCGTCACAGTTATGATTGGCACAGCAAGGCTCTTGACGGTCATTTGATTTTGTGCCGCTGCCCTCATGATGAAAAGACAGAACACGGGCGGTGGTGCAAATTCCTGAATGACTTTCAATGTGATAAATTTATTCTGAGAGACAATGGCACTCAATAAATACGACAAACAGCATCTGCGCAACCTGACAGCCTACGAGCGTCAGGTTGACGCTATATACAGGGCGGCGGTCAAGGAAGCCGCTGCCCTTGGACTTTCTATTCGTGATTTAGACCCGACACGGCTCTTTTCTTTCTCCGACTATCCAATTACACGCAAAAGGCTCGAAAGTCTCTTAGAGAGCCTAAAAAGCGGGTTGTCGGCTGTCATAGTGAACGGCGTGAACCATGAATGGACGCTCGCCAACAACAAGAACAACGAGCTATGCCGTCAGGTATTCGGCGATAACGTGGGCAAGCTCTCAAACGCCCAATATCGCCGATACTTCAAGAACAACGAAGAAGCCCGTGACGCATTTCTCGCCCGCAAGGTTCAGGGCTTGAACCTCTCTGACAGAGTTTGGAAATATACAAATCAGTTCAAAGAGGAAATCGAACTCGGGCTTGACATCGGTCTGAGAAGCGGCAAGGCGGCTGAACGTCTTCAAAAAGACTTGCAACTGTTTCTTCAACACCCTGACATGCTCTTTCGCCGTGTCAGAGACGAACACGGGCAGTTGGTCTTGTCAAAGCGTGCGGCGGCTTTCCACCCTGGGCGTGGCGTGTACCGAAGCTCATATAAGAACGCCCGCCGCCTCGCAGCCACAGAGACGAACATCGCATATCGGTCGGCTGACTTTGCCCGTTGGCAAGACCTTGACTTTGTTGTCGGTATTCGTGTTGTTGTGAGCAATAACCACACACTTTTAGGGGCTGACGGGAAGCCTCACAAATTTACAGACATCTGCGATGAACTGAGCGCACCCGTGGGCAGTAAGGCTGTCAAGGGTCAGGGCTGTTACCCAAAGGACTTCAAGTTCACGGGGTGGCACCCTCATTGCCGCTGTCACGCTGAAACAATTTTGAAGACCGAGGAAGAAATGATGCATGACAACGCAAGGCTGCTCAAAGGCGAAGAACCTCTGAAAGAAAGCGTGAACACGGTCACGGATGTACCTCAGGAGTTCAAAGATTGGCTAAAAGACAATAAAGAGAGGGCGAAAAGAAGCACGTCTGTGCCTTATTTCATCAGCGACAACGAGAAATACTTGCCTGAGGGTTACAAGAACTTGTACGCCCTGAAAACGCCGTATGAAACTTATGCTGAATATGAAGCCGCCATGAGATATAACAAGAAGCACGCTGACTTCACGCCTGAGGTCTTGAAGAACATCAGAGATTTAGACCAAGCTCTCCCCGTGATGCAAGGCAAGATAATGAATTTCACAGATGCTGACAGAGGTCACGCCAACCCACACTTTCCTGAGGCTAATTCAAAAGAGGCGGGCTATCATGATAATTGTCAGACTTGCACAATGGCTTATGAATTAAGGCGCAGAGGTTTTCCAGTTGAAGCCGTACCGAACCCGATAGCGGACGGGTATAATAACATGAGAGATTTTTCACAATTCTGTGCCCGCAACGGCATAGAGTGGACTGACAGATATTTGACCGCTGACGGGAAAGCCGCAGATTACGCTTGGTCTCATCGCCTGACAGAAGACACGGTAACAGCAAAGAATGCGTTCATAGAGGCGCAGACAGCAGCTCATGGGCGGTATGAGGTTTATTGCGCATGGAAGACGGGTAACGCCCATGTTTTCATTGTTGAGAGACAGAAGAACGGCGAACTGCTTTGGTTTGACCCTCAGACAGCCCGCCGTGGTAAGTCTTTCAATGATTCGTTGGCTTTGATGATTAAAGAGCAAATTGGGGTTCTCAGAATTGACGATAAAATAATCAATCCGAAGTTCGCTTCAAGGTTATTGAAAGCGTCCCGCTAATTCTAAGCCCTCTTCGCCACTCACAAATTTTGTTTTGCCGTCTTTCAGGAGAATGAGCGTTGGCAACCCCTGAGGGACGGCAATTCCATTCTTGCCGATATTTGAACAGCCGAACACCTGAAAGCCGTCAAGAACTCCGACAAAATTCACGCTGTTGCAACCGTTTTCTTCGGCTGTCTGTTTTACGATTTTTGGTATTTTCATACGTTTTCTCTGATTAAACACGGGTTTTCTCGTAGAATATCCCGTTATAAGTTATTTTTCTCGAATTTGACGCACACGGGCTTTGGTTTTCTCTTTGGTGTAATTATTCACTTAGAAAATTATCGCCCGACAGAGAGCCGCAATCGTCTTTTAATCCTGAAATCGAAACTAAGTTCTGATTTTATCAGGTCACGGGGCAAAGATAAGCCCTTTTGCTGAGATAACGGCAAAAAGCCCGATTTATTGTCTCGGAGGGTAAAAATGGGCGTTCAGGCTGCAAGTGCAGTTGAGTTCAAACCTGAAACAAGCCCGATTTGCCCGTTTTTAGCCCCGCTGACGGCTTTTCTCTCGTCATTGGTGTAATTTATCATCTGACGGAGTAAAACACGCTGTACGGGCTTTATTTTGTCTTTTCGTGTGAAGCGGTTCACGGGTCACGGTTGTTTTCGCCCCCGTGTATGGGTTGCCGTCTGAAACGCCGATGTTCCAAAGGCGGCTGACCTTGCACCCGATTTGTTCAGGGCTGAAACGCTCATAGATAGCCGAGAGAGACGTGAAGAAGAAGTCCCGTTCCCCCGTCTGTTCGGGCGGCTCTTTGAATGTCACTCGGTAGATGAACCCGCAGCGGGCTTTGTCTTTCTCTTCCCCGCCTGTTGTCTGTCTGTTGTCTGTCATTTGTTTTTCGTTTTGCTCGCCTGACTGTCTGAGGCGAAAATTTAACTTCAATTCAAGAGGGCGAAATCGCAGAGTACGTTAGTACTTTTTCTCTCCTTTTCTCTGCTCTCCTTTATACGCGCGCAGGTAGCGCATTTTCTCGCAGAAAACTTGGGTTTTCTCAGAGATAACCACCCGTTATCTACGAGAAAATTAAAATTTTTAACAAATAAAATTACTTTTCCCCGAAAAGAGTTTTGAGTGAATAGAACGGCGAGAAGCGTTTGATGCGTGAGGCGGCTTCTTGACCCCATATCGCTGCTATGAGACGGATAGCGTCCATATCCCCGTCAAAGGCGATGAAACTCTCATAATTGTTGAACTCGTAGCAGTAAACCTCCTGAGGGTCACACTCTGTTCTGATGCGGTTCTGAACCTCATTCAGGTGGGCGAAATACTTGTTTACCCCGTCTTCAACCCCAAAGCCACCGCCGCCGAACGAAACAAGTTTCTCGTTGGGTTTCAACTTGATAGACCTCTGACCCTGTTCTAACTGTTCCTGAGAGAAAGCGAAGAAACAGCGGAACTTGCTCACGTCTGTTTCATCACGCTCACGACATAACTCCTGATAACGGTTCAGGGTCTTTGCGTTCTTATAGACCAACATGCCGTCATTGTCCCAATCCTGACGAACTTCAAATTTCTCTGTATTCATAATATAAACTTTGTTTTGATTGATTTATTGCCTTTCGACTTGTGAAGCCCGTCAGGGGCTTTCTGCGGCTCTCTGACGGGCTTTTGTTGTTCATGCTTATAACTCTCGCAGAATGTCATTGAAAGCCTTTTCTGCGGTCTCTTTCACTCCCTTAGGGTCTCCGTAGAACTTCTGAGCGGCTTGAAGAATTATCAACATCGCCCGCCCGAGGGCTGTCATAATGACTGACGGGTCGTTTGTTCTCGCTTGAAGAACTTTCAGAACCTCTTGATACAGGTTCTCTTGATTGCTGTTCATTGTTGCCATTGTGTCTTTGATTTATTTGTTCAACTTTACTCGGTTCATCAACTGTCCTGAGAGTTCATGCAGCTCACGGCTTCTTTCAGGCGTGAGTTCACGGGCGTGAGCCGTTATCGCCTGAGTGAGCTTCCAAAGGGTTGCCCCGCCCTGAACGCCGTCCTCGGGGTCGTTGCGCATCAATATCTTTTCGACCTCCTTGCTCTCTTGTTTCAGAAGACCACCGCTGCTTGTCAGGCGTTTCAGTTCATGGTCGAAGTCAACATCAATCTCCGAAGCCCCCTGTATCTCAATCGCCTTTTGCATGAGGTTGTCCTTGCTGAACAGCCCCTTTGTGAGGTCTTTGACAGCCGAGACGGTTGTCTTCGTGTCGAGTTCATAGGTCTTGTTGGATAACTGCAGATTGTCAGGCAGCTTTGAACCCAAGTGAACTTGCTTCATAACGCTCTCCCTGACCATACCGTTAAGGCAAGCCCCGTTCAGGAGAAAGGCTCTCATATCAACAGCCCCGTCCCCGTAGTCAGAGGTTGAGAAGCGTGCGCCCGCAAAGATTGTGACAGTTCCGTTCTTCACGGTCGGTATCTCAATCGGTGTCGGAAGAATTGTCTCCGCCCATACCTTTGTGTCGTTCATATAAGCGTCAGAAATGACTGCGCCCTGACCCGCTGCCTCCTGAACAAACGCCGTGAGAATTTCAACTGAGTTCAGGCGGCGATAACTGTCAGAGAGAACGCCTCTCACTTGCTGCCCTACGGTTCTGACAAGAACACGGCTGCGCTGCGTCCAATCGCTGTGTTGGTTCAGAAGATGTGCAGCGAGGGCTATCGCCCATGGCTCGCCGCTTGCAAGCCCTCTGAGATAACGCTGCGGTATGCCCATGCGCTCGGCGAGCTGTCCGATAGCGTTGTCATGGAGAGAAAACTGACCGTCAGGCATGTTCATCGTCAGAGGCTGTGAACTTATCTCTTCAACCTCTGTGAAGCCGTCTGTCGGCTGACCGCCCGAGAACGTGATAACGGGCGTGTGGCTCTTCGCTTTCAGGTTCACGCCGATAGGTGCAATATAATCCTGAGCGATTTTGCCCTCATTGATAAGGCGTTCCATGGTAGCCTTAACGCCCGCTGCCTTGCCGTCTATCATTCTGTGAACTTTGTTCATTACTACCTCGTTCAAACCTTTCTGTAAGTCTGTTGTTGCTGTCATGATTTTGAAATTTATATGGTTATTGAATATTCGATAAAAACTCTTCTGCCTCTTCAAAGAGTTCATCAGGGGTCAGGCTCTCAGAGCTTGGCTCGAAGCCTGAGAGATAAGCCGCCTCTATGATCGTGCTTCTTTCACTCATTGCGCTGCCCTCCCCTGTTTGAGTTCATCACAAATGGCGATACGGTGTCCCGCTCTTATCAGTCTCGGCAGATATGTGTCAAGGGCGTGATACGGGAAGCCCGCCTGACGGTCGCCCGCCTTGTCTCTTGTCAGGGTTATGCCGAGGATGCGTGATGCGCTCTCTGCGTCTTCCTGATAACTCTCATAGAAATCCCCGCATCTGAATAACAGCAGAGTGTCGGGGTGCATCTCTTTCAGTTTTGTGAACTGTTTCTTTTTTGCTTCTGTCATGATTTTGACCTCCTGTTTATGCTTTACAAATCCAATATTCTGTATCAATGATTGACAAGCCCGTGAACGAGCTGACCGTGAAATACCCTATTCTGACATCACAAACGGCGTTACTCTTGATTTTCTTGTGGCTTCTGCGCAAGCTGTTGAAATAACGCTCTGTGTCGTATTTGCGGGTTGAAGTGAACAACACACGGGCTTCGCCGTCATTTGTCTGTGACATGATTTGATACTTTGCTCTCATAATTCTGACCTCCTGTTTTGATTATTTGTAGTAGAAAGAAAACTTGATACCTCTGCGGAGCTTGCAGACACAAACATCGTCCATGCATGCAAATGCTCTCTTCAAAAGTTTGTTCAGCATCTCAACGCCGATGAGGGCTATCGCTCCCGAAACGCCTACGAGCTTGTGAACCTTGCGTCCCTGAGCGTCAACGCCGCTTACCTTGATGCGGAAGTTTCTGTTGATGTCCTTTGAACTGTAAGCGAGACCGTTCTTGTTATTGTTTGTTGAGACCTTAATCATTTTTCTTTCAATTTGAGTGTTAAACTTATGTTTGAATGTGATTACCTTGAAATCACGTTGCAAAGATAAGTGAAGTATTTTGGAAATAACAAACTTTTCTCCGAGTATTTTTAACCTAACAGGTAAATTTAACCTTTGTTAAGAGTAATCGCCCGAAACTCGCCCCTATATAGAAAAATTCCATATAACCAAACATTTTGTGATTATTATGTAATCATTTCGAGAAAATATCGTATCTTTGTCGCAGTTTACCGTACAGTTAAATATTTCATAATTATGAGAAAAGCAATTTTAGATGCGCTGAAAGCCAAATTTCAGGGGGTCAGCGAATCAGTCTTGAACAGGATTGCGGACAAACTCTGCAAGACTGTCACAACCGCTGAACAGGTTCAAACCGCCGTTGACGGGGTGACAATTCAGCAAGTAATCGAGGGCTACGCCGATAGCCGAGCAACAGAGGCTTCACAGACCGCCGTTCACACTTACGAACAGAAATACGGTCTCAAAGACGGCGCAAAGGTTGAACAGCCCTCAGGGGGCGGCGGCTCAGGTCAGGGCGGCGCACCCGTTCAAACACCACAAGGAGGGGGTACAGACCCCGTGCTGCTTCAAATGCTTCAATCGCTTCAAGAGAGCAACAAAAAGTTGTCTGAGCGTCTTGACCGTATGGACAGCGAGCGTACAACCTCATCACGCAAACAGCAACTTTCAGGCATTATCGCCAAGTTGCCTGAGAACCTCAAAAAGGCTTACGAGCGAACACCCGTTGACGGCTTGACCGATGAACAGTTCAACGCTCTCATCGGAGAGGTCACAACAGAGGTGGACGGCATTGTTCAGGCGACACAACAGAAAGGGGCTATCTTCGGTCGCCCGTCAGCCACGGGCGGCTCAGGTTCTCAGGGCGGAGAACTGACCCAAGAGCAAAAGGACGCTATCGCACATCGTGATAACAAACCCGCCTCAGGTGGTCAGCCGTTCTAATGTTTAACAATCAAAACAACAAAGAAAAATGGGCATGCAAGTAAACAGACGTAAGGACGTGAGAACACCCCGTGTCCTTATGCACCGTATCGCTGACATCAGAGGCGGCGTATCTGTCAAGGCTTCTGAGCTTGGGGGCGATTTCCTCTATGAGGGAGCTGTCCTGAGCGCAGCCGATGAAAAGGGTCTTTGTCACGTTGTGAAAATCGCTCAGGTTGTTGCAGAGGTCGGAGCGTCCGACAAGACAATCAAAGTGAAGAAAGGTCACAACTTCGCAAAGGGCGATTTCATTATGACAAAGGTCGGTGGCGTGGCTTATGACATCACAGCCATTGACACAGAGGGCAGCAAGACCTTTGACACAATCACAGTAAGCACCACCCTCGGTGCAATCTCAAAGGGCGGTTTCATTATTGAGGCAAAAGCGAAGTCAACCGCAACAACCTCTGAACTGAAATACGTTCCTCAGTCAATCAACGGAACGGGCAAGCCGTTTACGCCGAAGTCAAACCTTGACACGGACGCTTGGCTTTTCGCCGTGACAAAGGGCAACCCGCTTCCTGATTTCATCATGGCGTACCTAAAAGGTGTCGTCAATTATTAACCGTTAAAAGTTCATCACTTATATGGCAACAGTTGTAAATACTCTCATTCAGGGTCTTACCGAGCAGATGGTTCAGTCACGTTTGAACACGGCTGACGCAACGGGCTTTCTGTTCGGCACTTATTTCCCCGTAAAGAGAGTTCAGGGCTTCCAGTGGAAGACCCTCCAAAATCAGCTTGCTAAGAAGAACGTAGCCGCCGACCTCCACACCGATAACGGCTCAATTCTTCGCAAGCAGCGTCCTATCTTTGAGAGCGCAAGAGGAGATATTCCTTTCATCAGCATTTCCCGTGAGTTGAAACGCTCTGAGATTAAAGAGTATCAGACCGCTCTCGCTTTTGCTCAGGATGAAGACGCAACAAAGCTCGTTCAGTATTGGGGCGAGGACGTTGACTTCTGTTTCAACGGCGTTCAGTCTGAGTTGGAGTACATTGCTTGGAAGCTCGCTTCCCGTGCGGGTCAGTTGGCTTTCACAACAACGACCAACGCAACATACGCCAATGAGTTCGACTTGGATTATGACGTTGACCCCGAGGCAAAGGTCAAGACCTCTTCCGATTGGGCAAACGCTGCTTCGGCTGATATTCTCGGCGATTTCCGCAATGAGATTAAGAAAGCCAAGGCAAGAGGTCTGAACCCGAAGTTCGCCTTTGTCAACCTTGACGAGTTCTATAAGATTGCTTCGTCTGAGCAGATAATCAAGGCTTGTGCGTCATTCGCTTCAAACGCTCTGAATATCTCTCAGACCCCTGACCTTACCACCGTCAACTCAATGCTCGCCCGCCAAGCATGGCTCAACGGCATTCAGTTGAAAGTCATTGACCAAACCATTACCCGTGAGTTCACTGACGGCTCTCAGGAATCAGGCAACCCATTTGAGGACTGCCGTTGCGTTCTCTCAGAAACAGAACGACTTGGCACCACTCAGTATGACATCCTGACTGAGAACGAGAACCTGATTTTGCGTGCAGAGCGTGCTCACACTGTCATCAAGAAGTACGGCACAATCGAACCGAAGTCAGAGGTTACAATCGGTCAGGCTGACGCTGTGCCTGTCTTTGACACGGCTTACCGCAACGTCTATATGAGAACAGACGGTAAGGATTGGGAATAAACATTTAACTGAGGCATAATATGGCAGCAACAGTTCTTGAAGCATTAAAAAGCATTACCGCTTACCCCGTTCCGCTTCGCACCCTCGTAGAGACTGCGGAGCGGCGGGGTCTTTCGCTTTCAGATGAAGCCACGCAAGAGACGCTGAAAGGCAAGGCATTCAACCTCTCAAAGGCTGACACGCTTCTGTGGCTCTCTCTCGCTCCGAATGTCACTCAGGGCGGGCAATCATACTCTTTCACAGATGAACAGCGCACAGAGTTCAAAAACAGAGCCTATAAACTGTTCAATGAGTTTGAGGACGAGGCGGTAAAGCCCAAACCTATATACGGATATAAAGGTTCGCGATTATGATAATAACCAACGGAACAATCGAAGTGAAGAGAAAAACGGCGGGCGGCATTGACCCTGAAACGGGTTTCCCCGTCAAGTCTTCTGAGGTCTCTTGGGGTAGCCCGATAGACTGTCAGTACACGGCAAACAAGTACAACAAGCTCGGTAAGGTCAATGGGGAACACTTCACGGTGGCGCAGTATTCAATTCTGATTGAAGAACAGCCGCTCGGGGAGTTTGACCAAATCAGGCTTACAGACAGTTTGACGGGAAAGAGCCTCGGGGAGTTTTCTGTCATTCAGGTTGAGCCGTTGGAAGCCGTCTGCGAATTGAGAATAATGGTCTAACGGCGATTGCGGCTCTCTGTCGGCTTTACTTTTTCTGTGCTTATAATCACACCATGAAAAAGAGTAAACGCCACATACGTCAAATTCGCCAAAAATAACTCAGAAACTATGCCAATAAGACAACTTACCCCCATGTCTGAGATTGACCGATACACAGAACAGGAGCTGAAAAGGCTTCAAACGGTTCTGATAAGGTCTCTGCAGTACTGCGGGGAACAGGTTCTGAACACAGCCCGTTCGACCAATTCTTATAAAGACCAAACGGGCAACCTGAGAAGTTCACTCGGCTATGTCGTTGCCGTGGACGGACGGGTTGTTTATCAGTCAGACTTTCAGACCGTGAAACAAGGGCGGGACGGTTCAGAGAAAGGCGCAGCGTTCGCAAAGAAACTTGTCAGGCGTTTCCCTCACGGGGTCTGCCTGATTGTTGTTGCGGGCATGGAATACGCCGCTCACGTCAAGAACAAAGGCTACGATGTGCTTGACAGTTCAGAACTGCTTGCAGACAGAATTGTGCCGAGTATGCTGAAACAGCTTGGCTTCACTTAATATTAACAAGAGACAATGGCAAAGACATCAAAACAAGTTCAAGGGGACGTGTACAGACTTCTGAAAGACAGCACCCTTTATTCGATGATTTCAGGTGAGGTTTACAGACAAGGCTACCGCCCTCGCGACAGCCGCCTTGAAGACGCTGTGGTTATATTCACAGCGGGTCTGCCTGACCAAATTCAGACAGGCGTGGTTACGGTTCACATCTATTGTCCTGACATAGACCCATACGGGAACGGCGTACTCGTTGAGGACGGTCAGCGCACAGAAGAACTTGAAGCCCTTGCGCAGCGTTGGGTTGACAGTCTTACGGCTGAGGTCTCTTGTTATAAGTTCAAGTTGCAGCAGACGATCTGCACAGACTATGCCGAAGACATCAATCAGCATTTTGTCGTTGTCTGTCTGAAATATAAGTATTTCGGCTCTGACGATGAAACGCTGAATATCCCTCAGGCGGCAGTTATTGTTACCGAGGACGGCGATTTGCCGATAACGCAGCCTGTCATAAAGAAAAAGAATGTTTAACAATTAAATTACGTAGATTATGTCACAACTTTCATGGGGTAAGTGCACCATTGAGAAAGCAACCTCAACAAAAGGCACTCCCGCCGAGCAGTGGACAGCTATTGACACCCCGAAAGAGGATACAACAAAGCTGACCCCAACAGCGGGAACAGAGAAAACCGCCACAGAAGAGGGCGGCGAGTTGGTGGATTCAAGAACGGGCAAGAACACGTACCAATTTGAGTTCGACCTCTTTGTCAAGAAAGGCGGCACACGCCCGTTTGATGACGTTGACGGTGTAATATCGGGAGAACACGCATTCCGAGTAACACCTGAGGACGAGGAATGCGAGGGCTTTCAGATTGACCGCTCAACAATTCGTTGCGAGGAGAGTTATTCAACCGCTGAGGGTAAGTTGCTTCACTACGTTGCCAAGGTTCTGAAACCCGCAACGGGCAAGAGCGTGAAGCCGTACACAAAGACTGCCTCCAAATGACTGATGGGCGTAAGGTTCTCAACCAACGGAGCTTTGCGCCTTACAAACGGAGGTTCGTTTCGGTTCAATAACCTGAATGTTCATCTGCACTGAGGGAGCGTGGCGGTCAGGCGCAACCGCCCCTCCCTCTTCAAGGGTCAGAGGTCACAAAAGAAAGACGCTCACGGCGGTTCGTTGCCGCCATGACCCACTTATACATCAATAAAAGTTTTATCATCATGGCAGAAGAAAAGACTATCGAACAAAAAGCCGCCGAGACCATTCTTCAAACACCCGTTGAAGTCAAGGTCGGCAGCAAAACTTATATGACAGCCCCGCCAAGCACAGCAACGCTTATTCTCGCATCAGAGGCTGTTTCACGTTTGCCACACGTTGTTCTTGACCCGAAGAACGTTGTGGAAGAAAGCCTGTCAATCGCAAAAGATTGTCGGGCTTTAGGCGATATTGTCGCAATATTCATTCTCGGAGCAAAGAACCTGAAAGAAAAAGTCAAGGTTCAGAAGAACAGAGAGAAACGCTATCTGTGGGGGCTGTTCAAGCGTCAGGTCGTTGAAGAGGTCGAAGAGGTCATAGACCGCAAGGCAGAACTCGCCCAAGAACTTCTTGAAGAACTCACGCCCGCTGAACTTTATGACCTCACGGTTACGGTTCTGCAAAGAATGAACCTGACCGATTTTTTCGGTCTTACCACTTTCCTGATAGAAATAAATCTGATGCGGCAGACGAAAGTGGAAACAGAAGCGACAGCCCCTGGGCAATAATCGCCGCAACGGTCAAGGCTTACGGGCTGACCTTTGAAGAGGTTCTGTACAACATGAGTTATCCCAACCTGATATTGTATAACGCCGTTCTACCGTCTTATAACACAAAAGACAAGTCAGACGGCTCAGGCTCAGGGCAAGAGGTAATCAAGGCTGACGACCCGAGAAATAAAGAACGAGTTAAACAATTCTTTGACAGTATCGAATAAATGGAGAACGAGAACGGAAAACTTTTTTACGGAACGGGGCTTGACAACAGTCAGCTCCGTGTTGGTGCTGCGGAAGCGAAGAGACTTCTTCACGGCATTGGCAGCACGGCTTCAAGTGAGGGCGACAAGATAGACAACTCAATGAAGAAAATCGGAAAAGCCGTTGCGGGTGTCTTTGCCGTTTCCCAAATCAAAGAGTTCGTTTCTCAGGTCGCAAACGTCAGGGGTCAGTTTCAGCAGCTTGAAATGGCTTTCAAGACCATGCTCGGCTCTGCTGAAAAGGCTGACGCACTCATGCAGCAGCTTATCAAGACAGCCGCCACAACGCCCTTTGGAATGACTGACGTTGCTCAGGGCGCGAAACAACTTCTCGCCTACGGCGTTCAGGCTGACAAAGTGAATGAGACCTTAATCAGGCTCGGAGACATTGCGGAGGGTCTCTCAATACCTCTGAATGATTTGGCTTACCTCTATGGCACAACCATGGTTCAGGGACGTTTGTACACGCAAGACCTGAACCAATTCTTGGGACGTGGTATTCCTCTGACAGATGAACTTGCCAAGCAGTTCGGCGTTGCCAAAGATAAGGTCAAAGACCTTGTTACTGAGGGCAAGGTCGGCTTCCCTGAGGTTGAAAAGGCGATCATCACCATGACCTCTGAGGGCGGCAAGTTCGGCGGTCTTATGGAAGCTCAGAGCCACACGATAACAGGTCAGATTTCAAACATCGAAGACAGTATCGACCAAATGTTCAATGAGCTTGGCAAGAAGTCTGAGGGCGTTATCTCTGACGTTCTGAGCCTGACATCAAAAGCCATTGACAACTGGGAGAATATCGGCAAGGTTCTTCTTGTCGTTATCAGCACATACGGGGCTTATAAAGCCGCCGTTATCGCTGTTGCAGCCGCTCATAAAATGGCTGCTATATGGGGAGAGGTTTCAGCCTTTCTTTCTCTGACAAAGAGTATAACGTCAGCCAAGGACGCAATGCTTCTTCTTAACATGGCAACAAAGGCAAACCCAATAGGGCTTGTTTTAGGCGTTGTCGCCGCCGCTGCAACCGCTTTCGGTCTGTTCTCAGACAATACAAGCAAAGCGGCTGAAATGACAAGCAAATACGGCGAGAAAGCGACCACAGCCATAACCCGTGTTCAAAGCCTTTCAACAGCCCTGAACGGTCTCACTGCGGGCAGCTCAACCCACAAAAAGGTTATGGACGAGCTAAACGGTATTCTTGAAGACTACGGCGTTCAGGCTGTCAAAGAGGGCGACAGCATTGATACCGTGAACGAGAAGCGCACTCAGGCTATTGAACTAATCAAGCAAGAAGCCATTGAGCGTCAACGCCTGAACGACATTGCCTCGGGCAATGACACATACGCCAAGGCTCTTTCTGACGCTCAGAATGAAATGTTTCAGAAACTTCAAGGGGCTGAGACAGGCGGTACGTTTGCGGGTTTTGTTTGGTCTTCTGACAATGAAGAGATACAAGAAAACGCTGCCGCCATTTCAACCATTATCGCTCAACAGGTCGAACAGAACATCAACCTGATAGCGGGCAAGACGGGCGAAGAATACGAAAAGGGTCTGAATAAGATTTATGCCAATATTCAAGACAAGATGCGGGCTATCGGCATAAGTGAGAAGACAATCGCCAAGGCTTGGTGGGATGACGGTTTTTTCACAAAGACCAACATCGTACAAAATTATATAAACGGCGTTCAGTCAGCAGCAGAGGAACACGACCGTTACACAACAGCCGTGAACAAATCTGCCGCCGCTGAACAAGCCGCTGCCGACAGTTCAATGACATTTGCCGACAAGGTCTCAGCCGTTGAGAGAAGCCTACAAAAGCCAACGGACGGCGTTCATCAGTTGTATGAGAATATCAAACAACTCATGTCCCAATATTCTGAGAATACTATCGGCTTTACAATCAAGTTCAGCGGCGAAGTTCCAGCTTGGATGGATAAAATGGGTATTGATGAACTGACACGCCTCGCGAAGCGTTTCGCCTCTATTGGGTCTTCACTGAAAGACGGTCAGGTGGCTTTAGTGAACGGCAAGGCTTATACAAAGCAGCAAGCCTTACAGCGCAGCGCAGAATACGCTCAGGCAGCTGAGAATAAACAGACCGCCGCCGACAATAAAAAGAAACAAAATGAAGCGGCAGCAGAAGAAGCAAAGAAACATGCCAAAGAACGGGCGAGAAAAGCCGCACAAGCCGCCGAAGACAGAAAGCGGGAGCGTGAACAGATTGCCGAGGAAACGGCTGAGAGAAACAACCAAATCGCCGAATACGGGCAGTCTGTCATTGAACAGACTGAGAAAACCGAGCTTGACATCAGACAGGCAAAGATAGACCTCATGGAAGAGGGTTATCAGAAACAAAAGGCGCAGCTCGACCTGAACTATGACCGCCTTATTTCTGAGAACAAAGAACGTGAGCGACAGATGCTTGAAGCCCTTGCCGACAAAATGGTTCTTCAATGGGAGAACAAACACCCCAAGGCAAAGAACTCTGAGAAACAGGCTTACCGCAGCTCTCTTCTGAGTGAAGACAGCGACACCCGCCTGACACGTCAAGACCTGACTACAGAACAACGGGCGCAGCTCGAAGCATACGAGAAGATAGCCGCCGACACCCGTGTTAAAGGCAACAAAGAGGCTCTGAACACCATGCTGCAAGACAGCCTGACATACGAGCAGCAGCGTGTCAAGATTGCCGAAGAATATCAGAATAAAATCGAAGCCCTCTATGAGCATGACAAAGACGGGAAACGTGTCAAAGATGAAAACGGAAATGACAAGTGGAACGAGGGTGTCACTCAGGGGAACTTCGATGAACTGAACTATCAGCAAGAACAGGCTCTGAACGCCATTGATGAACAGTTTGCGCAGCGTGAAGAGACATACAAAGCATGGTGCAACGAAATCGCCAATCTGACCCTTGAACAACTTCAAGCCCTCTTGGATAAAGCCGAGGAGGAGTTGAAAAAGGTTGAGCAAGACAAGAAGAACGGCACAGCCACTTCACAGCAAGTTGCCGTTGCCCGTGCAAAGGTTACAACCGCCAAGAATAATGTCGCTCAGGCAAAGGAGAAAGCCGACCTGAACCCTGACAAACGTTCAATCAAACAATGGCAAGACCTCTACAAGACCTTGAATGAGGTAAACAAGACATTTGAAGAGATTGGCGACACAATCGGCGGCGTTGCGGGAGACATCATCAAGACGGCGGGGCAAATATCAACCTCTGCCCTTACGATGATAAACGGCATAATGCAGTTGACACAGAACGCATCTACAGGCGTTCAGGCAACAGCGACTGCCTCCTCAAAAGCAATTCAGACGGTTGAAAAGGCTTCTGTCATTCTGACAATTATTTCTGCCGCCTTGCAGATAGCAACGCAGATCGTGAACCTCTTCAACAATGACGACAAGAAGCAAGAGGAAATAGAGGCTCTTCAAAGACGCATTGACCAACTGCAGTGGCAACTTGATAACGCCGACATCGTGCGCATACAAGAGAAGAGCGGAAAGGCTATTGACCTCGTGAAAGCGAAGCTGAAAGAGACACGGGACGAAATGTTGAAAGACATTGAGACCCTGACAGGCTTTGAAGCAATGTGGGCAAGGCTCACGCTGAAAGTCTCACGCAACGATGAACTGTTGAAACAGTCAGCCGAGAAGATTGCCAAGGCTTACGCCAATGTCGCTTACACGGCTGACAAGGCTCTCGGCGGCAAGAAGTACAGTGAAGCCCAACAGCAGCTTGAAAACATCGCACAGCAGCAGTTGCTCATTCAAGAACAGATAGACACAGAGAACAGCAAAAAGAAGACTGACCACGGCAAGATTGCCGATTGGGAGCAGAAGATTGAAGAACTGGGCGCAAAGGCGATTTCAATCATAAATGAAATGGTTGAAGACATCATGGGCGGTACAAGTTCTGACATCGCAGAACAACTCTCTGACGCTTTCTTTGAAGCCTTTCAGAACGGCGAGGACTACGCAAAGGCGTGGGGCGATAAGGTCAACGAGATAATCGGCGACATAACAAAACGCCTTTTAGTTCAGAAGTTCTTGGAAGAACCCCTCGGAGAGGTCTTTGACAAGTACAAGGCTCAGTGGTTCAAGGACGGCAAGTTCATGGGCATTGACGCTGTTCTGAACAGTCTCTCGGGCTTGACAAATGACCTGAACCAAGTCGGCACAGATTGGATAACGATTTGGGAGGCTCTCCCTCAACAAATCAAAGACATGATTACAGCCGCACAAGACTCAACCCGTGAGACCTCTTCAAGTGGTATCGCCAACGCCTCTCAGGACAGCGTGGACGAGCTGAACGGACGAGCCACGGCTATTCAGGGTCATACCTATTCAATCAGTGAGAACACAAAATTGCTGCTGAATACGGCGAACCTGATTTTGCAATCAGTCTTGAACATTGAGAGCAACACAGACGGGCTTTCAGACCGTGTGGCGGGCGTTGAGAGCAGCGTGAAAGAGATTAAGGACACAGTAAACGACATCGCCCTCAAAGGCATAAAGATAAAATGACATGAAAGAAGTTATCAGACAGATTTACACACAGGCAAAGCTCCTCGGGGCTTGCCCGTTGTTCAAGGGGACAGAACAGACTGTAGAGGATATTGTCAGGCTGTTTGAAAGCCCTCAGGGTATAGAGTTTTGTATGAAGAACCATTTCCCGAATATGGCGACTTTCAGGCTCTTCAAACCTCACGGGGTTGAGAAGTACGGCATCTACATTGATGCGGGAACGCTGACCCTGAAAGACCCCTCACGGGCTGTCCTGATAGGAAGAACCTCTGCAACCGTCTTCTGTTCAAAGACAGAACGGCACGAAATCATTCTTCTTCACGGGGCGAAAGCGATAGTGAATGCAAACAAATGGGCTGTTGCCCGTGTTCAGTCAGAACAGGGCTGCAGCGTCATAAAAAACACCTCTGACAATGCGATTATAATATGATTAACAGACTTTTCATAGACGGTAACGATGCATACTTGCAGTATGGCGTGTATGTGACGAGCGGCGGGTTCAACGAACTTGTCGCCTTTCCGCCGTTGAAGTCTGTTGACAGTAACGATTGGCAAGAGGAAGACGGTGTGGAGGCAGACCTTTCAGCCCCTGTTCTCAACACCCGTGAAATTCAGGTTAAGTTCGCTTTTGGCGGGCTTTTCAGCCGTTTCTGCGCTTTCATTGAACTGTTGTCTGACGGTGCTTACCATGAGTTCTATTGCGCCCACATACAGCGCACGTTCACGCTCAGAATGACACAGCAGCCGAACCTTGACGTGGCGAGAATGTTAGGCACGGTAACGATCAAGTTCTCTGACGATTTCCCGATGAAAGGCTATAAGTACAAAGCCCCCGTGAGTGAGGTCACGCCGTCAGACGATTATTCGCTTGACAATACGCCACTGACAGATTACGGTTGTCGGGTTCTGAAAGGTTCTCTGTCTGAGGTTATGAAGACCGCACAAGTGAAACAGAACCTTTTGCGGAACATCAAGACGAAGACGGGTGCCATATATGACGGGAAGCGGGTCACGTTCAAGACAAAGGACGTGAAGTTGTATTGCCTCATGCGGGCTGAGAGCCTGACAGAGTTGTGGCGTAACTATGACGCTCTTCTCCATGACCTCATTCAACCCGAGGAAAGGCTTCTGACGGTCAGAGAACTTGAACAGGATTTCCCGTGTTACTACAAGTCTTGTCAGGTCTCAGACTTCTTCCCTGACGGCAAAATTTGGTTGGAGTTCACTCTGACCCTGACTTTCACGGGGTCTTTCAGGCTTGACTCAACGATTTTATCCTTGCAACGGAAGACGGTATCATCGTGTTCACAGAAGACGGCGAGAACGCAATAGAAATGTTGCCTGACAGTTTCTCTGCCCGTTCTATGCAATTGGTAAATGATTGTTCTCACATACGTTTCATCAACAATGGCAATATAAGGTTCAACAACTAAAAAATAAAAGACAGATGAAGAAAATAAAAATTTCGGAGTTGCCCCTGTATCAGTCTTTGAAAGGGCTGTTTGTCATGGGAACGGACGTGAATAACAGAAGCGTCAAGGTAAATTTGGAGTTCATTGAGAGCGAGACCACAAAAGCCGTCAAAGACGCTGACACAGCAACGGCTGCTGCAAAGTCAGCAACCGATAAAGTGCTTGACACGCTCGGAAAGATTGTTCCTACGGGCTTGTTTGTTGAGAGCGTTCCCCGCCTGACCCTCGGCAATGTCAACCCCGTTTACCTGAAAGCCGTTTTAAGCCCCGACACGGCTCTGAAAAACCTGATTTATATCAGTGACAACCGAGCTGTCGAAGTCGGCTTAGACGGGCGCATTTCAATCTTAAATAAGGGCGTGAGCCGTGTTCACATTATCCCCACATGTAACACAGCCCTTGCCCGCACCGTTCTGATTGAGGTGGGCGAACCGACCCTGAGGCTTGTCACAACACGCCGACAGATGCGTTTCACACAGTCAGGGGCTTTGCGTATGAATTAACAGAATGTCGAACCCGTTAAACAATGAAGAAACATGGGAAAGAAAGGTTACATCAGTGAATTTATGGGCGGCGGTCGAATTGTCTCTCACGGCAAAATCGCTGACCTCTCAAAGGGCTTCAAGCTCCCGAGTGGAAACCCGTTCTCGGTCTATGTCAGACCGAAGTACAGCGTATCAACTCTTGACACGGTTCTGACCGTGCGCTGCTCTCAGGACGAGAGCCTGACAGAAGCCCCCGTGCCGTTCAATGATTGGTCGCCGTTGGCTATCTCTGAGATTGCCCCGAACTCAGAACTGTTGAAGACAAATGACGTTTATTGGGGCAGCGGTTCTTATGAGGGGGAGGACACGCCATGATAGTGTCGCTGTTCATCAGTGTTGCTCGGCGCATCAGGACATGGACAGCCGCCCGCCGCAACAAGAGAAAAGACCTCAGAATGAACACAGCGTCCTCGGTTCGGTTCATCAACAAAGGCAATAAATCGTATTTCAAATTCTTAAATTAAAAAGTTATGGCATTAACAACAGAACAAGAAGAGAAAGTCGCTCAGATAATTGAGGCTTTCGAGAATGGCAAGCGTTTGTCTGACCTCCCTAACGTGTCAGGCACAAACCCTTATAACCTCTTTTGTGAGGTTCTTGACGAAGACGGCGAGAGCAAGAAAGCAGCCCTCGCAACTCTTCTTCCTTACACAGAAGAACAGAGTTCTTACGGCGTTCAGTTTGACACGGCTGTTTCAACACCGACTTGCACCCGTGTCGGCTCTTCTGACCTCCACAAAAGCTGCCCCGTTCAGAACCGTATGCGTGGCTGTCTGCTTGACGATGATGGCAACGTGGTTGAATACCTTGACCCTCGCGATTGGACGGGTCAGGTGCGTGACGGTTCACGAGGTCAGGTCATGGTGGAGATTCCTCTTCACTACCGCAAGTTTGAGACTGACGGCACAAAACTGACCGTCCGCATTTCTGAACTTCCTCTCCCTGGCTATCATCAGGTGCCAAAGTGTTATGTGTCGGCTTACGAGGCTTCCCTTGACCGCTCAAACAATAAGTTGGCTTCCGTCTGCAACGCCACAGAGCAGTACAGAGGCGGTGACAATAACGCCAATTATGACGGCACATACCGCTCATTCTTGAACCGCCCCGTTACATCAATCAGCCGCACGAATTTCAGAAACTACGCCCGCAAGCGCAAGTCAGGCAGCACCGAGTGGAACTGTATGACTTATGACATGCAGAAGACCCTCTATTGGCTCTTTGTCATTGAGTACGCCACACTTAACTCTCAGGCGGCTTACAACGCTTCGCCGACCGCTGAGGGCTTTCATCAGGGCGGCTTGGGTGACGGCGTGACAACATTCAGCGACAACGATTGGTACACGTTCAACGGTTATTGCCCGTTTGTACCTTGCGGTATCTCTGACAGCCTCGGAAACAGAACGGGCGTTGTGGATTACACGGTCAACAATGAGGCTGAGAGCAACCCGATAACAAAGACATTCCAAGTTCCCCGTTACAGAGGCGTTGAGAACCCATTTGGGCATATTTTGCAGTGGACGGACGGCATTAACGTGCGTATCAGCCCGAACGCTGACAATGGCGGAGACGGTCTTTCAAAGGTCTTTGTTTGCTCTGACCCCGCAAAGTTCAACGACAGCAATTATGAGGGTTATTCTCATGTTGGCAATGAAGCCCGTACAGAGGGTTATGTGAAAGAGGTCATTTTCGGAGAGGGTGGCGAGATTATGCCAAAGACAGTCGGCGGCGGTTCTACCACTTATTTCTGTGACTATCATTACACATACATTCCAACGACTGAAACACTCTGTGGGGTTCTGTTCGGCGGTGCTGCGGCTTCCGGCTCGAGTGCGGGCTTCGCTTCTGCGCGCTCGCTTAACGCCCCCTCGTTTACGAATGCGCACTTCGGTTCTCGCCTTTGCTTTTTCCCCGCAACAGCGTAACACGCCCCTCGTTCATCGTTTAACCCTTTAACTCAATCAAGAGACAATGGAAGAAAATAAGAAGCCCGATGACGGTTCACTTGCCTTTCTGAACATACCCCGTGACGAAAGCAACCGTTCTTTCAACTGTGACGAGACAACCCAATCAAAGTTGGTCAACACCTCATTTTGGGTCTGTGACTTCATAGAGGACGTGCCGACAAGGTTCAGCAAGACGAAAGGGACAAAAGGTCAGACGCTTGTCAAGATTAAGCCCGATAAGAACAGCCCTGAGGCAGACGCTAAGAAGTTCTTCACGGGTTCAGCAGACATTCTCTATGTTTGTCAGGAAATCAAGAAGCGCAACGCCTTTCCCCGCCGTGTCACGTTGAGAGGAAACGGAAACCGTTATTGGTTTGAATAAAGAGACATAAAAATATTAAGGTTGGTCGCTCCCGTGGGGTTCTGTTCAGCGGTAATGCGAATAACAGCTCGAATGCGGGCTTCGCTTATGCGAACTCGAATAACACCCCCTCGAATACGAATACGAACATCGGTTCTCACCTATGCTTTTTGAATATTTTCATCAGGTGTCAAAGCCTGAAAAAGATATTAAGGGCGGCAACCGTACCTCTTGGTAAAAAACTTCTGAAAACTGAAATGTGTCGGTAGGAACGCCTGTTGTATGGGCTACCGAAGACTCAAAATAAGAAAGCAAAGAAACATGAAGCGTATTGACAACTTATACGACAAGATAATCTCATTAAAAAACCTCCGCCTCGCCGATGAAAATGCGAGACGGGGGAAGACGAACACATACGGGGTCAAGGTTCACGACAAGAACCGAGAACAGAATTTGTTGGCTTTGCATGAAGCCTTGCTGATAAAGACGTTCAAGACCTCTCCGTATGACGTGTTCACGATCTACGAGTCGAAAGAAAGAATTATTTATCGTCTTCCGTACTATCCTGACCGTATCGTCCACCATGCTGTCATGAACGTTCTTGAACCCATTTGGGTGCGGCTCTTCACTTATAACACGTATTCTTGCATCAAGGGTCGTGGTATTGAGGGCTGCGCCCGTAGGGTTGACAAGATAATCAAGAGTTTTGAGGGCAAGCCTCTCTTCTGTCTGAAAATTGACATCAAGAAGTGTTACCCCTCAATGCGTCACAGAGTTCTGAAACGGCTCATACGCCGAAAGATTAAAGACAAAGACCTTTTGTGGCTTCTTGATGAAATCATAGACAGCGCATCAATGGATGATGCTGGCAGACCGCTAACAGAGGCTGACAAGGCTCAAAGCGACCCCGAGGACGCTCACGGGCTTCCGATAGGCAATTATCTGAGCCAATACCTCGCAAACCTCTGTTTCTGTTATTTCATGCACTGGGTAAATGAACAGCTTGCAGAACTTGTGAAAAAGGCTCTGAGGCTGACCGTAAAGCCACGCATTGAATGTACTGAATACGCTGACGATATAACGTTCTATGCGGAAAGCAAAGCCGTTCTGCATGAGGTTCTGAAACTCATTCGGGTTCAACTTGAAGACGGTCTGTCCTTGAAGATAAAAGGCAACTATCAGATATTCCCCGTAGCGAAGAACCGTTATGACAGACACGGGCGTGCGCTTGATTATGTCGGTTACAAGTTCTTCCGAGAACAGAAGTTGATGCGCAAGTCAATAAAACAGAATTTCTGCCGTGTAGCCGCCCGCCTGAACAAACGGGAGAAGCCGTTAAGCCAAAAGGCATACAAAAAGGCTGTCTGCCCGTGGTTGGGTTGGGCGAAACACAGCAATTCAAGACATCTTTTGAAAACAATTATTAAACAGAAGTATTATGGCATTCTATGACAACAAGCCCTCCAAGTTGGAGGCAGTGGGTAACGGTTCTTACTTGTACCGTTGGAATATTCAGGAGGTAAAGCCTGAGAGCGTTGAAAAGACCTCAGAAGAGGGCGCAGAGGCTCAGGCAAAGAAAGCCCCTCAGTTCTCATGTGAAGAGGTCTCAGTGTGGGAACCGCTGACCTCAAACAAAATCACAGAGGCGGTAATTACCTCAAAGTGGGACGCTAATTACGAGCAGAAACTTGTCAACGAGTACAACGCCGCACAGCTCGGTTTATACGGAGCAAAGACATCTGACGAGGCGAAAGCCCACATTAAGGCTTACACAGATTATCTTACAGAGCGTGCCGCCCTGAAAACTCAGGTAGATGCGGACTGCGCCGAGTTCGGTATTCTCTAACTCTCTGTTTCAGGAGTGAGGGGCGGGCGGTTCAGGCTGTCAGCCTCTCTACTCTTTGAAAAATGGCGGTAACTCATTCTAAAGCCCCACAAAGCGTTTTGAAGTGATTACCTTATAAGCATACCACAGAGAAAAGTAAACGCCGTGTGCGTCAAATTCGCAAAAAATAACTCTCAAATAAAACGACAATGATAATTTACAACGACAAAGGCAAAAAGCTCCTTGAAATTGAGGTTGACGATAACAGTTATCGCCACAGAGTTATCATGGGCGATTATAACCTCACGCTTTATTACAGCCTCGCAGAACACGTTGAGTTGCCCGTGGGCTGTTATTGTGACTATCAGGGAGAACGCTTCACGCTTGAACGCCCTGAGGCTTTCAAGATGAAACACAGCCGCAGTTTTGAATACACCGTGACAATGGAGAGCAGTCAGGCAAAGGCGAAGATTTGGAAGTTCAGAAACCCCGTTGACGGGCGACTGAAATTCAGCCTGACCGCCAAGCCCCATGAGCACCTCCAAATGTTCGTTGACAACATGAACCGCCGTGACACGGGTTGGGCGGTCGGCTCTTGTGTGTCAGGCGATGAAGTCTGCATATCGTACAGCCACGCTTTCTGTTATGAGGCGTTGGAACAAATGGCTTCAACCCTGAACACGGAATTTGAGTTTAACGGCAAGACCGTCTCGCTCCGCAAGGTTGAATATAACAAGAACAACCCGTTGCCGCTCTCATACGGGCGGGGTAACGGCTTCAAGCCCAATGTGGGGCGTTCTAACTATGGGGAAACGCCACCGACTGAAATTCTCTACGTTCAGGGCGGTTCAGACAATATAGACCCGAGCAAATACGGAAGCTCAGAACTTCTTTTGCCGAAGTCTCAGTCAATAGGCTTTGACGGCGTTTACTTTGAAGACGAAGAGGGCTTCAACGCTGACAACGCCCGTTACTATATGACTGACGATTTGGGGTTCTCAATCAGAAGAAAGGACAAAGACCTGACAAGCCTCGCCGAGAGCAGTCTTGACTGTTCAGACATCTACCCGAAGCATGTCGGCGAAATCTCTTCTGTCGTGTGTGTTGACAAAGACAAGAACTTTTACGACATCATAGACAACTCAATCCCTGAGAACCTTGACTACGAGAAATGCCTGATAGACGGCGAGACCATGACAGTTATCTTTCAGACGGGCATGTTGGCGGGAAAAGAGTTTGAAGTAAAATACTACCACAACTCAATTCTGAACCCTGACGGCTCTTTGAAGAAAGCCGCCCGCCGCTTTGAGATAACGCCGCAAGAGATTGACGGGCAGACCATGCCGAATGAGACCTTTTGCCCACGGGCTAACGAGAAATACGCTGTCTTCAAGTGTATGTTGCCTGACGCTTATATCTGCGACAACGCCACAAAGTCAGGGGCTTCATGGGACATGTTCCGTCAAGCCGTGAAAAGTCTCTTTGACAACGAGGAGACTAAGTTCACGTTCACGGGAGACCTTGACGGCATTTGGGCAAAGAAAGATTGGCTGAACATAGGCGGGCGTATCAAGCTCGGCGGGTATATAAAGTTCTCCGATGAACGCTTTCAGAAAGACGGCGTTCTCGTCCGCATTACGGGCATTAAAGATTATATCAACAAGCCGCACAGCCCCTCTCTTGAACTGTCAAACGAGACGAAAAGCGCATCTTTCTCTTCAAAGTTGAAGCAGCTTGAAAGCGAGGAGGTGGTCATTGAAGACAACCACCGTGAGGCTATTCAATTCACAAAGAGACGATTCAGGGACGCAAAAGAGACAATGAGCATGTTGGAGGCTTCGCTTCTTGAAAACTTCACTCAGAGCATAAGCCCTATCGCCATACAGACCATGCAGATGCTTGTCGGCGATGAAAGTCTTCAATTCCGTTTCGTCTCTTCAAAGACAAACCCGACACAGGTCAGCCACACGATAAACTACGATCAGGAGACAAAGACCCTGAAAGCGGCTGCGGGTCTCATTCAGCACCTGACGCTCGGCGTGTCTTCTTTGAGTTCATCGCATAAGCCCGAAGAATACTTATATTGGAACGTTGAAGAGTTTGAGAGCGCAAGACTTGAAGACGGTTCAAAGAAGTATTATCTATACGCAAAGGTCAGCAAGACAACCGACAAGGGCGTTTTCTTTCTCTCTGAGAGCGCAAAAACATTGAATGGGGTTGACGGTCACTACTGCCTCCTTGTCGGCGTTCTGAACAGCGAATACAACGGAGAGAGGAGTTTTGCCACGCTCTACGGCTTCACAGAGATATTGCCAGGGCGTGTAACGACCGACAGAGTTGTGTCAGGTGACGGCAACAGCTATTTTGATATGCTCGCCAACGCCATGAAGCTCGGGGACGCTCTTGACTTCAATTCGGCGGGGGACGGTAAGCTCAGAATAAAAGGCACAATCGTTCAGAGCCAAAGCGGTCAAGAGAGCTATATCGGCTGTTATAGGGGCGAATACAACGCCTCATACACTTATTATAATGGCGATGAGGTCACTTTCACTAAGAACGGCAATACGTCAACATACAGAATGTTCAGCGACACGCCTGTCAATGGCATTGAGCCGACAAACACTCTTTATTGGCAAGTCGTTGCTCAGGGTTCAAAGGGGGCTGACGGCACTTCTGTTAAAATCAAGGGTCAGGCTTACGCACATTATTCAACAAAGGAAGAATGGGATCAAGACAGAAGAAAGCCCGTTGTCCTGATTGATAAATATACGCTGACATCGGGGGAAACGACCGAGGATAAATATTGTGTTGTCCAGAAGCTCGGAAGACCCTTTGCGGGAGCGGCTGAGGGTTGGATGACCGTTTACGCAGAGGAGGGAGACGCTTATATAATGAACTCAGACGATGAAGCCTTGAACGGTTGTATGTATGTGCCTCAGACAGACAAATGGCAAAACGTGGGTCAGATAAAAGGCGACAAAGGCGACACGGGTCAAGAAGGCGCAGCGGGTAAGTTCACGGAACTACGTTACGCCAAGAACGGTTCAATAACAACGCCGCCCGCCCTCTCAAAATCAAGCCTGAACCCGTCAGGGTGGACTACTGAGGTGCCAACGGTTGCAAGCCTTGAATATCTGTGGCAGACAACAGCCGTGAAGTCAGGTGACGGCAAGACACTTCTTTCTCAGTGGTCAAACCCCGTGAGAATAACACCGTACAACGGCATTGACGGTCAAGACGGCGCAGACGGTAAGGACGGAGCATCGCCCGCCCCCGTATTCCGAGGAGATTATTCTTCAACAAAATATTATTATGGCAATCCGCATAGGGTGGATATTGTCAAATATAACTCTGTCTATTATGTGGCAAGAATTGACGCACCAAGCGGCTCAGGCGGTTTTGTTGGTCAAACCCCGACAAACACGAACTATTGGAATCCTTTTGGGGCTTCTTTTGAGAGTGTAGCCACACAACTTCTGTTGGCTGAAAACGCCAATATTGCGGGGTGGGTTTTCAGAAACGGTAAACTGTATTCTCAGAACAATTCCTGTTACCTTGACGGGAAAACAGGAGACGTGAATATCCAAGGTAATTTCACGGGTAAAATATCAACCGTTAATGCGGGTAATAGAATTGTGATCGACCCGTCTTCAAATTCTATAATAATATATAACCACATTGGCGGAAAAGATATTGAAATAATGAGAATTGAGGCTGAGGATATTGGATTTGGGTTACGCCGTCCTAAGATAACAATGAATGAACTTTCAACTGAAACAGGCGATATAATGAACAAACTTATAGTTTCTGCCTTTGAAATTGGACTTTATCGCAATGGAACAGGAGGTAACCTTGTCCCGATGTTTCAGGTAACAGGAGGTTGGAGTACAAAAAAAATTATTCTGTCAGATTATGTTTTACCGTCTTCAAAACCCTCAACAAAAGGGCAAATTTATAGAAATGGAGACACACTTAAAATAGTTACTTAATCAATATAAAGGAACATGAAAGAAAAAGTAATCGAATGGTTCTCAAAGAGCAATCGTTGGAAACATTTTGTCGGCGGGGTCTTGATTGGGCTTGGGGCTGACGATTGGTATTGTGCCTGTTATACGGGTGCGGGTGTGGGGGCTGCTCTTGAACTGAAAGACGTTCTTTATGGCGGCTCTTGGGATTGGATAGACTTCGCTCTGACAGCGAGCGGGGCGGTTGTAGGACATTCAATCAGGGCTGTGCTATGAATGAGGTTCAACACGTTACCGAGGTTGCCAAGGGTATCAGCGACCTCGGCTTGATGGCTGTTACGGCGGCTTTCTTTCTCCTGTTGTCGGCGGCGATGATGATAGCCATTTTCAGGTGGTTCAAAAACATCATCAATGACATGATACAGGAGCAGAAGAACGGCATGAAAGACCTGACAGAAGAGACTCGGAAACAGAATGACATGCTGCAAGACATATCAGAGGGGCTTCGTACAGAGACACAGCTGCGCATCAGAAACCTGACGGGCTTTGCTTTTGACCTGACTGTAGAACAGGTGTGCCGTCTTATTAAGAGGGTCAGAAAGGAAAACCACATCATCGACCATGAGGCAACGGCAGAGAAGATACGAAAGTCTCTAAAAGTCATTCATGAAGACAGAAACAGCCGCTTTGACCCGTTCACGTATCACGGGAAACCGCTGTCAGACTTCTGTTCTCCTGAATGGGTTGAAGACGTTGCCAAGGTCGTTGAAAGTGAAATATACAATGAGGACGGGGAAAACAACGCCCGTGCTTACACTAATGTTAAACTTGCGTATGATAACATCAAAACAGACTTTTATCAGCGCATAAACGGAACAAACTTATGATAGTATTAATTGACAACGGTCACGGAGAAGACACAGCGGGCAAGCGTTCTCCTGACGGAAGACTGAGAGAGTACGCCTACGTCCGTGAGATTGCCAAGCGTCTGCAGTGTGCTTTATGCCATGAGCTTGGGGCGGGTCACGTTTTTCTCTTGACCCCTGAAACAAACGACATCAGCCTGAAAGAACGCTGTCAGAGGGCAAACAACCTCTGCAAGGCTCACGGGGCTTCAAACGCTCTGTTGGTCTCAATTCACAACAACGCAGCGGGGGCTGACGGCAAATGGCATGAAGCCCGTGGGTGGTCGGCACACGTCTCTCTGAATGCCTCTCAGAAGAGTAAGACGCTCGCAACGTGTCTTGCTCAGGCGGCAGAGAAAAACGGGCTGAGAGTGAGAAAATACACGCCACAGCAGCCGTTCATCACTCAGAACCTCGCTATCTGCCGAGATACAAGCTGCCCCGCCGTTCTGACTGAGAACCTTTTTCAGGACAACAAAGAAGATGTAGATTTCCTTCTGAGCGAAGAGGGCAAGCAGCTCATTACAAAGGTTCATGTGGACGGCATTCTGTCTTATATCAAAAGCGTGAAGAAATGACAAAGAAACTGTTCATCTTATTGGCGGCGGTCTCACTCATGTGGGGCTGCTGCCCTTGCCGAAACCTGACAACAGAAACAGACCGTCAGGACAGCACCCGTGTTGAGGTCAGGACGCAGACAATTCTCGTTCCTGATACGGTCTTTCTTGAAATACCCGCTCAGACGGCAGAGCGCACAACCCGTGACAGCGTTTCACACCTTGAAAACGAATATGCCACCTCTGACGCTCGCATCAACCCTGACGGCTCTCTGTTTCACGATCTTCGGACAAAGCCTCAGAAGAAAGCCATTGAGACGGACAAGAAGATTGAAAAACGGGACAGCGTGGTCTATCGAAACAGATACCTGAAAGTCAAAGAAAAGGTTTCAGTTCCCCGTGACCTGACAAAGTTTCAGAAATGTGAAATCTTCGGTTTTTGGTTCTTGTTGGCAATCTTCGCCTTGGTTGTGTACCTGAAACGGCTTCAAAAGGGCTGAAAACGCTGAAAATGATTAAGGCGTAAACATAAAAATCGGAAATTCTATCGTAATTAAAAAAGAAATTCTTACCTTTGTGACAAAATTTGAAAATATAGCGTTTGCTATTGTTTTGAGGGTCAAGAAAATCGCCAAAATTTCAGACAGCCTTAAAAGCAATGGTAGATGTCCACGTATATCGTGGGCATTTTCCTTGTAGGCTGTTCGGGTGTTTGGCGATACCTCTTGACCGACAAGGGGATGCCCACGTTTTTACGTTGGGTCTCTGTGACAACGGCGAGCCGTGTTTTGCAAAGGTACAGAGTTTTAACGTAAAAACAGCAGATATGGATTTCAAAGATTCGATTAAACAAATATCTGAGCGCATTGAAAGTCTGAAAGACAACTTGAAGACAGAAGAAGCAACGAAGACGGCTCTCATTCTGCCTTTCCTGAGTGCTCTCGGCTATGACGTGTTCAACCCGTTGGAGGTGTTACCTGAAATGAGTTGTGACATCGGTATGAAAAAAGGCGAGAAGATTGACTACGCCATTCTGAAAGACGGCGAGCCGATTATTCTCATTGAGTGTAAACATTGGGAGCAAGACCTGAACCTTTATGACAACCAACTGATACGTTATTTTAACGTGTCAAAGGCGAAGTTCGGGGTCTTGACAAACGGCATAATATACAAGTTCTACACAGACCTTGCCGAGCCTAACAAAATGGACGAGAAGCCGTTCTTGGAAGTGAACCTCCTTGAAATGAAAGACGCTCAGGTCGAAGAGTTGAAGAAGTTTCACAGGTCTTATTTTGACGTTGACAACATTCTCAGTTCGGCAAGCGAGCTGAAATATATGGGCGAACTCAAAACCGCCATTTCAAAAGAGTTCGCGAACCCCTCTCCTGACTTTGTGAGGTTCTTCGGGAAACAGGTCTATGACGGCGTTTTCTCCCAAAAGGTTCTTGAACAGTTCACAGCCCTGACAAAACGTACAATCGGCAGTTATATAAACGACATTATTTCTGACCGTCTGAAAGCGGCAATCAAGACAGATGAAGAAGCAACCGCCACAGAACCGAAGACCGCCGAGAAGACAGAAGAACAGCCCACAGAGCCTGAGACAAACGAGGACGGCATTGTGACAACAGAAGAAGAGTTGGAGGCGTTCTTCATCGTGAAGTCTATTATCCGCAGCGTTGTGACCTCTGACCGCATCACATACAAGGACACACGATCATACTTCGGGGTTCAGATTGACAACAATGTGCGGAAGACGGTTGTCCGCTTCTACTTCAACCAACAGAAGAACAAGCGCATTGCCATTATCTCAGAAGACAAGTCAGAACGTATGTATAAGGTTCAGACCCTTGACGAGATATACAACTACGCAGATGAACTGACAGAGGCGGCGAAGAGATACGTCTAAACATCCCAACAGCGATTGCGCCCGTATGTCGGCGTAAGTTTGTTCAGGTGATAACTTACACGAGATTGAAAAGTAAAGCCCACATGCGGCGTATTCGAGAAAAATAACTATCTTTGCCCTCAGAGGGCTTGAAGAGGGGTTGAAAAGCCCCTCTTCTTTCATTTTTGTTGCTGTTTTGTTGCTCTGACTGACTGTTAAACAGTCAAACCACGTTATAAATCACTGATTTACAAGTCATAACAAAAGTACTGCGTGGGAAAGTAACCTTTCTGCTTCGGAATCACTGCCGTTGCAGGCGGAAACCAACATTCCCAGCAAGAACACTGGTAACAAGGCGGCAATCTGTCGCGCCATTGTCTTTTTTGACGGATAATCAGTCATATCAATATCTGTTTTTGTCGCATGAGCGATGGTTTGACGCCGCGAAATTAGAGTATAATTCTGACACGAAAGTACAATTAGAATTATATTTATATTTATTTGAAATATCATACTCTGAATATGATTTTTACAAACATCTGTAACTCTTGGCGTTGTGAAGCAAAGACACTGAAAGACAAATTAAAAAGGCACATAAATCATACTGTGTTTTTGCTGCGGAAAATCTGCCGGAGCAGTCAGATAATTTTCTGTGACCGACATGAAATTTGTCCCGCAGAAAGCCCTGATTAGGTAAATAATCATAAAAATGGTGCGGTAACGGTTATTTTTGCGGAGAGTTTGATTGATTGTCGTATGATTTGATTAATTTTGCACTCTGAATCATACTCTTTCATACGATGGCAAAAATAGGATATATAATGACGGCTCCCGGTTACGAGGACTTCTCTGCGGACAGCGGATGGATGGAAGACTTCGGCTGTGTAGAGATTGTAAGGGAGGAATTGTTGTCTGCGGACAAGGCGAGGACAATGTGGGACAGCCTTATGGGGCGTGTCCAGTTCGGGGATACTGTTGTCATACCCAAACTGTCGAATGCCTTGCGTGGTGCGAGGCAGCTCGTCTTCTTTCTGGAGTTCTGCCGGGTGAAGAACATCAGACTGGTGTCCATCCGTGATAGGATTGATTCGGGCAACGAGCTTTTTCCCGGAACGCAGACAAGTGACGTGCTTACCGCCATTGCCCTGCTACCACAGGAGGCAAACGCAATCCGTAAGTCCTCACACCATATAAGCAGGATAAAGAAGCATATCGAGAGCATTAGCGACAAAGCGATGGGGCGTGTCGAGCGTAACAAGCGTATTGTCAACATGTATCTCGAAGGGTTCTCCATTGATGAAATTTTCAAGGAGTCTGGATTTAGCAGTCGGAGCAGCGTGTTCCGCATCCTGAACGAAGCCAATGTGCAGCTTGATCGCGGTCGCTGGAAAGGACCACTCGGCCCCCGAAAGAAAAAAAAGGAATGAAAGGGGTTACTGGACAATGTGTTATAAATCTCGAATATAAAATTAGAAAAGGGAATATGGATTATAGACAAAAAGCTAATAGAGGTGAGTATATACCTGCATTTTTTGAAATGTATCTAAAAATTGACGGAGAGATTGATTTGAATAAACTTTCAAAAAAAGATTTCTCGCTATTCTTCCATGAATATATCCATTTTTTGCAAGATATAACCACCACTTATGGACTAACTACATGTTACGCTTATGGGGAGTATGTTCAAAGTGTGGTCAATGATATATACTCAAAAGGTCAACAAACCTTTGATGTTCCATATATATATGATGACAACAAAGATAATATTAGGCTTAATGAACAGGTTCAGGATGTTACATTGGGAGACTGGGATACCTATATAAAGACCTTGGACAATGTAAAGGTTTTTATAGATGATTTTGAACTGGAATTTGGAAAAGAACAAAACTTACCAAGTATTCCGACTGTTTGTATTCAAGCAAATGAAGATGATATAATATCTTTTGGCGCATCGGCAATAAAAGAGAGCATTGCCTATATAATGGAAAGATGTTGTTGCAAAGAATACGAAGAATCTGATGATTTTCCATATTCTTCTGCGGAAAAAGTTGCAAGTGCTATATTCCCCGAATTTGGACAAAGGATATTAAATGTATTAGCATTGGCTGATTGTTCATTGATGTTTTCTAATCCTGGTCATGTTTATGTTAAAATGTTATCTCAATTCAGAGATAAAAATTACAATCCAGACAAAGCTCAAGATATATATTATCAATTAAGAAATGCCAAAGTTAATACAGGAACTAAAATTTTTGATTTTTTTGAGAGCATTGCAAATGAGGCAAGAAAAAAGCTGAAATCCTATTATAGGACTCCTGAGCATCCGGAATTACACGAAGCATATCAAGGATGGGTTGACACAATTATTGATACAGCGTTGAACATCCGAAAACGCAATCCATCATATTTATTAGATCTGATTGCTGATTCCCCTGCTTCAACCAGTGGACTATTTACTCAGATTGTAAATGATTTAGGAACTCCAATGATGAAGAATAAACAGAAAGATTACTATACCGTCAAACCACAAGGGAAAGTTGGTTGGAATGTAGAAGTTTTGAAATCTGTGCATCAAATATATAAGATCCTTCATGATGGAAATTTTCAATGTTCATTATATCCTTGGTGTGTACGAAGTTTCAATGAGCACCCTGAAGAAGGATTAAATCCTACAGAAGATAAATGTCTTCATACGCCATGGGTAAGAGCAAGTGAAGTTGAATTGTGTCCGCTTGGACTATTATGGAAAAACTGGAATTTAGCATCTTATTATCCTAAAAAGAAACAGTGACATAAAATGCTCTTATAAGTGGTATTATCAATTTGCAGAATGAAAGGCGGTGTGACATCTTCGGACATCTCATTGCCTTATACTTGTCATAGCCATTATCCTGTCACGAGTTTCATCAGTTGGCTGCTGCAAAACTCGTCGTATTCTTTCTTGTTGTCTCCTCGCTCGATGTGGCGGTCTATAAGCTCGCCAAGTTCGTCAAAGCATACTTCATCGCTGACAAGCCGTGTCTCTTTTTCGTTGTTCAGATAAACCTCGTAATAGTCACTTCCGTTCAGGGCAATTACGACAAAGCCCTTGAACAGCCTGCCGTTGACCTTGAGCATAAGTGCCGGCATATCCTTGAATACCGTGGCATACATACCGCTTACGCCCCAGGACATAATCACCATGGTTGGCGTCATACCGAACAACTGCTCTTTTGCCGTCTTTGCGACATTCATCACATACTCTTTTTCCATTGTGCTGTTTATTGTTTATGATTGATATTGTTTTCCCTATCATTAGGACTATTGTCCCGTCCGGTCGGGATTTGTTTTTTACTTGCGGCCATCACTGCGAATGACGGGGAACAAGCACAAGGAATCCTGCCGTTATTTTACGGAATACCCGATTTGGCGACAAATCGTGGAAGGCTGCTGTAAAATAATGCCGGGATAGCATGGTGGTACTTGGGCCGTGCTTCCCTCGCAGTAACTTTGCAAGGGAAAAAGCAGATCCGGCCGGACGGATGGCAGGATGTGTGACATCGCGTATAATTGGAGGAAAACGAAGTCGTTTTATAAAGGGGTAGAACGGTCAACTAAATCTGCGGTATAACAGGTGTCTCGCCGTCTGCCGTATGGTAAGAACATGCCATCGAGTAGGAGGTAAACGCTAATTGTAGGCGTTTATCTCCTACTTTCACGTTTACCGACCTCTCACACCACCGTACGTGCCGTTCGGCATATGGCGGTTCCTATTTTTGGATTCCATTCTAAATACGAATCCAGCAAGTTCGTATATCCCGCTCTCCTCAGTTTATCGTTAGACATTGCAGAGGAAAGAAGACGACTATCAGATACTCGCCAATACCCAAGACGAGTGTTACCCCATTCATATGCTTGCCATTCAAGGGCACCACATTTTCGAAGGTTCGCTATTCTCGTCCTTGGCTTCTTCCAGGCCTTCCATATACACATGCGTATCCGTCGCCTTAACCACTCGTCGGTTTCAAGGCAGAGACGTTTCATGTTCGCAAGGTGGTAGTAACCTACCCAACCTCTTATGTACTCTTTCAGTTTCTGCTTCCTCTTCTCATATCCCCACCCGTTGCTCCGACTTGTCAGCTCTTTAAGAGCCGATTTCATCTTCGCCTTGGACTTGGGGTGTACAGTGAGTTGGCATTTGCCTTTGTGTACATAAAAGGAATAGCCGAGATACTTCACACCTCTTATGTATGAAACGACCGTCTTTTCCTTGTTCACCTTGAGGAAGAGTTTCTCCTCAATGTACTTGGTTATGGACGATTTCACACGTTCCGCAGCCCTCTTGGACTTGCAGAGTATCATCGCGTCATCGGCATAGCGGACAAAGGGGTGACCTCTGCGGGCGAGTTCCTTGTCCAACTCGTTCAGCATGATGTTGCTCAGTAGCGGACTCAGAGGACCACCCTGCGGAGTTCCCTCCTCGCTTGCGTGCCACAGTCCTTTGTCTATCACACCGCTGCGAAGATACTTGTGTATCAGACTGACCACCCTGCCGTCCTTTATCGTGCGGCTCAGTATCTCTATGAGCTTGCTGTGGTTCACTGTATCGAAGAAACGTTCAAGGTCGAGGTCAACTACATACTTATAGCCTTCATCGACCGTCTTCTGCGCTTCTCGCAGTGCGTTCAGGCACCCTCTTTTCGGACGGAAGCCGAAACTTCTCTTCGAGAACTGGGGCTCATAGATAATGGTCAGAACTTGGTTTATGGCTTGCTGTACCATTCGGTCAACCACTGTTGGTATTCCTAAAAGGCGCATCTTGCCATTGTCCTTGGGTATCTCTACCCTACGGACGGGATTCGGACGGTATGTACCGTCAAGCAGGGAGCGTATCAGTTCATCCTTGTTAGCCAATAGCCATGGGAGCAACTGCTCACACGACATCTTGTCGATACCGCCTTTGCCCTTGTTGCGGACAACTGCCTTGTAGGCTTTGTTCATGTTGTCGGGGCTGAGGATTATTTCCAACAGGTGCTCCCTGTCGAATGGAACTTCCACGATGTTGTCTTCGGTCATCCACATGAAAGTCTGCACTCCCCCATACCATTCGGATTCCGTCCTATCTCTTTGGGGGCAGTCATTAGCAAAGGCTGATGTTTTCTGCATTCGTTCTTTCATAAGGTAACTCTCAATTACTATCGCTTAATTATTAGGTTCTGCCCTTCGTGGAGCGTTATCGACCGCTCCACTACTATGGCGTCTGCTGACTTCTCACGGCAAGTTTTGCTCCGTGGCTTTCGTAGGAACAACTATTCGCCACGTCCGTGAGACCTCCTCGGATAAGGGCATTGTCTTTCCATCTTATACCCACTTCATTTACACCAACCGTTCCGAATAGCTATTGGACTTTGATTTGTCATGCAATCTTATCCACGGTCAAATGCCTTGTATGAAGTTTCTGTTCGTTGGGCCAGATGTTTGCCGCCGGCTTCCTTCTGATTCCACCTCGCGATGGACACCATTGCCTTGGGCTATAGCCTTCCCGCTATTAGGGTGGCTTCGGGACTTGCACCCGTTAGACAATGCTCATGCCGAGCGTACATGCAGACAGGCAAGGCGGATTTCTCCACCCTGCCTGTCGCATAGGTATCATATCATGTCAGGCTGCCGTTTCTTCCGGCTTCGTTTCTTCGGTGGTGGCGCTTGCCGTGCCGTCCGTTTCTTCCGCAGCCTTTTCCTTTGCCACAATAGCGGCTTTCCGTTCTTCGATGCGTTGGTGCCGCTTTTCGTAGATTTGGTTATAGTTGCTTTCAATCTCGGCAAGCTCGTCCGGCATGTGCTTCCGTGCGAAGTCAAGCATGAGGTCTGCCGTGGCATTGTTCCTGTATGCGTCCTTGAACTGCGCTATCAGATAATCCCTGCGGATGACAGCCTTTGCCTTTGTCGTTAGATTGGCGATGATGTTCATCTTGTCCTCGTCCTTGAGGTATCGTGTATGTTCCTCGGAAATGCCCAGCAGGGCGTAATTCTCTCTCCGCAGACTTGACAGCATGAAGAAATAGACCATTTTATCTTCGTCAGCCCCGAACTTGGCTTCCGCCACATCGATGTTGAGGATTTGCTTCTTGGTGTCCTCGATAGTCTTTTCAATGGCGATTTCCTTGTTGCGCCTGTCCTGTTTCTCCAGCTTTTCCACAGGAGAAAGTGGCTGTCCTTGTGCCGTATCGTCTGCGTTGTCGCTCTTCTTCACATAACACAGCGTTATGTCATTGCTCCCTATCTTCACATAGAGCGATATTTCGCCGTTTACGCTTTGGCTGTGTATTTCACCACATTTTTCCTCGTAGTCGCTCTGTTCCTGCTCGTAATCACTGCATGCGGCTTCATAGGCTTCCCCATTGTCGTAGTCCTCTTTTTCGGGTGCATCGGGTTTTCGGGGATAAGCCGTGCTGTATGGTATGTCACCCGCTACCTCGTGCCCCATAGCCATAAGACGCTCCACGGCGGTAAGGTTGTAATTGTATGTATCGTGTCCAAGTGTTGCGGTGGGGTTATCAGCCAATACCTGCAGGGCTTTCTCCACAAGGTGCGATGCGTTCATTTCGGCAAGGCAGGTGCGGTTTGCGCATTTTCCGCAACCCTCGCAGAAAAGCGACATGTTGTTGGTGTTGTGGGGGCATGACAGGCACAGGGTCTTGTCGAAAGAGTAACGGTCAAGGTCTGTAGTGTATTGCCGTTCAATGTTCCTTGCGATTTCGGAGGCTTTCTGTCCTCGCCAACTGCTGTATGTCACATCTTCTTTCAAGTGCTGTTCGTACACCTCACGCTGTATGTCCTCACCGTAACGGCAGATTTCACTTGCCACGCTGACCGTGATTTCATCCGTTTCCAACAGGGTGGTGATTTCGGGGATAAGCGATGAGAATTTCAGCCGTGTACGGATATAAGCCTCGCTCTTGCCGAACTGCACGGAGAGAGAGGATAAATCGTGCCGTCCGCTCTCCATGAGCCGTTGGTAGGCATTGGCTTCTTCTATGGGAGTCACATCTTTGCGCTGGAGGTTCTCGGTGATGGCGATTTCCTCCGCTTCCTCCTCGGAAAGCTCGGAGATTATGGTAGGGATTTCCTGCATACCGACAATCGTTGCTGCACGGTATCTGCGTTCACCGAAAACAAGCTCATAGCCGTTGTCTGCCGTGGGGCGCACGGTGACAGGCTGTAGCATTCCCTGCTGACGGATGCTGTCTGCGAGTTCGTTCAAGCTCTCTGCGTCAAAGTGCTTGCGTGGGTTGAAACTGTTAGGACGGATTGCGGAGATTGCAACCATTGTGATGTCCTTTACTGCTGTCTGATTGAGTGTTGCTTCCATTTTCGTATGGTTTTAATGAGTTATTGAATGTTTGTTTTTCCCTTTCTTCAATCCCTTTTTCCCGGAACCGCTTTGGGATTTACAGATGCAACACACGGTTGTCCGTACAGCTTCATACGGCGGCTTTTCTTGCCAAATACTCTCCGCAGGAGGAAGATTTTGCAAGAAATGCACTTCAAGCCGTCGGATCAAGCGGGACTGCCGAACTTCGCATCTGATAAAACCAAATCGGTGACGACGGGAAAGAGACCTGGAAAGGCCGGGGGTGCGGAATGGTATAAACGGGAAGAAACTGTAAGGTTGCAAAAAAGTGAGTACGGAGTAAAACAGGATATGCCGGCCGAGATGACCGGCAGGATATAAAAGGGCAGCCTTGCGCTGTCCGTGAAAAGAGGTATTTCCTCTCCACGGGCGGATTATCCTTGGCGTGTCAAGGATATACTGAATTTACACGCTATCCCGAAAGGCAGTCATACAGGTTAATGACAGGAATGTTCATCGCCCTTGCCCTGTTGCAGGTGTAGAATGTGCCGCCGCGCCGCCGTCCGTCATAACAGGCAACAATACGGCCCGCATGGCTGAGCATGAAGTCGTTGCGCACAAGCAGACAGCCTTTGTAATACCTTTCGCTCAACAATATGCGGAAATCCGCCCGCCGTAAAAAGGCATGGTAGCGTTGGCGGTCATTCAGATTCCACATTCCGCACTGGTCGCGGAATGGTATAACAGCAGTGAGTGTGATGTCGTTAAAATCCCTTTTTGCCTGCAGCACACATTCTGCCGCCATAAGGTCGAAGCCCAGCGCCATGCCGCATATATAATTGGTGACACCCTCTCCGTGCCATTCCCTTATCAGTTCCGTCAATGCTTCCTTTATGTCTGCCGTTCCACCATAGGGAAGTGAGCGGTGTCCCGTAAAGGCTGCGGAACACCGTCTGCTGACGGCTATTAGATTAGCATTATTTTCCATAGCGGTAATGTGTGCGTCCAAGGAATATGCCGCCCAGCACGTTTGCCCCGAATGTTTCAAGCTGATTGGCGAACAAAGCGTAGCTCATGCCGGTGGTGATGATGTCATCCATAACCACGACTTCCTTGCCGAAAAAATAATCATTGTCAAACTCTATCACTTGTGCCGTGCGGACAGCCTTGTCGTGGCGGTGTTCATGTACTGCGAGCCTGTCACACGATATTCTCACGTGCGGAAAGCCGTTGCGGATGCCTGTCAGTTCGTTGACCCTCTCACAGAACCGTCTGTAACGGCTCTCGTTCTGTTCCTGCGTGCTGGCAGGGACACAGACAAACACGATGTCCTTGGCTCTATCTCCATACTCCTTGCTGATGTGGTCGGCTGTCATCCGTGCCACTTTTTCACATGCTCCGTCCTCCGCATCCTTGAAAGCCCATACAAGTTTGCGTGCTTCCACAGCGTCCTCGTCCACGTTCTTTATACGCACGGGGAAGTATTTAAGAAAAAATGTTGTCTTTTTCTCCAGCTGTCTTTTGATTTTCTCGTCAATTACCTTTGCCATAGTATGATATGTTTTAATTTTATTGTTCCCTCTGTTCGGAAGCATTTTGGCTTGCCTCAAGGGATTTTTCTGCCGGCAAAGGGGCATGGCAGCAATAAGACAAATCAAGGTTGGGGAATACGCTCCATGCACATGGAGGAAGATTCCCCATAAGGCTCCGCCGTCCGGGATTTTCCGTTTGGCGGGGTCTGCCGCTACCTTTGCAGAAATAATCCGTAGAGGCAAGACGGCATGAGTGAAATCATGGCAGAGAACTATAACAGTCAGGTCCGACGGATAAAACAGGTGGATAAACTGGCGGAATAAAACAGGAATGGGCCGCGACGCGCTATAAAGGGATGATGCTCCTGATTGTAAAAAGAAAACTCCCTTTGCCCCGACCGGGGAAGCAAAGGGAGAATTGTTCAAAGTTGGTAATTTCGAATAAGCAGGGCGATATTGTCGCCTTCGGCGATAACTCCCTTTATGTCAAAATGCCGCTGTAGCTTCTCAAGGTCGCAGAGCCAGAGCAGACCGCCGCCAATGTTGCACCGCACGGTGTCAAACTCGGTACGGTCAACCAGACTGTCGCACTCCATGATTTCATCGACAATATTCTTTATCTCAATCAGAGTGCGTTTTTTCCTGATACTTTCGGGGTTGTCGGGCAGCAGCATATTGGCGATGATGATGTCGTTATTGTTCCTGCGTAGGGATAAGACAGGCGTTTTCTCCACAACCTTGTCGCCGTCAAAGTCAAAGACGGATATGTGTGCGGCTTCGGACTGTCCGCTCAAGATTTTCCGTGTCGCCTCGTTCTCCATGACGTGTATGCTTCCGCTGTCTGTCATATCGCCGTCAACGAAAAGCCCGAATGTCGCAAAATTCTTTATTTTCATATATCCTTGGTTTTAAGTTGTCAGTGGGGCGGTCATTCACCAGCCCCATTCCGTTATCTCCAGTTCGTCACCGTCATTCATTCCGGCTATCGGGTCACAGATGAACGTGCCAAAGAAGTTTACCGCCACGCATCCCCTTTTCAGGGATGCAGGTTCAGAGCCGTCATCGTCACAGTGTCGTATCTGATACCACTGCTTCCCTTTCGGCAGGGTCTCCACGGTTATTCTGAGGTCTATAAACTCACCCTCGGCTGTAATGCCGTTCTCAAGCACCAATGACATGGGTGTCTTGCTTTCCTTGTTGTAATCGAATGTCATAATCCTTTTGTTTATTGATTGTTATTTGTTGAGTCGTTTTACAGGCGGCTTGTCCCAATCCGTCTCGTCATACTCATAGGTCGTGTCCTCGTCCTCATATTCGTTTTTGTCGTAAGAGACACGGATTTTTCGGGGAGCGTAGAAATGTCTGAAGGCACTGATGATTTTTTCCGTCAAAACCTTTCCGACCGTGCCGACAAAATGCAGTTCAAGCGTCCAATAGTCGAAGCTGAAATCCGCGAGTTCTCCGCCGTATCTGTCATCGGTCTTGTACAGTGTCACTGAAACATGGCCGTTTGTGCCGCTCTGCAGCTCCACAAGATGCCCGTAATAGGTAAAGCTGTCATTGTTTGACTGACCGGACTTTGTTATCCGGTCAATCAGTTTTTGGATGTAGTTATATCTTGGCTGTCTCATAGCGGTATCATTTCATCGACCGTTACCGTATAGCCGTAACCGTCTTCCGTTCTCCACTCCTTGCACCGTGGCAAGTCAATCAGGGTGCTACCGTACCGCACGTTGAAGTTTTCTTGGCAGTCGGCAATCTCCTGTTCAAATGCTTTCATCGCATCATCAAGCGAACGATACAGGGCGTGTCCGTCTGAAACGCTGTCCTGCATTTCAATCAGTGTCGCAAGCAGATAAAATTTCTGTTCCATATTCATAGTGTTTTATACAAACGGTATATGCCGTCCGTGTTTGTTTAGGTGTTCAAGCATTTCCTTTGCTTCCATGTGTGAAGCCATGTTACGGTCATCGTGTCCTGTCTTCTCGTCAGCGATAACCTTGACACACTCCTTTATGAGCCGCCACAGCGACTGCTGCAGCGTGCGGTGCATTGTGGGGATGGCTGCAGCGAACAGCTTGGGATTGAAACTGTAGGAGTTGAGAGCCGTTTCCACCTGTTTTGCAAGTTCCTGTTCCTTTCTGGCATTGTCGTTCATAATCTCAATGTTTTTAAGTTTGACTTTTCCCTTTCTTCCGGTGTGTCCCGGACTCAGAGGAATTTTTTTACTGCATTATGAAGCGGACGGACGGCATATAGGCAAGGCTGACACGAAAATACTCTCCGCAGGAGGAAGATTTTCGGATGTCACCGGCAGGCATGGCCTTGACGGTTGCAGGACGGACTTAACTTTGCGGTAAAATAATTATCTGAGGCCGGCCAACCGAATGATCGAGAAATTATAAAAGGAATACGGCTGTATTAACTTAGAAAAGAACCGTTTTCTCATGGCAACCGCATAAATTCTGCATAAATTCTGTTTTTTTTCTAATTTTTCTTTTGTATTTCAAGAAAAAATGTAAATTTGCAATTAAATAATTGACTGCTTACAGAAATCTGTCGGTTAAAAAACAAAGTAGAATATAATATATTGTTACTATGGCAAAACCATCACGATCAAGAATACATGCGTGGGCTGCCGCTGGAGGAGCAACCGCAGGTGCACTTCCTGTTGGAGCTGATGCTATAGCACTCGCCGCAGAGGAAGTGTTAATGACAATAAACATCGCTGCAATGTTTGGTGAAAAAATTTCAAAATCAGCTGCAGAGGGAATTATAGCATCAACTGTGGGGAGTGTAGCGGGAACAGCAATATTTGAATCTCTGAATGTAGGCTATCCATTTACAATACCCGCAAAGATAGCTGTGGCTGTAGGAGTTATCGAAACTCTTGGGCATACTATTTATGAGTATTATGATAATAAGTATAATGGTTGATTTATATTTTAGATATGAAAAAAACAGTTAATATTCTCAATTTCTGCATATTCGCATTTGTTTGTATTGGATTGATTTATAGTATTATAAAAACAGATATTTTTTATATCATCCTGTTTTCTTTATCATTTTTATCTTGTCTTTATCTTATGGTAAAAAAAAATAAGCAAGAGTGATTTTATAGAACTTTCTTAAGTCCTCGCCTTGAATTGTCTCACAGTTTAAGTGTCAATAAAAATTAGGGACTGCCCAAACAGGTTGATAGAACAATCTGTAGTGATGTCGTTTGTTTAGATTTTTGCTAATTTGCATGAATAGCCGTTTTGTGTTGCGAGAACGCGAGTGTTATTTGTATGTATGTTTTTAGGAAACAGGTTTATATAAACTTAATCAAAAGTGTTCTGTTTCCATGGAAATGTTGTCGAGAAGCAATAAGACTGATATTTGACCTGCATTGCTTCATAAGATTTTATTCATAAGTAAAGATCATTTTTATTGTTGTTGAGAAGCGATAGGATAAACTTTTTCATTGTATCTTTTTTAAAAATGGATGGTTTTATGCAACCAGCGTGTTATGTGTTCTGTTACTTCGCCTTTGCCCCAGCATAATAAATTATAAAAACGAGATATGTAATTTATTGTTAGACGGAATATATTATAAATGGGAACGTTTGGTATTTGGCTTGTATCAGTTGAGTGTATAACTGATGGCTCCTTTCTTACAAAACGTAATACGGCTTCATACCGTATTACGCCTTGCGATTTGGTGAAGATTGGAGTTGAGCAGGTTGATGATGCGGTCGTGGTACTCCGATGTACCGTTACATACAGCCCTGCTTTGCAGGATTTTCATATCGGTAAGCGAAAGTTCTATGGTCTCAATGCGTTTTCCCTTGATGCGTGCCGACATTACAAGGCTGTTGGGGCGGTCATAATATGAATTTGAGAATACGCAATGGTGCATGGTCTCGCCCTCCTCTTTGAAAGCCTTTATGCTGTCCAGCACGACAATATCAATCGTTCCGTCTGAAATCGTGAGGTCAAAGAACTTGGATTTAAGCCTTATGAAGTCGGCTTCACACTTCATCGCCCTTTCCAACTCCTTACGGCCTCTTTCTTTCTCAACGGCTTGCGCCTTACGCTTCGTCCAGTAGTCGTGTGCCTCCTTGAGGTTGTCGGGGCAGATATAATGTGCGTTGTGAATATCCCTGCCACAATATGCAAGGGCTTGCACAAGGTCAGCCCATAGCGAAATATCGGAAATACGGTAGCCGTTGCGCATGGCTATCTTGTATGAGTTCCACAACTTGCCAAGTTCAGTCATGTGGTCAAGGAAATAGGCAAGGTCTTTTATGTTTCCCGATTTCAGTAAGGTTTCAATGCGTGGGTCTGTAACCAATCCGTTGAATAACTTGTCGGGGCTGACGTTCGGAAAACGACCTTTGACACCCCTTTTGCGAAAATACGGCAATATCTTTGCTCCTGTAGCAACATACGAGTCGGCAAGTGTCCGATAAACATCGCATTCCTTTTTCAGTTCTATAGTTGTGGAGTAGCGGAATACATCAACATAATAATTCATGCTTCTGTGCCTTGCTTCAACGGCACAGTTGCCATTGCCATCATACCATCTGCGTATGATTTCCACTGCCTCATGTTCCGCCTTGTGTCCTCTGCGGTAGCCTGAATGAAGCATGTAGATACGCTGTACCTGCAAATCGTCAATGGTCTCAAGTGTGCTGAACACCTGTTTTTCTCTGTATATTCTTTTTCGGGTGTCGTGGATTTCAAGTCTTGCCCCACATTCGGGGCAGATTACAGATTTGCCTTTGCTGTCGTTGTCGAACTTTGCCCCACATTCGGAACAGACATTGATATGCCCTTTGGTCCGGAACGAGAAATGCGATGCGATTTTTCTCTGCGCCCACTTTTCTTGTGTTTCGGGCAACGGCTTCAGACGGTTGCTTGCCTCCGTTACCCTGCGTTGGAATGCCGTGCGTGGTTTCATAAGGCTTCAAAGTCAAAAAGTGATGGTTGATTAACGGGCTGTGGCTTTACCCTTTTGGGCTTGCTGTATGCGTTCTGCAGTCTGCGCATTTCTTCCTCCTGAAAGCGTTTCAGCGCAAGAGCCTTTTGCTCGGCTTTCTCTTCCTCGGTCAGTTCTACATGGTGGTTTACCACGACATTGCAGTCTATGGGCTTGCCGATTTCCATGTCAGGCTCATCAATGACATGGACTGCCATGGAGTATATTTCATCGTCCGAAAAACCGCAACATCCCGAAGCCTTTACCTGATTGAGGATATAAGTCACCACATCATCAATCGTGCGTGTCGTTGCCTCGTATCTCACACGGAATAACTCGTCTGTCTCAGCCCTCTTGTCAAGATAGGCTTTGATTGTCTCTTTGAAACGCTCTGAACTTTTCATATTTGCAGTGCTTTTGAAATTTGATTTTTATTTCCCTGTCCGTCCTAAGCCGTTCAGCTTGCCGGTCGGGAGGATTTTTTTCATGCAATCACGACTGTGTGTGTTACGGAGAATGGTTAGGCAGGCAAATCAGGTTAAAAATCATGGAATGCCTTGATTCACGGAATCAACGGAAGGCTGCCGTTATTTTTTATCGGATTAGCGGAAGCGGTGCTTGATGTCCATTCGGCACACACTAACTTTGCAGCGAAAAAAACATCGGCCGCAACTGCTGACTGGATTAAAAGCCTCCCGTATCGTACAAAAGGAAACAATCTATATTATCGTGTCGTATCGCATTTACAAAAAAAATATATACGACTTAACTTTGACTGAAAATTTATTATATAAAAATATTTAAAAGATATGGCTTTCATTTGCAATTTTTACACAAAATACTTATATTTGCAAATAAAGCAAATTGATTTTTAACCCTAAAACAAGTTATTATGGCACAGTTTACAGGACAAAATGATGAACAGTTTGCAGCAGGCGCTGCAATTGGAGGAGCAGCTTCACTAATTGGTCCTACAGCAGCAGGAGCAGCAAAAGTTGCAGCTGTAAAACTTGGGGCATTAGGAGCATTAAAAGCTGGTATTGGAGTAGGCTTGGCTGTTAATCCATTCTTTGCAGGTGCAGCATTAGTTGGAGGTGCTGGGTATTTAATCTACAAGGCATGTAAATAACAGATGTACAAGCTATCTATATTAAAAGGGTGTCTTTGGGGACACCTTTTTATTTTCCTGAAACGTTTTTCTATCGGGAGGGGCTTGTGGCATAAAAGGAGCTATTCCGTATAAAAGGACGGGGACCGGCTATAAAAGGAGGATGCGGCACACGGCTTCCATGAGGGATTGCGAAGTCCCCCATGGAAATATAGGCTGTGGACAGGCCCCATAGCGGAGCCAGCCATCGGTCACACCGCTTTATTGAAAGTCGTTCCGAACCGACCTGTTTTCCATCCGTAAATCTTAGCCACATACGGATAGAGCGAGCGTGTCTTTTTGCGGAAGCCGGCTTCGTCTATTTCACGGTTGTAAATCATTTCGCCTATACGTTCCGCCTCGTCCATGTCTTTTACCACACGGTAGAGTACATAATGTGTGCCGTCGTGGTGCGAGAGGCAGCCACGGATATTGAAGCCGTCACCGTACCATTCGTTATCATCTTCCGACACGTTGAAGATGCCGTTTACATTATGTCCGAGTATCTTGAAGCCCTGCCGTCTGCCGTTCCAAAAACCGAGGTCGGCAAATGCCATGACAACGCCGTCAATCTGCTTGTCAAGGTTCATGCGCTCGTCCGAAAGATAGTCATTTATGACCTCTGCCCATTCCGTATCGCTGACTTCGTAATCGTCATCATCGAGTATGTCACGCTGTGAGTTCTCGTAATCTTCTCTTGCCTTGTCATCAAAAAGGTAGTCGCTTGACCATATTATCTGTTTCATGTCCGTATTGTGTTATATAGTTGCCTGATTGTATATTGACGGTTCGCTTGTCACGTTATAGATATACTGTCCGCATCTTACGAGAAGAGCGTCATTGCCGTAATAGAGCTTCTTCATGCCCCTTATCGAGCCTGTGCGGTGGAAATTGGGGAAGCGGCTGATGCCACATCTCCTGCCTTGTTCTGCTGTCATTCTTTTTGTACGCATATCTGAAATCTGTTTTAATTTTTATTTCCCTATCTTGGATCCTTCTTTCCGAAGCCATCCGCAAAAGGTTTATCTGCGCATTACAGGGGCATCGTCAAGGGGCGAAAGGCAAGGTTTTCAAGATGATTTTTCACCTATGCTGCAAAATCTCGAAGAAACAGCGCATGACCTTTCCCATCGCTCCCGGATGCCGAACTTCGCGCCGTAAACCCCGGTCGGGTGGTTGATGGCACAGAAGGAAAAACACGCTATAATCGGAAAACTATGGAATTACCACATGAAAGGCAACGATAAAAAAACGATGCAAATCGAGAGAATAAAAAAGCATTGGTGCTTGGTAAAATATTGGGGTGAGTTATAATCTATAAGTTTTATCAGACACCAATAAAAAAAGTCTAAGCATTGCACAATGTACAACACTTAGACTTTAAATATATTGGAAAGATAACTTTATTTAATATAGAAAGTGCAATATAGGTAATATTTATTTCCGCCTTTTCGTGCTTCTTTACAGATTCGATATATTCCTTTTTGATAGGTATGCTGGACATTTTGTAAGTTTATTGTAAAACTCCTTTTTCCGCCATTTGGCTTTATAATATATCCAATATCTTCAAAAGAACCGAACTTTCTTGGAATTTCAATCCAACCATTATTTTCAAATCTTTCGATTCGATAATACTTGCCTGTAGTATATGCACTATCTGTATTGTTAATCATTACTACATCTACTTTCCCAACAGGCAATGCCATAGAATCACAACTCATTAATTGCAATACAATTGACTTATCCTCATTTTCTGCACAACTATTTAAGTCGTTTATATTTGCACTCGGTAAGGATGTAGAAGCATGATTATCTGTACAGCCCAACACCATTAGGATACAAAAGACATTATATATTAATAAAGTTATACGCATATCTTATTCGTTTAATACCTTTCAACCCCTAAAGTATTAAGGACGTTGTCTGCTTTCGAATATATAGCCAATTGACCATCTTCGCTCCGACCATGATGAACACCAACAGTATATCTGGTATTTGAGCTTTTGACAAGGGTATAAACTATACCACCACTATCACCGGCACCACTATTATAAGTCGCAGTTGTCATATTTGTAAATCTCACATTTCCATTATCATCAAGAACTCTGACAGTTGTACTTTTAATATATCCACCAGAATTACCCGTTGCGGCACCCCATTTATTGACATATGTGCCAACACCAGGTTGGCTTGTAACTGTAGATAATGGATATTGAGTATTACCATTTACATAGTTGCTCGGTTCAAATTTTATTGTATCTACAACTATAAAAGCAGCATCCGCATTACCTCCATAAGAATTTGATTTGACGCATTCCCCAACGGTTTTTCCTGAAATATAGCAGAAATCATCTTGCTCCAGTACATGACCGGCCGTGACATAACCAACTCTTTTCCCGCCTGATTTTTCTTTTGCACGAAAAGCAAAAGTCCCAAACGATTCATCTTCTAAATAAGTTGTTAAATACAATTTATTGCCAGGACATATATTCCCTTTTTCTTCTATTATTCTTCCTAATTGTTCAAATTCCAAAGAAGGATGATTATATACCATTTTAAAATTTTTTATTGAACTATCTGAGCAATCCAATAAATACACAATCACCCTGTTTGCTCCATCATCAATACCGTATGCGCTAATATTCTTCTTTATAGAAGAATCTGCATTTTTTAATGCTTGATCTATTCCATCCAACACATTACAAAGTTCGGTGTAAGAGTATTTGCACAAACCATAACGCACTATATCATCATTATAAATAGACTTTATATGATTTACCGCAGACAAGGAATCACCTTTGAGCAAAATTTTTAATGTGCCGTTTCGTTCAATAAAAGAACCGCCATAATAATCTGGATAAACATTATGGTCGTTTCCTTCAGCTTCAGCACGTGTTGAAATCTTAATCCCATTAAGAATTATTTCGTTAATATAGTTGGCTGTAACTACTCAGCACCCATAGAAGTATCCCTATTGGCATAAGTAATCGTCTTACT